TTAAACTGCTCTGCTTCTGAAAGCGGAATATCAAGAGTGCAGAGATAATCGTTATCTAAAAAGTAGGCAATCATTCTTTCCCACTGTTCCCATTCAGCATAGTCTGAGCCAGGCTGAAAAGAATGATTAGCACCAAAGAAAATGTGTTCGCAGTTGTGGCGATCATACAGGTCGATAATATCGTCTGCAGGATGCAGGCCTGTGACAAACAGAGTAAGCATACCATAAGCAGGCGTGCGTTCTACTTCCCAGCCTGTAAAAAATTGCACATCTTCTGCTTCGCCTGTGCTATACGTCCGCTTCATTTTCCAAATCCTCTAACTTGTGTTCTTGTTCTTCTGAAAACTCACCGTCTTCTATTAGTGTAGCATCTTTTTCTTCTGTGTCAAATAGTGCATCAAAGTAAGTGGAAGAATTCACAGTCTTCTTGCCAGTAGCACCTCTTGTTCCTGGAATTGCCATCCAAAAGCGTGAGTGTTCGTCTACAAGTTCAAGTGCTCGTTCTTTGTCGTCAGTTGCAAATATTTCATTCACAATGTCTTTGAAAAACACTCTGTCAAATCTTTCCTGTACAAGCATCTTGGGAATAACCCCTTCATCATATTTTCTGTTTGCTCTTTGAACAGCATTAATGTGACTCCATACATTGTGTCCCATTTGTATTGCATAAGAGAAAGAATCCCAAGCAGTTTTACCTTCTTTGCCAATCTTGTTCAAATCTCCAGGAGCATATATGCAGACATCAGAAACTTTTAGACCGTCTGTGAGAGGAGAGTCTTCGAATTTGTGATAGAAACCGTTCTTGCCTTTGACTAATACATTGTCCTGTTCTACAACTTCTCTGAACGTGCGACTGTCTTTTGCATACTTCTTGTCGTCTATAGACGGAACCATTCTATAAGTCCATTTCGATCTATCTTCTGTTTCTGTCTGTATATAGATTTGTCCGTTTGCTGTAGCAAGGAAAGGAGAAGCACAGTCAAATGTAATAGTAAAGTTTTCGTTGTGATGACGACGAACCGCTCTTTGAATGTCTGTGAGCAGCACAGCCCATTCCAGTTTAGAAGTGCCAAGAAAGTGCATTACATCGTGTAAGTTCTTTTCTAAAAAGCCGTCATATCTCAGTTCTATAATCCTCTTTAGCGCAAGGTGAATATCGCACATGTTCTGACCACCCATTGCCCAACCATTGAAGTGATCGTCGGGATACACTTTGGGATCGCAGTAGTCCTTCATACGCGAATACCAATCATCTGCGTCTCTGTGATTTTCACCTTGAAGCACGTTAAGAAATTGACACGCACCTGTTCTATGCCGCATCCAGTAGTCGTTGTTGATTCTAGTTGCTGCAACAGCGTCCTCATAGTTGTTGATGCCAGTTGCTTTTGCGCCAGCAGGTGAGCGAGACACCCAAGCAGGAATGTCTAAAATCATTCCATAGTCCATATAGGCATCCATCCAACGCAGCACACCGTCTCGCTTCTTCTGTGCTTTGGGGCAGTTTGGATCCTTCCAGTCACCTTCCCATACACCCTTACCAATCTGGAATCCGCCCGAGTCTCCCAATACCCAAGTATTTGCCCTATCTCTTTTACGAATCATATCTTCTTTGGGAGAATCTTTTTGAGTGTCTAATTCAGCGTGACCTGCAGAGTAAAGACTCCACTTATAGGAAAACGCACCCTCTTTTTCGTTGAGGTAGTTTAGACTTTCAACACCGTTTTGAAAGTTGGCGGGAATGCGTGACTTTTCAACATACTCAGCACTCTGCTGTTTGCCTACATAGGTAGCATAAAACCCACTAAGTGCTGGCAAGAATCTCGCATAGTCCTTTTGTTCTTCTGTTAGATTTTTTTTCATATTAGTTTAACAAGTCTCCTGCTTGGGAGTATTTAGAAAAAGGCAGTTCTCTCTGTTGCTCTTTTATTTCCAATTCTCTAACTCTTAGAGTGAGAGTATCTATATGGTCTAAAAGACTTTCAATAGAGCCAGGTATCTTCGACCTATCCTCCTGTGCTTCAACAAGAGCAACTATAGTCATTAGACGTGAGAACGCTCGCTTGACACGTTCATCGTCTGATTCTATTGCAGAATCAATCAAGCGAGCTAAATCTCTTAGATCATCTGCCTCAAACTGTTTCATTTTTACTTGGACTGTGCTGGCAGGATATAATCATATTTTGCCATTCCGGAATCCACAGAGATCTGCATAGCACCCTGATCCGATATACTCATAGTAACATCACCGTCAAGATTAAGAATGCTCTGCACCTGCTGAACAGGCCAACTCCAGGTATGCGATAGTGATCCTTCTACGTCATGCTGAAACACAAACTCGCCTGCGTGTGTGCTTGCGTCACCAAAAGAAAATACAAGATTACTGTCTTCTGTGCGAACAGAAAATACCGGCTCGTCTGAATGTGCAGCGCTCATTAGTTTCATTCTTGAAATAGCAGCAACACTCGGCTCAAATACCACATTCCAGTTAGCACCCTTGAATTTCACAGTCTTGAGTTTCTCCTCAATGATTGCTCTGTTCATAAAGCGATAGTCGTTCTGAAAGTCGCCCTTCTCATTTTCAAAGTGAATATGAGTAGGCACAGTTTCGCCGTTTCTTTCCTGCTCTACGACATCAATCTTAGCATTTTCCTTGTATTCAGGATTCTTCAAGTGTAGCGCCAACTTGTCAAGATTGGGCATGCCAAACACAGACTTAAACTCCGCGACAGGTGAATGTGTTTCTGCGAATAAGATAACAGAACGATCTTCTGCCATTGATTCGAAGCTGGTTGCGTCGCTTTCTGCATTTACACGCACGAGATCCAAAAAGCCAAGTGCGTGAGTCTTTGATACGATGTCTTGTAGAATGTCCTTCATTTATAGATTCTCCTTATTGTTTCTATGATACGACATAAGTTATTGATTGTCAACATTTTTTAGAGATTCAGCTAGCTGAACTATGCGTTCAACCAACTCTCTGTCTTCTTCGTTATCAGTGTCTACTGACACTTTTATTTCTATTTGCATTTTATTCTCCAAAATCAAATAGACTTTTGAATGTGTTGTCCTGCTTGGTGTCTTCCAAATCCATATCCAATACACCAATCAGGTTTTTCAACTTCAAGTCTATGATTGTTTCTGCCATTGCGTCTTCGTCAAAAGGCAGTTCTTTAAACCAGTCTGGAAGACGCAGTTCGTCTGTTGGATAGGCAACAGAAGTATAGCCCAGAGGATTCTGCTTGAGTTTACATACAATAACCTTCATACCATCTACGATGTCCTGCGAATATCTATCGCCATTCATTTTTTTAAGAGTATTCCAGTTGATTGACGCTCTTACATGTCCAGGCATATTTGCTTTGCCCTTTCTCTGTTCTTCCTTCTGATAGTGTCCTATCTTGTTTGCTCGCTTGGGAGATCCCTTCTCCCAACCAGGCATCTGCTTGAACTCTTGCCGAAACTCTGTGATTCTATCAAGCACATCTTTCTCTTCGTATGATTGCAGCACCATGAGCAGAATCTCCATGAGAAACTCTTGCATATACACAGGCGTGTCAGAGCGGCGCAGATCCAAGCCCATCGCCTTGACCTTGCCAGGAGAGTCTCCTTCGTCTTTTCTCTCACCTTCGTCGTCATACACAAGAATAGCATAGCGTTTCTTGGTAATGAACAATCCGCTCTCACCTACGATTTCTCTGCCTGCCGCGATAACATCTGACCGTGTTTTAGGACAATGAAATGCTCTCAGCATAAAATCTTGGAAGGACGTATTTGCCTGCTCACAGACCTGATCATACAGTTGTATCACCGTGTCTTTTGTCCAAGGTACCTTGCCTGCTTCAATGTCTGCTTTTAGCACAGGGTAGGCAGAGAAATACACAGAGTCAGTGTCACCATAGATAACTGCTTCACCTGTGTGATCATATTCACCTGTGACTACCTTGTTTACTTCTGCTGACATGTGCTTGACAATCTGCCTGCCTGTTAGCGTAGTAGATTGCCCTAATCTCTTATCAAAGAAACGACAGCCAGGATTGAGAATAGCACCATACAGTGAGTTAAGGTTAATCTTTTTAACCAACTGCCGTTTGTCCCAGAACGCAGTTTCTACTTCGTTGCCTGCTTCCTGTGCTTTCTTTTTCTTTGCCTGTAGTTCTTTTCTTTCAGCATACCAACGCTTTAGCAAGCCAGGAATGACACCTTCAAACTCTGTTGTAAGGATAGTACCGTTTGCTGTGAGCATTAAGGGAGCGTGAGAGTTGTATATCTTGTCGTAGATCTCAGCACCACTTAGTACCTCTGTATTGCCATTCTCCCAATCTACCGTAATAGCAAGATCCTTTCGCTGTTCCATTACAGCATCATATTCAAGAGAACCAAAACGACCTTCCCAAGCCGCTGCAAATGACTTCTTCTTGAGTCCTGTTTCTTCCTGAATCATATCTTCTGTATAATCCTGCCTCAACTGCCCTACGATTGTCTCAGGAGCCATGTTAAGAGCGCGAATTACGGAAGGATATAGAGAGTTTAAGTCCATTGAACCTATCCATTTGTGTAAGCCTTTTTTGGGATAGGCAACATAAGCACCTGCTGCTCTTGTGTCATCTGAATCATCACGCTTAGGACGATTGGGAACTACCAAACCTCTGTGATGTGCTTCGTTGATGATTGCCTGCTCTGTAACAGCAACCGCACCCATAGTAGTCTGCATGAGAACGGTATTTGCGTGAGCAAGTTCGTTAGATAAGTCAATAAACTTCAACTTCTTGTCTAGCTTGTCAAGCAGAGCAACGTCCTGCCTATTGTATTCTATGAATTTGCGAAAGTCATTGTTATACAGTTGGTCAAGTGTGCCTTCATACACAGTTTTGTTTTCGCCTACTTCTAGTTCGCCGATAGCGTCAAGTCTGTATGTGTGGCGTTCTTCATAGGTGTATTTTCTATACAATTCAAGTGAGTCAAGATGTATTCTGCCTACGAGATCAAAAGTTTCTGCAGTTTTGCCATATTTTTCAAACTCTCTTCTCTTGGGCAACTGCTTCCATAGACAGAAACGGCGTGTGTCATCTTTTGAAAGCACACGACTTACTCTATTCACAGTGTATGGAATATCATAACCTTCCGAGTTCCAACCTGACAGCACATCAGCGTCTTCTATGATGTCAAGAAACGCTTCAAGCATGTCTGCTTCTCGTTCATAGAGGAATGTGTTATCAAAGTCTTTTACGCTTTCTTGTGCTTCTGCCATTGTCATTGTCTTGGGAGGCAGAGCAAATGTGATGAGAGCATCCATCCACTGCAGATGAACGGTGATAGCAGTAATAGGCATGAAGGGATCTGCGGGATCTGCGAAACCTCGCTCTGGATCAAAATCTGTCTCAATGTCAAAAAATGCTATATTAAGTTTAGGAGCATCTTGGTTGAGATAGTTTTCTGACAGGCACTGAAAGATTGGATTTACATCCGCTTCAAACAGGCCTTTGTTTTTGTTAATAGCAACTTCCTTGCGAAAGTCTTTTGTAGATTTACAAACTACTCTTGATACAGAATCGCCATAAACTGACTGATATTTGCCTTTGGGATCTTCGTAGTAGAATGTGTATTTGACTGGATAGTCTTGATAGTGTCTTTCGCCGTCGCGTCTTTCCACAACGCGAATAACATCCGCATCTCTATCAAAGTATGCGTCTACATATGCCATATTGTCTCCTTGTTGTGCCGCTTGTGGCCGGCCTACCTTCTACATGCTCGTCTTTCGACTTGAGCGAGATTGATACCATCTAATCAATCCTACAATACTTAGTATAAACCAAAATATCTCAATGATAATACTGGATAGGTTAGGTTTAAAGTAGAGATTGATTCCTAGCAGTATTGCTACTAGAAGATTGTTAAATGAATACCAAAATCCTTTTGGGTCGAGTTTTCCAAATTGTATGCCTGCGTATGAGCCTACGAGCAGTGCTACGCCTATATTGCCTATAAAATCTGTTATTTCATATTGATAGTTAAGTATTTCCATACATCACTTGTCTTTGCCTACGGTTGTTACGATAGTTTCTAAATCTTCAAACTCGTCATAATGCTTGTGCCAATCGCCATTCTTCGCAACCTTGATTGCTTTGTTGATTAGGCTGGGCTTGATGTCAAGTTCTTCTGCGACAGCTTTTACGGTTTCCTTCAAACCCTGCTGTAGATCCTCAACTTCCTGCATTACGGTAACGCCTTCATTTACGAGACGCTCGAGCTTTGCCTTCTCTTCGGCACCATAAGTTCTATCACTCATCTATTACCTCCTTGGATTATAAGTGTATGAAAAGATTAGAGAAATGTCAACCGGAAAATACTTTTCGATTATCGAAGGCGCGATGCCAGCCAAAGAACTGCGCCTTGTAGTCTGAATGATCATCTGAGGATAGATCAATCCATTCCGACTTGCGTTTTAGCAGTTCTTCGACGCCTGCTTCCCAGTCTGTGTTTTCGATGATATGCTCAAGTTTCTGCTGTGCTTCTTGTGCTTCTTCTACGGTGAGAAAATCCTGCTCAACATGCATGACTTCCATGCAGATTTCTTGACTTACATAGTCTAGTGAAAAGTCTATACCCCACTTGGGTTTGATTCCAAGCAGTTTATAGAGGATAGGTCTGTCTTTAGCAACTTCTTCCAATTGCTGTCTTGCTTCCCCTGCGAATGCCCAACGTTCTATTATCATGCAGTGATCTAAAACAAGTCCTACTTCAGAGTCTTCGTCGTCTACATACCAATACTTCGCAGGAGAACGAGTAAATTGAATTTCTTCGTTTAATTCTTTGTTCATTGCGTCATAGTGCAATTTTTCTATTGGAGTAAGGATTTCATAGCCGTCCTTGTCGAAGTCTTGCAGTTTTAGAGTTTCTACAAGATTTCTTTCTATTGGCTGTGTGAGGTAGGGTTGTTCTGTAAAAGTAGGGTTGAGGTTTCTTAGTTTCATAAATCTTTTGCGTTCATTTTGTCTAGTATTGAGTCTATGTGTAGGGCAAGTTCAAAGTCTTTGAGTGTGACTGAATCTGTATCGTGTGTAAAGAGAATAATCTCAACGGTATCATACACAAAGTAGAAATGAGCGTGGTGATCCAGTTTGCGTTGGGGTTTTTCCGCTGCTAGAAAGAAACGAACTACTTGATTGTAATCTTCCAGTTCGGTTCGTTTTACTAGATAGTTTTTTTCAAACTTCCATGAACTTGCAAACTTGCTTTGTAGTGTTTCGATTTGATTGTCGGTAAGTTCGTTGTAATCACTCATTACACGCCGTACCTATTTGTTTTCTTTTTGGCAACAGGACTTGTAGTGTATGTGTCAGGAGTTTCACCTTGGTCGTTTGTTGGATCCGCAATGTTGTCAAAACTTACGCCTTTTGCTCTCAAAAACTCTTCAAATTCCTGTTTTTCTTGATCCGAATAAAACATAGCCATAGCATTATTGCCTACTACATTGTAGGTATCTTTTTCTGCTCTAAACTCTTTCATCAGAGTAGAAAGGTCGTATGGTGTAATATCAATATTGAGAACTCTTTCCTGCGAAATGAGAGTTTCCATGAGAGAGAAAGTTTCTAAAATGTCTTTTATTTGACTTTTATCAGACTGCATATATTATAACTTACTTAATATTTTTTCTGTTTTTTCGTCGTATGGCTCTATGTTCTTAATGTTTAATTCGCGTCGAACTCTTTCCAGTTCTTGTTTTATTTCACTGGGTTTGAGATCGCCGCTTTCATGATCTGCGTTTGCGGCAGTTAGACGTCCGCCGCCGAAGCCAAGAATCACTCTAAAACCGGTAGGCTTTTTTACTATTCTAAAATTAGCACGATTTGTTGGCTCGGTGTTAAACTTTATTTCTTCGGCTAGTTTCTTGCCAAGATAGTTTTTATATGCTTTGGATTCTGCAGTTTCTTCTACGGCTTTCTCCATTTCAGCACCGTCGATGCCTGCATCAATTTCTTTTTCAATTGATTTTTCATATGCAAGATCGTTATAAACAGCGTCTATATAATCTGCTGCTTTTGTGATATAACTCTGCTGCCATGCTTGAAGCCCTTCTACTTCTGAAATGCTTTTTAATAGGTCGTGCAGTTTGATTGAATATTTAGAAAGTTTGTATAGTTCTGATCTTGCCATTTGAACTTCGTGGTCTTTTTCTGCTTTAGCAGCAAGATCGGCAAGTCCTTCTCGGATTTTTTGTTTGTTAGCCATCTCGGATGTCCTCAATAATAAAGTATTTAGCGTTTTACAGCCTCGCCGCTGAACAAGTTTTTCTTTAGGTTAAGTGCGTTCTTAGCAGTGCCGTCTTTGTTTTTCGCCTGTGGAGCAATTGGCACGCCGTTTTTATCTCGTTTTATTTTTGCATTTGCTGCTGTAGGGTTAGCAACTGCTGCAACATTGCCTGCTGAAGTTGCACCTGATGTTGCTGCTTCTATTATTTCTCTCAACCTCATTTCAAACTCCGTATTTGTTCTTTTTCTTTTGTGCCACAGGTGACGTAGTATTTACGCCTTGCATTTCTTCTGATGTCTCTGTAGATAGCGGCTCGGAAGTAGTTCCAAGTCTTTTTTCTGTAGCATCGACAATTTCTTTGTCACCGTCAGTATAGGCAACGGTTACACCTAGATTAGCAGCAGCGCCGTAGGTTTGAGGTGTCGTATGATCTGCCATTTGAGTAGAAAAACGATATATCTTATAGGGAGAACTTGAAGGATATTCAGGATAACGACGCGCTCTTGATAGAGGAGCAGCGTAGCGGTTTTTCATCATTTTTTCTGTTATAAATTCACGTGCCTTCATAAATCTTATCCATCTGTCTTGCTAATTTGTAATCAAGTTCTGTTAAACCATTGACATCGTGTGTATATATTCTTACAAGAAGTTCATTGTAGAAAAATGCAAAATCAGCAAAATGGTCTAGTTTTACTTGCACAGACTTTGTGTCTTCAAAAAAGTCAAGCACTGCGTCATAGTCGTCAAACACAAACTTTTTCTGAAGCATCATACCTTTCACCATTTCCCAGCTTGGTGTATATTTTGCTCTTGCTTTTTCTGCGGTTTCGACATCCAGTTTCTTCATGATTTTTTTCTACCTGATTTCATATTAGCACACCAATGTGCCATTTTCTGTTCTTCGCCTGACGAATTTTTAGCCTGCTTTCTTAAAGCAGTTACACTTTTTGAGCAATCTACACCTGCTCTTTTTGCTCTACCAGGACGGCTCTTGCCTTTCTTTTTACCGTCTGCAAAGTTTTCGTTTTTCTTCTTACTTGCACAATGTGCCTTCTGTGAAAAACCTTTTGGATTAGAGCAGTTGATAGAATCCTTATACTTCTTGCTCCATTTTTCTTCTACAGGCTGATCTATATGCTGTTTGATATTTTTCGCAGTTCTTTCAAACTTGTGATCTTTGTGTTTAAATCCAATGCCGCCTGCTGATTCCCACTTTTGAATATTTACACCGTAATCGTCAATTAGAATATTTGGTGTTCCGTCCGGCTGTGTAGCATACTTTGCTTTGTCGTGTTCGATAATAACCTGTTCGGGAGGAAAAAACTCTAAATGCTCTTTGACCCATAGTCTTTTGTGCGGTTCAGAGTTTTTATCTCCTGGCAGAGGCGAAGAAAGTATTTTGTATTTTCCTTTAACCTGTTTGATAAGGTTAAGAAGACTTTTTGCATTTGAAGTAAGCGGCAAATTGATCCAAAAGTCGTCTGTTTGTCTTATTTTTTCAAGTGCGTCGTCTATGTTGTGTTTTTTGTTAATATCACGCCAGTCTTCTACGCCCATTAGATTAGCCCATGCATTGAAAAAGTCTGCGAGGACGCCGTCCATATCTACAAATATTTCTGTTGATTCTGCAATTTCGCCTACTGCTTCTTGATACAAACGACGATTCTGTGATTCTGTCAAACCAAGGTTGAATAGAACATTTGTTTTAGAACCTTTCGTTTTCTTTGACAGAGAAGGAGGACGACCGTCTTTATCGACAGTATTGCCAAACTTCGCAGCCTGCTTTTTGATTTCTTGAGGACCAACATCTGCAGTTTGGTTCTGCTTGGTGATTCTGCCTACGCCGCCTTCTGTGATTTCTTGAAATCTCATTTTTTCTTGCGTCCCCTCAATCCCCGCGGATATTCCTGTCCTTTCCAAAGCGGACGAGAAAACCACAACTTAAACCATTCTTCTGTGCCAGGTTGAATGTTTTTCTCTCTTTCAATTTCTTTTTTTTCTGTGCCTGTGACAGAGATATTCGATCCTTCATAGGGAGTATAACCCTTAAACTCATTTATACCAGCAAGCCGTTTGAGTTCCTTAATATCCATTAGTCGCCTTGCAGACCCTTCATTGTAGATTGATAATACATATCATTTACATTTTTATGCTGCTCTCTTGCAGCCTTCATTACGATCTGCGCCCACTTAGCTCGTGCGTTTGGTTCATTCTTGAGAAGTTTTCTTAACTCTTTTTCGTTATTAGGAATACTTCCTAATCCCGTACGTAATTTTCCAAATGTATTTAGAAATTCTTCCATCGTTGATCGTGTAAATCCGTCTTGAGCAATTTTTTCAATTGAGCCTGCTGCTTGTATTGCAAGTTCCTGTTGATTCCTGCCTCCAAATTGATTTTTTGTTTTGTCTAATTTGCGGAGTTTCGTGTAGATATCATCGACCATCTTTTCCATTTTTGCACGCATTTTAGGCATAAAGGTATCGTTCATGTAATTGTATATTTCTTCAGCACCTCCTGCTAGAGGATCTGCATTATCTTCTTCGCCTGACGTCTTATCTCTTGAAACATATAAAAAGTTGTCTGCTGATATTTGATAAAGTTTTCCTCTAGTAGTCATTCCTTTTGCTGCAGTTTTTAGACTATCTGTGCTTTCGATGTTAAATTCTCCGTTTGCAAGAGTAATTCTCTGATAGAAAGACGGCCCCATCATGGGTCCTGTGTCTGGTCGTTTTAGAACAGCAACTACATCGTCGTTTGGCAGGACATTTATTATCATGTTTCCGTCCTGTATATCAGAGGCTTTTGGTTTCCCTTCTACCGGTGCAATCTCTGTGTCATGCGAAAATTTGAACTTGCGTAAAATGTTTTTTGCAAATTCGTCTGGAATTCCTGCTTCTCTAAAATTATTTAAATCTTCTGTGATTATTTCTGATAACTTCATTTTAGTATTCGCCCTTTTTAATATTCTCAATTTCTTCCGAGCAGACTTTCTCTATCATTCGGGTCCTGTCTTCGAGAGAAAAAATCTGTGAGGGAGTCTTGCCCAGTTTAAACTTTTTGCAGTAGGTATTCATACCTGAATCTATAACGCCGCCGAATATACGTTCTGCGTCTATTCTTTTCTTTTTGTTGACATCATCTTTTAGTTGCATAAGAGCAGGATAGTATTTTCTACGATAGAACATAGGGTCGTTACGCATGAATGTCACAGCGTCGTCGCAGGGATCGAACTTTAGTTTGATGGGCTCTCCTGGTCTATCGTCTATTTCATTAATCCTCATCTTCGGTTTCCTTTTCTTCAAAGTCTGCACTCTTCTGCCATTCGTAGGATACTTTGTCTTCTTCGATAGGACCACCCTTTGCCCAGGTTCTGCAACTTCTCGCAGAGTGACACTTGAAGTGATGCATCCAGCAGTAGCCTAATTCTCCATCTTCGTCTGAAGTAGGACCAGGCAAGCAGTCTTTCATTCTTGGTGAAATGTCAAACGCAGTGCAGTTACCGCATAGACTAGATTTTGCGGCTTTTTCAGTTGTGCTCCAAAAGTCTGCAATTTCCTGCCAATAGTCTCCTGGCTCATCTACATTTAGAGGACCATACTGTATATGATCTGCCTGTATTGCACGGTTTCTATTTTCCGTATTTTTCTGTAGATCCTCTGTAGCAGGAGGACAGGGCATTTTTGCTTCTGTTAATTTAAGTGAAAATTCTCGATTCTGTATTGCTGCAATTTCTTCTAATTTCATCTTTTTGTTCCTATTGTTAAAGCAGGCTTTGGTATACGCATTTTTTCTCTAGGATTGTCTACTACGCTGTCAAACTTCAAATCAAAAACTCTATTACCGTCTTTGTCTTCTGCGTCTATACCAATAATGTATCTACCATTGTCAATTAAATCGGCTTTCTGTGCTACCTTGCCAGGCAATGGTACGGCAGGAACTTTTGTAGTTCCTTCTGCATCTTTGACGTTTCTAATTGCACTTTTTTTAAATCCTTCTGATCTAAGAAGATCTGGATATTGTTCCATTTCTTCTCCTGCTATAACTAGCTTAGGACCTTCTATAATTTTAGCATAGAAAGTTTCTGTAGGATCTTTTAACATACCAGTTGCAAATCGAACATTAAAATCGATTATAGCGTCTCTTGACACTCTTTTTCTTTCTTCATCTCTACTATCGATAGATTTTTTTAGGTTTTCTATTGCTTCTTCTTGTGTACCGCCTGCCTGTTTGTCTAGTTCTTCTCGAGTTCTCGGGTGTATAGCATAGGCTATAAAGTGTTTGTTCATTACTTTTTGATTTGTGGCATATATGTTGACATGTTTGTATGATTCTATTTTATCAACATTTTTGCTTGAAGTTATATCTAGTTCTTGTAAAACAAATTCGTGTAATCTCATCTTTTAATCCAACATATCTGACACTGTTTTGCCACTCTGCCACATTTTACATGACCAGTAGCGTGCTTTGTCTTTTGGGCCAGGATTTTCGCAGTTGTGGCGTGCTCTGAAACTTCTTCTTGCTTCAGGATCGTCTCTTTTGATTTCCATTTTATCAGAACCAAAATTTACTTTTTTGGCTTTGACTTTTCCATCTGCGGTTTTTTCGCCAGAATTGACATACACTTTGAACTTCTTAACATCGCCTCTCATAGGTTGATTGAGTTTGACTTTTCTACCGTCATACTCTGCTTCCCAGAGAGGATCGTCAGGCACAAATCCCAGTATGCCAAACTCTTCGTAAAAGTCTTCGTCATTTTCCAATGTTATTTCGTCGGATTCTTCAATATCATCTGCGGATATTTCAATGTCAAAATCATCATAGCCTTCTGCGAAAAAATAGTTCGCTAATTTTTCTGCAAACCTGTGCGATTCTTCTTCATTTAGAGAACGAGGAAGAGGTATTTCAAAAACCGTTCCTTCCTGCTCTGTTTCGTATATTTCATATGATTGAAAAGCGTCTTCGTTGATAGCAGGATTTTCCTGTTTGTCCATGATTATTCTTGCAAAATGTGTCATTGCTGTGTCCTAATGGTTGAGATAGACAGATTCTATTGATCCGCCCGACCAATCGTCTACTCGTATCCGTATCCAGACATAGTTGCCTGTAAAGTTTGTGAGTTTGTTTGCGTTTTCTGATATACCAGGCGTGCTTTGTAGATCATACGAAGCAGAATAAACGGTAAACCAATCCGCTTCTTGAGGATCTACAGCAAGAGTTGCCTGAACGTGAATATTACCAATAAACCCTGATAGATTGTATTGCACGGTGTGGAAACCGTCAGCACGACCGTAATAGCCGTCGCCTCTTACAGGATCAGATGTGGCTGTTAAGATATCAGAAAACCCAACGATGTCGTCAGGGTAGGTAATCTTTACCCCTTCTCTTTCGTTGGGTGTTTCTTCTTCGGGATTATCGAAGGTAAACTTTAATAGAAATGTTTCGCTTTTTGCCGGCATGTAGTATTTATCATGCCTTACTCACACACAAGTCTATCTATTCTTCGAATATTTTGATGGATCATAAGATTTACAAGGGAGAGAACCTTGTCGTCGCGAAGGTAGAAATACAATCCGCCTGTCATCCAGCCCCTTTTAATAGCAGAGTATGCCGCATCACCTATTCTAATCTTGTCAGGATTAGCATCAACCCATTTTGCAAAATCCGGTGATATTTTTCTGTCATTCAGCATTACTCGCATTGGATATAAAGGCCGTTCCTTTACGACAATAGTGTTTGAGTCTTTGAGTAGATGCTGCGTGTCAGGGTTGGGCTCCCAAATCTCTTCTACTCTGTCTCCTGCGATAGAAGCAATGTCACTTATCAACTTTTTGTTGTTTGTAAAAATAGATACCGCGTCACCTTCTGCTCTACTGCGATAATCGTCTGCTTTTTGAAGAAGTTCGTTTACAGCAAAGTTGATTCTCTTATCTTCGTCGTAGTCAGGATTTTGTAGTTCGTCCCACTTCAGCCACGAAGTAGCATGTCTAAATCTCCAAGCAGGCCAAGAGTTTCGCGACTGAACTACGATTTTATAGAGATATCGGTTATACCATAGCTTTGTAGTTTCTAAACTTTTCATTTTAAGCCTCGACAGTTTCTGTGTTTAGCACGATTTCTTCATCAACAAAGTCAATCACAACCTTGCCACCTTCTTTTAGATCACCGAACAGCATCTGCCGTGATAAGGGTGACTTGATTTCTCTGTCAATCACTCGCTGTAGCGGACGAGCACCCATTTTAGGATCAAATCCTACATCTACGAGATGATCAAGTGCGTTGTTTGTAATGTCGATTTCGATTGACTTGTCCTTGACCATATCTTTGAGTTCAAGCAGGAACTTGCCTACAATCTTGATCATAACTTCCTTGCTCAACTTCGCAAATGTAACAACAGCGTCTAAACGGTTGCGGAACTCTGGCGCAAAGAACTCCTTAAGAGCAGTGTCTTCATACTCTTTTTCTTGAGTATCTGTAAAGCCGATTGTGTTTTTCTCGGCATCTCTTGCACCCAAGTTAGTAGTAAGAATAACAATAGAGTTTCTCGCATCTGCTTCCTTACCGTTGGAGCCTGTGACCATGCCATTGTCCATCATTTGAAGCAGAATCTGACTCACATCAGGATGCGCTTTTTCAATCTCATCCAGCAGTAGAACACAGCCAGGATTTTCCTGTAGTTTAGTAATCAATAACCCTGCGTTGTCTTCATAGCCGACATAGCCCGGAGGGGAACCAATCAACTTCGCAACAGAGTGTTTTTCTTGATATTCACTCATGTCAAATCTAACAAGTTCAACACCCATCTGTTCTGCCAGCTGACGAGCAGTTTCTGTTTTACCTGTGCCAGTCGGACCCATAAACACGAATGATCCTACAGGCTTGTGTTCATCTTTGAGGCCTGCCTGTGCAACAAGGATTTTGTCAACGACTTTTTCGATTGCATCATCTTGACCATACACTGCTCGCTTGAGGTTGTGTTCAAGTTTCGCAAGATTGTCGTTTTCCTTCTCCGCAATCGTTTCTTCAGGCAGTTTCACGCTCTTGGAAAGTTCGAACTGAATGTTTTCTAACTCAACATGACGCTCTTCTTCGGGAGTGTCTTTTAGTTTGAATCGCGAGCAGGCCTGATCAATAAGATCGATTGCCTTGTCTGGAAGTTTCTTGTCTGCCTGATACTTCACAGAAAGATCAACTGCGCCTTCAATTGCTTCATCAGAAATACTTGCGACGTGGAAAGTCTCATAGTATTTTCTAATACCCTTGAGGATATCAACAGCAACTTCTCTTGAAGGTTCATCTACTGTCACTCTCTGAAAGCGACGCATTAGCGCACGATCCTTTTCAAAGTGCTTGCGATACTCGTCCCAGGTAGTAGAAGCAACTACTTTGAGGTTGCCTTTCGCAAGAGCAGGCTTGAGTAGATTTGCAAGATCGTTTGACGAATCCTTTGTGCCAGCACCGGCACCGTTAATCATGTGTGCTTCGTCAATGAACATCACGGTCTTGCCCTTCTTTTCAAGAGCATTGAGAATCTGCTTGAAGCGTTCTTCAAAATCACCACGATACTTGGATCCTGCCAGCATAGCCCCAATGTCTAGATTGTAAACCTCATAGTCAAGCAAGAACGTAGGCACATTGCCATTTACAATATTCCAAGCCAAGCCTTCCGCAATTGCAGTCTTGCCTACACCAGGATCACCTACGAGAATAGCATTGTTTTTTGAACGGCGTCCCAGCGCAAGAGCAATCGACTCCAACTCTTCCGCCCTGCCAATAACAGGATCAACCTTTTCTGCTCTAACTTCTTCGTTAAGGTTGGTAGTGTAGTTGCGCAGTGCCTTTTGAGCACCAGCAGAAAGTTCTTCTCGTTCTGTTTCTTCCTCCATTTCCGCAGAAATATAGTCTGCAAAAGTATCCTTTACTACACCTGCTTCTTCGAGATAGTAGTAGGCGTAGCTCTTTGTCTCACTTAACATAGAAAGCAAGACATCAGAAAGTTCAATCTCTGCCCTGCCCGCGAATAGAACCTGCGTGAATGCTCTATTAAGAGTGCGCTCTACCGTAGAAGTTTTTTTGGGCTTGAACTTGGTCGTATCCTCTGCAATCTTTAAATCTTCACACTTTTCTTTTAGATAGTGTTCGAGAGAGTTTTTAAGAAAATCTACTTCTGCGCCATAACCTTTGAGAAGATTGTAGAAGTTTTCAGAACACATCATTGCAAAAAGCAGATGCTCAAGAGTCAAATACTCGTGCTGCAACTTTCTTGCATCTTTTAGACTCTTTTCAAAAACGGATTGTAGCTCTTCAGATGGATCAACCATTCTTTAACCTCTTTTGTTGTTTCTTTCGTGCTCGGTCCAGTTTCAGTTTAGAAACTCTGTCTGTAAATGTAATGCCTTGTAGATGATCATACTCGTGTAGAAAACATCTTGCATCTAAATCATATAAATCTATTTTACATTCTTTGCCTGTCCTGTCAAAGTATTTGGCAGATATAGCAATGGGTCTTTTTACATCTAACCACAAACCAGGGTAGGAAAGACATCCTTCTGGTCCTGTCTCTGTTTCTTCACTAACTGCGGTAATAACAGGATTGATTGCTTCGAACGGTTCCCGAGAGCCGAACAGAGTAGGTCGCATTACAAATATTTGGCCGTCAAACTCTATTTGATTGGCTGCAAGACCAAGGCCGCCTTCTTGCATCATAAGTTCGATCATTCTGTCGCTTACTTCGGCAGCGTCGTGTTTGTCAAAATCAAAGGGCTGTACTTGATGCTCAAGCCATGAGTTAGGAGCGTGTATCAACTTCATTGTGTAGGTCTCTTATTTTTTCTAATATTTCGGGATCTGTGATTTTAGGAACTACGCCGTTAATTTTTACAAAAAGTTTTCCTCGTCTTGAACTGTTTCTCGAGTTGGGAATACCGTGTCCTGTCACAGAAAAAGTAGTACCACTTTGCGACCCTGCAGGAACTTTTAAGTTTATGGTCTTTCCTTCGGGTGTGTCAACTTCTATATCCACGCCAGTGATCAAATCAAATATAGATAGTTTTTTCTCTGTGTGTAAGTCTAAACCATTCACAGCCCAGCCTGGCGTGTTCCTTACCCTTATTTGTAGTATTAGCTTTCCTCTGGGAATATCCTGTCGAGAATCGTCACCATATCCTTCAAACTGCACCACATCACCGTCTTTAGCACCCGGCGGTATTTTCACATCGATAGTTTCAGTTTTGCCAGAAGGAAGGTTGTATGATAGGGTAATACCTCTTCCAGTAAAACAATCTTGTAGGTCTATCGTGTATTGAAGCCGGATATCTCTGTTTCGAGCCTGCCTTCTTCGCTGTGGTCCTCCAAAACCAAACGCGTGAGCAAATAGGTCTTCAAAAGGGTCGCCCGAACCAAATCCTGAAGTCCTAAAAGAAAACTCCGGCTGTGGATTGTCATACTGCTGACGCTTGTTAGGATCTCCTAATACATCGTAGGCTTCGTTTATTTTCGATAAAAGCTCGCCGTCACCACCTCTGTCAGGATGGTGTTTCATAGCAAGCTTTCTGTATGCTTTTTTGATCTCTTCCTGTGATGCGTTTTTAGATACGCCGAGTATAGAATAGTAATCTTCCATACCCATACTTATTTAGGTATTATTCAGTGTTGTTGCCGTTTGATTTCTTTTTACCTGAACCTGTGTAAAGGCCAAACCAAGCAGCCCCTGCACCTACTACAACAGAAATCAAACCACTCTGTTCCATGGTTGGATTTTCAAGGTGCGTAAACCAAATCACTACATGGATTAGTAGAAACATATAAACAGAAATGAACGCTCTTGGAAAAAGTCTCCAAGCGTCAACTGCTTCTGCGAGATGTATCAGTTTGCGATAGGGATTGGGGCCTATGCTTTCTGCTCTTTTTGGTTCTATTTCTAAATCCAGTGTGACTTTTTTTGTAGTTTTTTCTTCACTCATTTCCGTGTCCTTTTCTTTCTGTAATAACTTTTTCAAGTTTTAGATAGGGTATTCTTTCATTGGGCACATAACGCCAAAGAGTTTCTACATCTCCTGTGCCTTGTTCGGTTTTGTATGTTGCGAAGATGGAGTGTGTAATGCCTATCGAAATGATAACAGCATTTTCGCCGTCCAGTATAACCTTATCGCCTGCGTTAAACGCCTTATTCATTTTGAAGGACAGACCTTTCGCTATCTTTGTGGCAAGGTCCTTAAACCATAGAGTAAAAACAAGTGCAACAAGTGCTGATAGAAATGGCATAACAAGATTAGAAAACTCTTCTGTCGGTATCATTTTTTGCCCTCTAGTTGTTTTATTCTTGTTTCTAGTTCGTCGATTTTAGAGACCAACTTGGGGTATTTTGAACGCCATTGGTATTCTGCTTGATCGAGCATGTCAATACCATAGCGATCTTTTATTTTATTCGCAAGTGCTTCAAACTTACGATAAGCCCATTTTCCCAAACGAGTGTTTTTGATATAAGTTGCGGATGCTGTGCCAAGCAGTCCGGAAGCAACGGCTTTCATTGCCCAAAAATACATAAACAGCCCTCTCTGTGTTTATGTTATTTATTTGTTTTCTTGCGTTTTAACTGCGCCGTCAAGTGCTTCTTGACTTTCTTTGTAGTAGTTTTCGTAGGCAGCTATGATTGTTTTCTGCTGTTGAACGTATGCTCTAATATCGGATATATTTAGACCGAGATTTTCATAGCCTTTGTCTGTGAGAGCAAAGAACACTATGGGTCTGCCTGATTCTTCCGCCTCCGCAAATACTTCTTCGGCGTTGTCAGGTGTGATAAGAGTCCAGTCTATTTCTCTCAATCTTAGTTCGTCTGCTTGTGGTAGTTCAAGTTGGGGTTTTTGAACAGGCGTAGTAGATATTTCTACTTGCTGTGGTTGTGGTGTGAGCAAAGAACAGCCACTAAGAAGAACTGCCAGGCTCAAACAGCCAAGGACATTCACTGTTGAATTCTTGTCCAGTTTCCGCATTCTGTTCCTCCTCTGTGAGTTCTGCTCCGGATAGGATTTCAAAACATCTATTTGTTTTATCTGTTGCAGAATCTACTACTCGTTCTACTAATCCAGGTTTTGCATTGCCTAGAACACCGAGATCGTGTCGTTCAAGTTTTTCTGCTAGAACATCATTCTGTCTGCGTATCGCAGCAAACTCTTCGTTCACACGACGCAGTTCTTCTCTAGACTCTCTAAAACTCTGTTCAAGCGAATCTATGGTCTGCTCGTTCATTTCAACCGCAGTTTCTAACTTCGCATTGTTTTCAGAAAGCGTTTGAATTCTTGCCTGCGAATCTTGATAATACCAGTAAAAGGCGCCTGCCATTCCTAGCATAATAGCGCCCATTACTGCTGCGATCTTTAATCCCATATTAATAGTTTAAGCCGTATGAATACTGAGTTTTACCGTCAACACGGGCTGCGGTAAGATCTTCGTTTCTGTTAGATCCGTCTGCTTTGTAGGAAACGTGAACCCAGCCTGAGTTTGTTTCACCAGGTGTGTAAAATTCGAGGATGAGCTGATCATAGTCTAGATTGTCTGAAATCCACTGAGCCACTTCTGCTGTGGCAACACCAGGAACTTCAAGGTCGGCTGCTTCTCCTTTTGAATGCTGTGATGTAGCAGATCCTCCGATTGCTTCGTTGAGAGCAGGAGAACGATAGCCAGAAGTAATAATAGTAGGACCAAAGTGATCTCTTACCTTCTGGACAACATTCTCAAACAGTGCCTTTGCTGCCTCTAAGTGTTCTTCGCCTGGTGTGTTGTCAATGCCTTTTCTTGAAGCAGTTTGACTTTTAGTGTATTCTGCAAGTGTGAAGTTTTCTGAAAGACGCATTATCTCAATCTCCTTAATACAAGTGCTTTGTCTTCGTTTTCTAGAACTATGTTATCTCCGTATTTGGAAACCGCATAGTCACCTATGTATTTTGTAAGATACATTATTTCTGGATATGCGTTTAACACATCAAACGTACCTTCCTGTGATTCTTTTATTTCTATGGCATCTCCGAAATCTACAAATTCAAAGTCTAGAGGATCTGCCCATTTTTTCTTTAATACCAAATGATCGTCTAACATTGATATTTCATCTAGATAGCTTCTATTGAAGAAATCCTTGTAGTTGTTTAGGCGATTTTCTTCGATTGAAATACCATACTGATCGGGATCAGTTGGAACTTTATCTGCAAGATTCGAACTTGTTGCTTCTTCGCTTCTAAAATTTTTGTAATATCTAAAACGAAAATCTTTTCTGCCCGCCAGTCTCTCCAGCCCATCTTTCAAATCGCAGATGTGTTCTACAACATCTCTATCTCTTTCAAGCTCAACAAATACCTTGTATGTTCCGTCCCGCTGTTCTCCTGGTGTAGAATCTGCGTCAAGTACGTATTCATAGCCTTTTTCAAAGAAACTGACAAGATCTTCCGCAGCGGCTCTGTCTTTGATAGAAAACGCAAGAACTACGATATTTTTGTCTTCTCCCATCTTGCTCTTGTAAGAATCTATCTCAAAGGTTTTTTCTACGAGATCTTTGAGGCTACCTTTTCTAAGTCCCATTAGAGGATGCCTCCTTCTTCCTCGCCGCCTAGATCTCCTCCGCCTTCTGCTTCGAGTTCAGGCTCGGGCGGCGCTGTATCCAACGTGTCAGGAGCAGCAGTGGTAGGTTCTGTGATTTCGTCTTTCTGTTCTTGATAGCCGGAGTAGATATCTGCGATAAGACTTTTTGGCATCTGTATTTCTACAATCCATATTGGCAGTCTGTCTAACTTGCCTTTCTTTGTGCCTGGACGCATGTCACTGGGTTCTCTTATTTTTCGTGGTTTGACAAGATGTGTTTTAGCATATCTTACATGGCAGTCATAGTCGAGCAGTCTTTTACCGCCTTCGGGATCAGGCATTTGTTCTCTCGGCCAAAACAATCTTACCGTTACCCAGTGTCTATCTATGTGAGGACCTGAAGCTAACTCGCCTTCAAACCAGTTGTCATATACATAGAGGTCGATTTCATCTAACACTCTTTCAAAGTCCTTTAGAACTTGAAAGTCTGTGTCAGACTCGTAAATTCTTTCTAAATTGCGTATTATATCATAAACATCTTGCATAGTTTCTGCTCGGTGACTATTTTACATCTGTATTTATGCCCCGTTTCAATAAGTTATGTTATTTTATAAAATTTCACATCATAAATATTTTTGATGCAGAAGCATCTCACAATTTAAATATCCATTATAAGGAGGCAAATTAATGGGTGCAAAAAGAAAGTCTCGACAGAGGCAGAATTCAAACTACTCAAACGTAGTAGATATCAATTGTTACAACAAAAAAAATCACGTAGAAATCATTCCCCGAAACAAACATCAGGAATCATACATGCTNAAATTGCTAGATCATGAGAAAGACATAGTCTTCGGAATTGGTCCTGCAGGAACCGGAAAGACCATACTAGCGGTCCAGGTGGCTGTAAAGATGTTTAAAGAAGGGCACGTTGATAAAATCATAGTAACAAGACCCGCGGTATCTGCTGACGAGGATCTTGGATTCCTGCCAGGCACACTGGAGCAGAAAATGGCTCCGTGGACACGCCCTATCTTTGATGTTCTTAGAGAATATTTTAACGCAAAAGAACTTGAAGGTATGGTGGAAGAAGGTGTGCTAGAGATTGCCCCTCTTGCGTATATGAGAGGGCGAACATTCAAACGATCCTATATTATCGCAGACGAAATGCAGAACGCAACACAAAATCAAATGAAAATGTTGCTAACTCGTCTAGGTGATGGATCCAAAATGGCAGTAACAGGCGACTTAAACCAGGCAGATAGGCTTAAAGATAACGGTCTCATAGATTTTACGAGACTGATGGAAACTGCCAAAGCATCCCATTTGGACATAGTCCAGTTTGAACAAGGAGATATAGAAAGACATCAAGCAGTTAAAGAAGTACTAGAAGTATACGGCGACTATTAGGCTAACTGCGTTACAGGGATGCCGCATTGTTCTAGAAAATCTAGTCCTGCGGTGTCTCTGTAATCACGCTGATAATACACAGCGGCTATGCCACTTTGATAGATTAGTTTCGCACAATCTATGCAAGGTGCGTGTGTTACAAACATTGTAGCACCTTCGCCTGATTCCGGTGAGCGAGCGAGTTTCGAAATACAGTTCGACTCCGCGTGAAGCACTTCGGGTTTGGTTTTAAGCCCAGGCCAACCGTTTTCTATTACTTCGTTCTCGCACGAATTATCCCAACCGCTAGGCATACCATTATAGCCTATTGAGATAATTCTGTTGTCTTTGACGGCAATAGCGCCTACTTTAAGTCTTTTGGCAGAAGATAGTTCAGCAAATCTTTCTGCCACATCCATATATGCTCTTATGTATTTTTCTTTCATCCTAATCCTTTTAAATCAAACCAAGTTTTATATTTTCCTTCTTCAAACCAAAGATTAATTGTATAGTGTCCGCTGTCCCAAACTACTATGGAATCTGATGGCATTTCCGCACACCATCGTTGCATTTTGTGCATAATGCCACTCATTTCCGTACCCGATCCGCATTCTATCTGTATTTTGTGATCAGGAGTTTTTTTGACTTCGTTGCGGTGTATCAATTTCATGGCGAGCGATGAGAAAGGGCACTTCCTGTAAGTATTGCACCGAAGGAAAGATGAAACAAACCACCTGCTTGTAGAGTAAAAGGCGTGTGTTGCTGGGTAAGATTTTCAATCAGCATCATCTGTACCGAAGCATCAGAAACCGCAGCAGAAGTTGCAGTTAACACCTCCTGTACATCAACTCTATTCAACCCAATCCAAGCAGGTACTATAACAAAATCAAATATGCATATTATCAAATATACCACGCCTGCTAGAGACTGCCAACCTTGTTGTTCCGAACACCAATTCCAAAATCTAAACCACGACATTGTTATTCCTTGGGATTATTTATCTGCTGTATTAAAACTTCGTTCTCTGTCAATATCCTCGACCATTTGTAGCCTTTGATTGGAACCCTACCCCAACCGTCCATATAGATTTCTACCTGCCAGTAGTACCTTAACCAGATCCAACGATTGCTTTTGGAACTGCGTTTCGGCAACCAAGCAAACTTTTTATGCCATTTTTCTTTGGGATCAAAAAAAGCAGAAACCGGTTTCATACTGCCATCGGTGCTCGTATCGCAGGCTGCGGATCATATCCCAATAAAACATAATCATCGGGAGAGGTTCTTAATACTTCTGTCAAGGAATCGAATAGAGGCATTTGCAAGTCGGGGAACGACCCAGGAGTTCTGGATAACTGTTCTTGTACTGCGTCAAAGTGATTGTGATAGATGTGAGCATCTCCCAGTGTGTAAACAAAATCTCCTGCACGATAGCCTGTAATCTGTGCAATTATATGCGTAAGGAGAGCATAACTTGCAATATTAAATGGGCTTCCCAAGAATAAATCCGCACTTCTCTGGTATAACTGACAACTTAATCTGTCTCTCTGCACGGAAAATTGGAATAGGGTATGACAGGGTGGCAGTGCCATTTTAGAAATCTCCGGGGGATTCCAAGCAGTAACAATCAATCTGCGGCTTGTAGGATTGCGAATGATTTCTTGAATAACCCACTCTATCTGATCCACACCGTTAAAGTTTCTCCATTGGGAACCATAAACAGGACCAAGTTCTTTTACCTTATCTGTGTTTTCATAGCCCAATGCTTTACCCTGTTCGTCTGCGTTAGCACGCCAGATTGTGTTTTTTGAAGGATCTCTTGTTCCGTGCTGTATTTCGCATAATCTGCGTTCGTCTGTGCTGCCTTCCAAGAACCATAGCAGTTCTGATACCACTGCTCGCCAAGCAAGACGCTTTGTAGTAAGAGCAGGGAACCCTTCTGCGAGATTGAAACGCATTTGAGCACCAAAGCAGGCACGGGTATCTACGCCTGTTCTGTTAGATGTATCTGTGCCTGTGTCAAAAACCCTTTTTAATGTGTCTAAATACTGCTGTTCCATTTGTCTCCTCCGTCTATGGGTTCGCCTGCTTCATCTACTTCTATCCAGGTGTAGTCACCTAACCACTTTACACGGGCAAAATAGGTATACTGTTCGGGCCCGCCGCCTACCCAGTCTTGTTCTCCCATAGGAGATAGACGATATACTTCTTTATAATCGTCATACAGCAGCCAATAGCAGGAGCCGTGAGCAGGCGTAAAATCGTATTCCGCTGCGTGAACAGCATCCGTGATTTGTATTCTTCTCTGTATGCTGTCTGCCTGTCGTTTCAGCACATCAACCATTTCCATTATTCTGTCATATTCCTGCTGTGCGTGTAGACGAGCAACGTTACGCATCAAATCTTTCTGCTGTTTAACATCTACCAAATCAAACGAAGGCGCACCTACTTCAGTAGGATAAGGAGTAGAACTCCTGTTGATAAACTCAACAATGTCCTTGCCTATTTCTGCATCTTGTGATTCTCTGCCTTTCGCCCTGTTTGACATTATCTTCTATACCAAGTCTCGTATGTAGCCTCGTGCCCCTGTGCCACAACAGTTCTATGAAAATGTGATTCAATTTTTTCCATAGGCAGAAAAGTGTCGCAGTTGTAATCACCGGGAATACGCGAAAGGTAAAACCTATCAATAATAAGGAAAACTTCGTTAATCAGTTTGGCTCCACCTATAATGAATACATTTTCTAAACCACGCCAGTCTTCTAGACTTCTGATACCTGCTACGAGGCTTTCACCTTTTCTAGGTAGGTACTCATCTGCTCCTGGATGCTGTTCAGGATGAAGTGTAACTACCACATTGTATCTATTAGGTAGAGGTTTTGGCATTCCTTTGCTTTGCCAGGTAGAAGAGCCCATAACCACAGTCTTGCCGTCTGTCATTCTTTTGAAGTAGGCAAGATCCTCCTCCATTTTTGGCCAAGGCAGTGTTCCGTTCTTTCCTATGCCACCTCGGTCGTCACAAGCAAGTATCGCACTAATCATCTTTCATTGCTCTCATAAGAGATTCATTTTCTCTCTGTACAGTATTACGTGCTCTGTCCCATTCAATGTATAGCACGGTTCCTACGAGAGACACAATCATCAATGTGCCTGGCACACCAAAAAAGCCGACTTCCCAGGGATAGCCTAACTGAACGGAAGCCCAGCCTCCGATAAATGCAAATACCACATAGCCAACAAGACTACAAATAGGCCACGTCATCTGCTTTAGAAACTGTTTCCAAACTCTGCTCACGTCAATCTCCTTTGCCGGGTTCTGGCGAAAAATGTGTTTCCAGTTTGTTTTTCACCCCGTCCCAGTCTTCTGCATCTTCTGGAACGTCTTCTTCCCGCATTTCTGTAATATTGGGCCAAAGTTTAGCATACTTTGCATTGTGTTCTTCCCACAGTTGGCGAATGTCGCCTTCAAGTTCGTTGTCAGGCACGATAGCATCAACAGGACACTCTGGCACACAAACACCACAATCTATACACTCGTCGGGATCAATAACAAGCATATTTTCGCCTTCATAAAAGCAATCCACCGGGCAACACTCAACGCAGTCCATATACTTGCATTTAATGCAATTATCAGTCACCAAATAAGTCATGTTCTTTCCTTTGCAACTTCTCTCAAACGATATTTAGGTACGCCAATGTCTCGCTTTTCACAGTATTCTTCTAGTATACACTCATTGCACAAAGGCTGTCTACTCTTGCACACAAGTTTGGCATGAGTAATCAACTGCATGTGAGCAGCATACTTGTATTTGTCGGGAGTAGTTTCATTTACGGTTTCGCTTGTCTTGCCTTCATCAAGCGAATCTGTCCATCCCAGTCGCCAAAGAAGGCGAAATACATGAGTGTCCACTGCGATGTTAGGCTCGCCGTATACAAAACGCATCACAATGTCAGAACTTTTCTTGCCAACACCGGGGAGTTTCATTAATTCTTTTTGAGTAGTAGGAACCTTGCCCCCGTATTCATCTATTAGCATCTGTGATGTTGCAAGAATATTTTTTGATTTTGCTTGGAACAAACCTGCTGGACGAATTGCTTCTATCACAGTGTCTCTGTCCAATTTAACCATGTCCCAGGGATTGTCTGCCAAAGCAAACAGTTGACGACTTGCTTGTGCTGTGCGCTTGTCTTGACTTTGAGCACTCAACATTACACCGATGAGACTTTTGTATGCATCTTTGTGTATCTTCGCAGCAGGCTTGGAGTTCCTATATTCAGGATACTCTCCCCCCAGTCTTTTGTAAATCTGTTTGATTTCTGCTTCGGTCTTCATTCAGCATTCCTTGCGAGACGAATAAGGGTAGCAGCGAGGTTGATTTCTGGATCAGCTACAAGAGTGTGATCCACTAGACCCTGTTTGATGATAAGCACTGCTTGATCCTGTTTTTCTTCTGTTGCACCAAACAGTTCTATATTCGAATACAACCAACGATAGATTTCTTCCATCTCCTCTGGACGAACAGTGCCGCACAACAGTTTTCTTGCTTCCTGGATTTTGCCTGCCTTGAACAGTTCTACCATATCCAGTTTCCAGTCTGCCTCACCTGTGTCACCTTCATGCGGAGCAACCAACGCACCGTCTACTACATTCATCTGAACAGTGTTAATGCACTTTCTCAAATCGGGATAGGTTGCTTTTACATAGGTATCCAACACGTCAATGTCAGGCGTTACTCCTTCGGAGATTAGTATTTCTGCCACACGAGCAGTAAATTCTGTTTCGTCAATCTTTGCAATATGAAAACCTTGACAGCGTGAGTGAATAGCAGGAATAATTCTGTTGGGATAGTTACAGGTTAGGATAAATCGTGCTGTGGTATGATACTCTTCCATTACACCACGCAGTGCTGCCTGTGCGTTTGGTGATAGATAGTCAGCCTCGTCTAACAGCACGACTTTGAAGTCGCCAAACGGAATCATCTGTACAAAATTAACAATCTTGTCACGAACGTCATCTACAGAGTTTGTGCGAGAAGCGTTAATCTCTAAAATGTCTAAATCGTTTATGTCAAGTTCGTGAAACAGGATTTTTGCAAGAGTAGTCTTGCCAATACCCGCGTTGCCTGAAAACAGCAGATGAGGAATAGTCTTGTCCTTAACCCAGGTTTCTACCTGCTTTCTCTGTTCCGCGTCACGAAACACATAGCCGTCAATGGTTTTCGGGCGATACGCCTCAACCCATAATTTCTTCATCTCGGTTTAACTCCAAAGTGTTTATATGAATATTGTACGCATTTTGCCTGATAATAGCAATCAGCAAGTGCGTTGTGTAGACTTTTCTGTATGTCTTTCCTAGGATCCTTTGGCATCATAGCGAACAGAGTGCGCGAGTCTCTAATCTGCCAATAGTGCCAGGGTGCGGGCTTTTCTGCCTGCTTGTATAAATGTTGTAAAATAACAAAATCAAATGTAGGACCTTGACACCAAATGTAATCCAATCCCACACACCATTTGTTTAATGCTCGGAGCATTTCTTGCACAAGGGTTCTGTCTGCGTGTTCGCCGAATGCCTCTGCCTGTATTTCTTCAGGCTGCTTGCTCCACCACGCAAGAGTGTTGTCGTCTATAGTCCTGGTAAATTGTTCAGTCTGTTCTTCAACATCCCCTCTTACATAAAGTGGAGAGTGGGGTTCCGAGTCGGAGAAAGGATCAAACTTGATAGCACCCAGAGTCATTACAACACTGTCGGGCTCTACACCCAGTGTTTCGAGATCGATCATTCCGTGTGTAGCCAAAGAAAAACTCCTCTACTATTTTGTAAAGTATAACACTTTACAGTAGAGGAGTCAAGTTTAAGCAGTTACAAAAGTGGAAGGATCAAACGAAGCACTTTCTCCGTCAGAGTATTCGTTACCTAGAATAACACCTTCTGGCTTTTCGTCGGCCCATCCAAGAATAGATTCTGCTTCTACCATTCTAATTTCAAGTTCGTTGTCACCGTCTCCAATTTTAATACCGCGTGTCCAACGACCGTGTTCAACTAACACCCAATCTCCTTCTGCATAAGGATCATCATTGTGAGGACCTTTCTTATACACTCTACCCCAACGTGGATAAACACCTCGAGTAGTTCCGTCGTCGTCTTGTATAATAATACCGCTCGCAGTGCGTTGCTCTCCAAAATACATATCGGAGACTAGAACTCTGTTTCCTACTGCTCTTAGATCACCTTCAATAGCGTTATAGTTGACGCTCATTCGTCCTCCTTGCGTACAAAATTTCCATCTTCGTCTTCCACCCATTCTGTTGTAGGTTCTGGTTCTTCCCAGTCATCTACAAGATCTTTTTTCTTGTTTTTCTGGCTGACAGGAACTTCGTCGGGTACAGGCTTGTTGCTGTAATATTCATTAACAAGATCTTCTCTCTTTTTTACAATCTTGCCACCAGCGCCTAATTGATCACCTCTTGCATTTACTTTTGCATTTCCTACAGCAGGTGTTAATTCATTTCTCTGCCGGAGCATGTCCATGTCAACGGTTTTTCCTTGCATGGTTTTGTAAATTTTTCTTTTAGACATAATTTGTCTCCTATAATATACATACTTATCTCAAGAACTCTCGCCAATCAAGTCCATATTGGATTGGATTTATTTTGTGAACGCCTATGAGATATAGCACATAACTTGCTACCGAACTTCCTCTACCTACTCCCCAAACTATATCATTTTCGCGCATAAAGTTTACAAGATAGATCATATAGCGAAGTAAGTCAAATAATCCGTGTTTTTGATATGCTTCTAATTCTTCGTTTGTTCGCTTAATCTCAGGCAAATCTCTTTTGTGCCAAACTTCGCTAGGATCTATGCCAAGTTCTTCTGCTAGTTTAAAAATAAAAAATTCTGATAAGTCTATTTTTTTGTATTCGTCTGGCATTAGCCATTCTGATTGACATACTCTGTCGAATTCTGTTTTATCTGCATCTATTGCGATATACTTTTGAAGTTCAGGAAGACCGTTTTCTTCTGCTGCTTCGTTGAACTTATCAACATCTTCAGACTCGTCGCAGAGCACCACATGAACTTTATCAGTGTGACCAGAATATATCATATTGATAAGATCCTGATTAGAGAATCTAGGAATACCTAATTCGTCAGTTTTCATAAGCATTTTGTAATTTTAGTTGACATTAATTAGATTGTCAAGATCGGGATCGTCGGAGTCTTTGTGATCCTGATATTTTTTTGCTTGTCTTGTTTGTTGTTCCTGTTTCAACATATCAAGAATTACTACTATCTGAGATTGGATATGCGGATTTTTTGACTGCCAATATTTTCTAGTTAAATCCGTAATTTTCTGTTGCACTTCGTCGTCGCTTAGTTGTGAAAGATCATCAACCAGTGGATTAAACATTATACAAATTGTCCTTTGTAAGTTGCATAAACTGTGTCGCCCCCGTCTATAGAATAAAATTCAACTAATATCGGATTTGAAGCAGAGTTCACTACAAAGTTTTCAGGCCACCCTCCTATTGTCACAGTAGATATGTCGGTCGAATCATATAACTCTACTGGTATGCCTTGATTGTATTTTAAAACACCGTCGTTTTCTACATCCCATGTAATTGTTCGTTGTGAACCGTCACCTGTTAGAGCAACTTCGATGTTTGCTTTTCGATCCGCTGTTGGCCAACCGGCAAGCGTTAAGGTCAAGTCACTGCTAACATCTACGGTTTGATAACTGCCATTATTGAAATCTATCACAGCATTGGTGTCTATATTACCTAGATCATATACCTGTTCAGTGTGTTTTGTAAAGTTAACATCCTCTATTCTTTGTCCATTCAAATCATTGTTTACATCTGTTCTCACTACATTTTCTTGTAGATCATTTATTTCCTGCTTTGCAAGATCTAGGTTATTTGCTATCTCAGAAAAATTATTTCTAAAACCAAAAGAATCATTATCAACTCCAGGTTGTGGAAATTGTTTATCTATATTATTTGTATTGATAGATGACATTAAAGTCTCCGTTATAAATTAAATTCATAGTTTGCAAACACCAAAAATTGTGCTCTATCAACATCTTCGGTGCTGTCTATTACAAATCTATCTACATCCATTTCAAATTCTCGAATATCAAAATCAGATGCTCTTATTGCTCCTTCTATTGTTTGAGAAGTGCCAGGTAAACAGAAACAAAGTGGAAAAGCTAGCGTATAACCTATAGCATTAGCTCCTGTTTGTGCAGTCCTCATCCACAAAGGAAGAAAATCGCTTTCTGTATCTCCTAACTCTCTTATATTTTCTCGTAGAGATCGTATATTACTTATGTATTTGTTAATTCTGTTAGGGTCACTTACTTTGACAAGATCTGAATCTACAGAAATTGTGTTTGAATATTTTGGTCGATATGAGATATTTGTGCTTTCAGGAGGAACATAAAGTGCCTCAACATCGCCGTTTTCTCTAGTCTCGATCGATCGTGTTTCTAGTATGTTTAACGGCATAACTCCGTCTCTTGTCTCAATTTGTATTGTGGTAGAGAAATATATGATTAGCTCTCCGCTTCTTAAAGACAGCGTCCAACTATTTAGGTCACTATTAGGCACAGTAGTCCACTGCTTGTTATAATCTATTATATCAGCAGTGATTGTTTTTTTAGTTGAGATTGTTTTATCTTTTTGTAATCTTCTATCTTCGTATGGATCGATTAAGTCAAGATATACAACTTCATAGAGTATTTTGTTAGTTCCTGGTGTCTTTGCAACCGCGGTTTTAATGTCGTTTATTTTAAGAGTTTTTCTTTTTGAATATTTTGCTGCAACACTAACAAAACGTTCTGCTGTTTGTCTTTCTATACCTGCATACACTAATATTCTGTTATCTCTCTTAAGACCAAAATTAGGATCAAAAGGCCTGTAAATTAAATCAGGATCGAAAATAGCAGGATTACTAATAAAGTCATTAAACTTTGTTTTTACTTTTTGTTCAAAATATACCTGATAAAAAATATTGCTATAATCAATTTCTACTTTTTCTACAGTAAGGCTAAATGTTCTCTCTATCGCGCTAAAGCGAAACTGGTCACGTGCTTTTATTGTAAAGTTATAGGTTCTTGTCTCTGAAACTTGCGAATTATCTATTCTACCGGATATTTCTCCGTTAAAGTTAAGAGTTAGTCCTGGCGGAAGATCGCCTGATTCTAATGTATATAATAGAAATGCATTAGGAACATTGGTTTGAGCTTCTACATTTAAAATTGAGACGTAGTTGCTAGTGACCGTTCCTAGATTGGAAGGCGTTAACCATTCTATAGTTGAATCTACTTCGCCAAGAACATTTAAAGTGAATGTTTTTTCATTTGTAGCAGTTTCTGTAGTTTCTACAGTCTGTCTAATTGCTTCAACTGTAAATGTAAAAGTTTTTGTAACAGCTACTTGGTAAGGTATTCTGCCGAAAATTTCACCGGTATTCTCGTCTAGTTCTAACGCAGGAGGTAGAATACTTTCTGTTTCAGGAGTTACGGTTTCGAAGTCATCTGTGTCAGTGTAAGTTATTTCTGTTTCAGGATCCTGCGGAAATTTACCGGAGATTTCAAATCTACCAGGAACCAGTTTGTCTATACTTTTAATTCTGTATGTGCCTGGATTAGTATCTTTAAACCTATATACCACCGTTCCCTGTAGTGTATTAGGATCTATTACATCAAGAAACACGGTAGTAAAGTTGTTTGCTCTTTTGAATCCTAATTCTGCAGGTGTAAGCCAAATAGGAGTTCTTACATAAGTGTTATCTGCAGTATAGATGCCTGTGCCAACTTGCATAATAGTGTTATCAGCACGTAAGAAATCATCGCCTACTACATATATTCTAAAAGTTCTCTTAGAAATAGTAAAGCCGTCGCTGGCTGTAACGGTAAATTCATAATATCGATTTAGTTTTCTTGGCGTTCGGGTAGGATTAGAAAAGTCAAATACAGCAGTATCATAGAAAAAACTATCAAATCCTGCAGTATCAAGAATTGAAAAATCATAAGGATACTTATCATATTTTGATTCGTCATAATATCCTTTAGCAGCGTCCTTTTCAAGAGCAAGTATTGGATCTACGACACCTCGTAATCTACCGTCCTCTCTAAGAGATATTCCCGGAGGCAGTTCTCCATCTCCTGACGCGATAAAATAAGAAAGTTCTTGTCCTGCGGCTGTGTCACTGTCAACTGCTACTAACTGATAATCCACTAGCGCACTATCTAGAATATACAAGGCTTCATTTTTTCCTACAGGCAATAAATCTTCTGGGGTGACCCATACAGGAGCATCAGCGCCTTGCACCGTAATAGTAAAGGTTCTATCGTAAGGTATAGAATTTTCAAAAGACCTTAACACAAATCTGTAATCTGTTGATCTAATAACTTCTACAGGTGTGCCAGATATTTCACTGCCACTAAGGCTCATTCCGTCAGGTAGTTCACCACTGATTAGAATAGGATCAGTTCCGCCAGAAAGCGGTAGAGAAACATTGGTAAAAACATTCTCTTGAACAACTGCTAAAACTATTCCTGAAGGCTGTGTCCAGACTGACATATTTTACCAAGTTCCTAGGTCGATAGAAAATGGAGCCTTAGAACTGAAAGTACCCATATCTATATCAGTGTTAAAAATCACGTATTCTAGAATATTATCAAATTCAGGTGTAAAATCGCCGAAATCCCATGATTGTTCAAATATCAGATCGTTTAAATCTCTAATGTCTACGCCGTGAACAAGACCTGTAAGATTGCCATAAAAGTTATTAGCAGTTATGGAATCTGCTCTGGTAATATTGTGGAAATCTACGTCTAGGTTTGCGCTTAATTTAGGAGCAGTGTCGGCCTGTAATACTCCGTTTGTTGCTCTTACTATTATAGAGTTCGAAGGATTCGCAAGTTTTTCTACAGTGATGCCCGGGCCGCCTTCGAAACTTACAACCCCAGAATTTTGTGTCTCATTAATAATAATGCTGCCATTGTCTGTGGTAAAGATTAAATCTGAAATACCAACAGCAGCATCTATGGTTACTGTTGTCGAATTGGCACTTAATGATATTCCAGATCCGGCTTGAAGGCTTTTAAAATTAAGTGTGTTATCTACTTTGTTATAAAACAAACCTTCGGAAGATGCCGAAGTTCCGAGATTGTTTGCTTCCACGGCAATTGATCGATCAGCATTTTCTAGTTCTGTAAAATTGTTATTGACTTTTACAAATGCTGTTCTTAAATCATCGCCAGTGCCGTCGTTCGGTAAATTACCTATATTGATTGATTCAATTGCCATTGTCTGCCCCGTTTGTAATATTTATTAGGGTTGTTGTCCTAATGCTGTTAGTGCTGCTGCAATTCTATCTAATGCTTCTGATACACTATCTGGGGATTCTCCTGCCCAGTCGCTTGTATTTTCTGGGGTGTATGGCACAATTCCATTAACGCCGTCGATTAATAAAGTGCTGTCGTCACCAAATACAGAGCCTTTAAAATCGCCGCTTAAGCTAACAAGATCTTGATCCGTTAAAATATTTGGTTTATTAGAAACTTCTGCCCAACTTACAGAACCAGGCCGCCAAGCACCACCGAAGAATTTTAAAAATGAATTGGTGTTAGGGGAACCAGTATATGAAACATCAAATAGATCTTGAATAGATTTAGTAGATAAATCAACTGATAAAACTATGTCAGTTGGCTCATATTGATTGGCTAAATCGTTCCATACAAGCGCCTGGTTGTTTTCTGGATTGTCTACGCTTACTTCATCTAGGTCTCTAATGTTTTGTGGAATCGCAGGTAGATCACTCAAATCATTATAACTGCCAGAAAAACCGCTTGTTGGTAAGTTTTGTAGATCATTGTAATCTCCTGTAAATGCAACACTAGACAACGGAGCATTATTTGAATCACCTGGTGTTCCGGAAGGATCAATTGTTTGAGATCCTATTGTTAAACTTTGAACATTTGCTGGTCCATTTATATCTAAACCGACAGCATTTATTATATCGCTTCCAAAAAGGTCAAGAGAATCTCCTTCAGGTAATTCTTTTAGAGTTCCTGTTTCTGGATCTACTACAAGTGGAAATCTATTTGTCATTATGTTCTTCCTACTACAATTTCTATTACGCCCTTGCCGTCGTCACTTTTCTCTTCAAGGGATTTACCTATAACGGTGCCGACTTTAGGTTCATTGTTTACTACCGCAAATCCCGGTATTGCAGAAGTTACAAGAAGATCACCTTTCTCAACCTTACCTAATACTTTGCAAGGTAGTCTTCCTTGTAACGCAACAGCAACAATGTTAGTACCCGTTAAATCACTATTCATAAGATAGGCAGGATTTGTGGACAGTACACCTGCTATCCTTTTATCACCTTTTGTCTGTGTAACCGTTACTTCGTTGTGACCACCAAATACAAGAACCGTGCCTGGTTCATAGTCCGCATCTGCAACATATTTTTCTGCTAGGTCAGCATATTTTGCTTCTGTTGCTACACCGTTAAACACATTCGAGTATATTGTATCAAATCTGCGTGAGTTTGATCCAAGATTTCTTGTACCGGTTTGATCTGGTTGTACATCACTTGCGAGGTTGGCATTTATAGTTAAATCATCGTTACTATCAGAGCCTAGTGTAATGTTGCCATCTACGCTGAAGTTACCTGTTGTTGATAAGTTATTGTCTATTTCGGTATTTGTATCACTGACAACTATTCTAGGAGTGCCACCTGTGACAAGGATAATTTTTGATGCGCCGTCTTCCGTAAATCCTACATTGTCGCCTAGACCAATTCCTGTAGAAGTTGAACCTCTTTCGGATGCTGCTTCTATAAAAGAAGTATACATCCAATCAGTTGCTAGCCATCCTTCGCCAGAAAGAGCAGATCTATTCTGGAAAGTGCTTTGAGTGGTTATATTAGTTGCTCCTACATCTAAATTGCCAGGAAACTTTGTTACCAACGTAGAATCAGTATCACCAGCAGCACTAAAGACTTCAGCCCCGGCCGGTGTATTAAAAGAAACCGTATTAGACAGGACATTGATTATATCGTTTGCGCCAATCTGCAGAGCAGTAGCATCAATTTTGCCGTTAGGATCTCTTTTGACCATGGTATCTGCAGAGGCAGAAACTGATATTTCAGTCACGCCGTATACCGCATCACCGTCTCCGTCATCGTCTTGTAGTCTTACAAGAACTTCTCCTGGCGCACCAGTGTCTGCATCTACTACGGTATTAACAAAGTCGCCGTCTGCTAGACCTTTGCCGTCGTCAACTACTGTACTAAAATCTATTGCACTGGGGTCTCCAGTTCCTGCAGCAATCCTACCGTAAATCTGAAATTGGTCTAGGTCGGGAATTTCTGCGAAAGCAATTCCGTCGTCTTTGATTCTTACATAGCCGCTGTCGGTTTCAAAGTTGTTATCTGAAAACTTTGCGAGACCAAGATCAGATTGTGTTTTAGATGTCGAGGTCCAACCAGATGTAGAATTGTCTTCGTCAAAAGTATCAGCCGACTGCATGTTTAGTTTGCTTTGAGCAATTTCAGCGGTCGGGCTTACGTCTGCATTAATTAAAGATTCGTTTTGTATTTGTAAGTCGTAAGTAGTTGCATTTTCTGTTCTTTCTACTGTAACGTTGATTACTGAATCAGTCTTTTCACTTGCATTTGCCCATTCGTAAACAGGTTCTTCGATTATTTCTCTACCTACAGATTCGTCTGGTTGATTATATATGGTTTCTCCCTGTATGAAGTCACCACCGGCTCCTGGTGTATAGGTAATTTCGTCAATCTCGCCGAGAATCGAATCTGTTCTATTCTGAGTATCAACGACTGTTCCTGTTTTTGTGCTTCCTATTGTTCCTATAGTGTCACCGGGAACAATACCTAATCCGTCTTCGATGAAGATTTTCTTATTACCCGTTGCAACTAACAAATCATTAGCCTGTATTGAGTTAATTTCTGTATCTCTGAGAGAAGGAATGTCGTCAAACGTTCTAGAGACACCATCTACATAATTTTTGTTTGCGGCTGCTGTGCCGTCGGGACCAGGTAGAGCAACATTTGTAATATTATTAGCTCCGAGGTTTAAGTCACCTTCAAGTGTGGCTCCTCCGTTTAACGGAAGGAAACCAGGGCCAATTCTAATACCACTAGGAGGGCCTTCTATTTGTGTAAAGTTATCAACATTGTATCCTAGAGCTCTGTTGATATAATTATAGATAGCTCTTTCTGTAGGAACAGCTTGTCCGCTTTGATCTGAAAAAGAGTCGTCTGCACTAAACTCATTTATTGTTACACCTCTTGTGAACCCTAATGCGTTTGCGCCTGTGATTCCTATAGATCCGCTAAATGTAACGTCACCTGTTCCTTGGTCTACAGAGAAGAATTTACCTACTCGGAAGAAACCGTCTTGGTCAGTTGACACATAAAATACTCTGCCTTTTCTTCTTTCCCAAACCTGAGAAGAAGTTGCTGTTACTGCATCTGTGTAATCTGATGCGAGGCTATTTATGGGTTGACCAAAAATGACGTTAGGATAGTTAGAGTCATTAAATCCACCTGCGCCGATTTGAGTAAAATCATGTCCTGTTGCTCTAAGAAGAGATATTGAAATTGTAATCTCTGCTGTAGAATCTTGTGGCAACCCTGCATATATTAGTGTTTCGTCTGTATTAGGAATAGCAGCGTTTAAACCAGTTATGCCTGTGGCAGAACCGTCGATATTAGTATCCGATACATCTTGTATTACAATGTATGGAAAACTTTCATCTGTATCATTGTATTCTATAACAGCATGGGTTTTTCCAGCCCAAACAAATATCATACCACTCGAATATCCGGAATCTCCAGGCTGATTGCCTGCTATGTCTCTCGTAAGACGTTCTTGTAATTCTTCGTCGCCAATCGGAGCAACGGCAATTCGTGTGTCTCCCTGACTATCACCGAAACCTCCCGAAAGATTAGTAGGATCAGTTTCAATTTCGATGTATTCATAATCTACTTCGGCGGTAGCTGTTATCTCTGTAGCTGAAAGATCTACGCCTACGCCATCTGTGGGATCAAAAGCAAGCGTTCTATAAGTGGTAGTATCTGATTCGTCAAAGTTAATTGCAGTCGAAGGTCTAGTTTGTAAAGCTTCTTGATTTCTAATTCCGTTAAAAACAAAATTAGGACCGGACCGGTATTCAAGTATTTCTCCATCTGGAACATCAGCTTGTAATGACTCAAAGAAATCTCCTTGAATATTAGGATCGGCAGTGATATTCATGGCGTAGACAACAGGACTTTGTAAAGTACCAGAAGCTAGAATATCATTTGGATCGTCGCCAATCTGGCCGTCTATATCGCTGTCTGATAAGCTTCTTATGCTAGATATTCTATAATTTAATAAACCTGTGCTTCCTCCGTGATCTATTCTTATAATACTCTGCGGAGTAGGAGTAAATTTGAGATCAGTCACATGAATTGTTTGATCCCCTGATGCATTAGGTTCTGATATTGTTGTGTAAGCCTTCGCTGGCTGTACTAAAGGTGTATCTAATACTACTTGATCTGGAATTTCATTTGGATCTGAACCTTCTGCAACAAGGCCAAAGAAACCATAGCCGTTTGAACCGTTGAGTGACCTAATCTCTGAGCCATTTTTAGCGTAGTATGCTGCTTGGCAGTAATATGTAAACATCGATACCATCTCAGAGACAGCACCGTTGTTTGTAACAAGGCCGTACCCTAAGTCGTTTATCTGGGTAAAATCGTTGCCTAACATTGATCTATTACCTGCAGTTTGCAGGAATACTTCTTGAGGTGCCGAATCTGTGAAACCCTGTCCTACTCCTGTTGCAGGATCTGGGTTAGAAGTTGCGTCGAGGAATATCGTTGCTGTTCCATTGCCGCTATCGTAATTAGAAATAGAATTAACTTGATATCTTATACCTTCATAGAAAAAAGGACATGGCAATTCTGGGGGCCGGATAAACAACCCTTGATTTAAATCACTTTCTACATCTAGTATAAAATCGCTTTGTTTATTAATAATACGTACAGGAATATTTCCAACAAAGGCATCAACATACATACCACCCCTAAAACGTTTTTCGTTGTCGCTCTTGGAGAACGAACTACCTGTTTGAATATAAGGAGATTTTGTAAGAATCTGTCCAGCGGGATCTAGAACAACCATAAATCCGCCGTGCCCTTGAACTGTGACGTTTCTCACAATAGTTGCATCTGACATTTGAAAAACATCTACTTGGTCGGCATCATTTTGTTTTGGAGGATTGTAATTTGTATTGTAACAGAACACAATTAGATCTATTAGATCAGTGACAAAGCCTACTGTTCCGTCTTCTGCCGCGCCAAGTGTAACATCTGGAACAATTTCTCCATTCTGCGTAGGTGCTTGACCTTGTAAAAGGTCTGAACAAATCAAACTTATCTGTGTTATTGCTTGCTCTATTGCAGGCTGGTCTCCTTGATCTATTTCTGTAAAAAATTTACCCTGCTGTTCCAGTGCAAACTCTGCACCTCCGATGCCTAAATCTTTTACTATAGCATCTATAACTTGTCCAATCCTTTCTCTTAATAGAGTCTCATTATATGAAAAACCAATAAAAACCGCCGGATCACCTGTACCAATTCCTGTGTTAATATATTCTATAATTTCTTCTTGTATAAATCTTTTGTTATTTTCTAAGATAGAAACTGCAGTTGAAAAACCGCCAGGATTGTTGGGAATAGTACCTACATTTTTATCGGAGTGAGGATCTTCAAGATACCATTTTCCAAAATATCCCTGTATCTCGTCTATCTGATTAAGGAAGTAGCCAACTTCGTTCGCAACCACAAACATTCTACCTTCCGCAGCAGTCCATGATAAATCAGTTCCGCCTTGGGAGTCAGATATAGTAATAGTATCTCGTGGTGTTCCTGGAACAATGCTGGTTACATAATAAACGATATCTCTTTCAATTTCAGAACCTATTAGATTTGCCCCGGCAAATTTTACAGCCTGACCAACAGACATCCAAGAAGCATCGTCTACTTCAATTGCTTGAGGAGCAGAATCACCTAAAGAGAATACAGTCGAGTGTTTTATGTCAACTAATGGTATATCATCAAATTCTAGATCTTTATAAAAATAAGTGGTAGCCCATTTAGATTGAGATGTTCTCTTTTTAGGACGTATGATTACACGCCTAAATTCGTCGCCTTTTAAGGATACATTGTTTGATAGCCTTATCGGAAAATCTTCTTCGTAAATTCCACTTTCAACAAAAATAGTAACCTGTTTGTTTTTAACAAAATTACCAAACGTCATTGTTTCGCCTGGTATGAAATCAACTGCGTTCTGTGGAAGTAATTCTAATACGTCGTTATTATCTTCTGTCGGATCAGCAGAAGTATAGGAGATAATTCTGCCCTGGGCGCCTGACCTGTCTCCTACTACAACCTTACCAGGAAGCAGGTCAAGGTTGTCTGGATTTCCTTGATCAACATAAGGTTGCGAACTCGATCCGTTATCTATAACAAGCTTATAATTATTGCCAAACGCGATATCTGCACCTGCGTCAATTCCATCGTTTATAATAGTTTCTATAAGCGAAAATTTAGAATTAACCGAAGATATACCAGTGGAGTCTGCAGTAATTCCCTGGAACTCGGGTTTAAATCTAACGCTGCTAATAAAACTTTCCCTTTCTTGATAAACAATGCCTACTTCACCGCCTGCAGTAAACAGAGTATATGAACTTATATCAAAAAAGTTCTGTAAACCTGCGTCTTCATAAAGTTCAACAGTTGTGTCATTGATCACTCTTAAGTAGGCGGTTTGTCCTTCAATTTCTGTCATGCCACCTACGTTTTGGAACAGGATTTGTTCTCCGTCTGTATATCCATGCGGAGAGGTTGTTATAACTCTTGCTCTAGGAACGGTAGTTGACTCGTCTACTGTTATATTTTGTATGTCTCTCTGTTTGAAGAGTTCGTTTTGAAAGATTGAGCCTAAAACAAGATTTGCAAAATTTATTCCGTCTAGTGTCTGTGTTTTTTGGGTGGTAATTGCCGATAAACCAGACGAATTAGCATAATATCTTTCTGCTGCTTGCCGTGTTAATGTATTTGCATTAACTCCTCTATTCAAATCAAAAGCAATAGCATCTAGAATTAATCCAATATCTCTTTCACAGGTTTCTTCGTCGTAAACAAAATCTGGATAAGTGAAATTAATATATCCTGTAACTTCTTTTTTGATATACTCTCTATTATTACGAATAAACTTAGCAGTAACAGTAAATTGTGGTGATACAATGCCCGCTTCGATAACTGTGGAGTCCGAATCTCCATTGTCGTTTGTTATTGTTTGAAAGTAAGGACCAGGTTCAGGCAAACTGGTTTCGATTATTTCTTCTGCACGGCGAGCAGCAGCGTTTACTGTTCTAAAAGCATAATCAAGAGCAGTTCCTTCTCTGCCTGGAGGCACACCTTGCATGGAATCGTCGCCCGATAAACTTACAAAAAGGTTTTCAGTTGAAGAGTAAGTGGTAGTATCAACATATAATTTCGTTGCTGCTTGGAGATCGTCATCCCCATTAACCGTGCCGAAACCTGCTAGCTCGCCAGGATGATCGTGGAGATTTAAGGCACCTTCCATAGTGTCTCCCTGTCGACGAACAAGGCCTTTGCGTGGTACTGCGGCGTTTGCAAGATAATTTCCTTCTAATGTAGGGTCAAAGCCAGCGTCGGTAAGAGTGTGAACTTCGTCGTCAGGTATTGTTCCTGACAGGAAGATTTTATTTTGTTCTGCGGTAATATCACTAGGATCTTCAGCGTTATCTTCTGTAAGGTAAGCCGCTAATTGATCATCGTTAACGTACCTTAAGAAATAAACAGGCTTGACTTCTACGTTCGCATCTGTTGGTGTGCCATCTCTATCAGCTCTGAAAATTAAATTAAGTTCATTTCTTTCTGCACCAAAACTAGTCCAGTCTAAAGAGTCTGGTGCGATAATTTGATAACTTCGACCTTCTACGATCAAAGAAGCATCATTTGTGCTGTCTAAGCCGTTAGGATCATTGTACCTAGAATCAAACGTAAACGCTTGACCATTAACCGTTCTATCAAATCCATGATCTAAAACTTCTACATTACCGTCTACGTATCTGTTTATATCAAGATTATATTGATCTGATGTAGCCGGTTCGTCGGCTACTCTTACCGGAAGTCCACTTGTAATATAACGTCTGTCTGCATACCCTTTTGTTATAACAAGATCATCTATGTTAATATCGGTGTTGTGTCGGGTATTAAATTCGTCTACAGCAAAGTCAGAAATAGCAACATTAGCAATCGCATTATTGCCAACATTTAGAGGACCGCCTAAAAGTGGTTGTGTGTCATCAGACAACTGAGTAAAGGAAGTTGTAATTACTAATTTACCATTCACTGAATAGTCAAAAACTATTGTGTCAGTGACTTCGGGATCTAGCTCAGAATTAGAAGCAAGCTCTAAAAGATTTATAAAACTACCGGTGTCGTTAACTACAGGAATGCCGTTCGGTATCAAGGCTTCCGGAGTGTCTCCTAGAGATGTAAAATCTATTGTACCACCTTCACCAAAAACAGCATATAGTTCTACAAAGTTTTCGTTGGTTTTTCGAAACGATTCTCTAATGGAATCACCAGTGCCATCATTGCCCTCTACACCAATATCAATATCTTGTCTTGCCATTCTTTACTCCGTTTAGAATCCTATGCTTTCACCGCAGCCACAGGCTGATTGAACATTTGGATTTCTAATTACCAATTTAGATCCAAACATTTCGGTATGATAATCTATTTCTGTTCCGTCTAGAAAAGGAACGGAATCGGCTCCTATAACAAGGTTGCCATTTCCACATTGTAAAACTATGTCCTCTTCTTTCACTTGTTCTCTATCACAAATGTCCCACACATATTCAAATCCAGCGCAGCCTCCACCTTTTAGATTGAGAGACATAGCATACACGTTTCTGTCTTCACACACAGAACTGATATGATGCTTTGCTTTTTCAGTTAAAATTGGGGTATCCATTGCGTTCTCCTTACGTATTTATCGCGAAATTTTATAAGCTTAATGTAAATACTTTATGTATTTAGGTGAATACACCATTAAAACCATCCATAAACGAAAATCAAAGTTGGGTAGAGAACATACCTACCCTAGATATAAAACTATTGTAAATTTGAGATGTGATGCGTGCGATAGAGAATTCGAAAGAGCAAGAAAGTCAATGGATCCGAAACGGCTAAACAACAACTATTTTCACGTATGCGATAGCTGTGATGCTAAACGTTTTGCTCAAAAGAGAGGAGTAGAAAGAAGAAAGATGTGGGAACTTACCGCAAGTTCCAGTTTGCCTATATCGAAACTTTAGTCTTTCTTAAGCAGAGTGTATGCGCCGTATAGTATCGCACCGTACGCTACAACAGAAGCAATAGGCTTAAAAATTAAAAAACAAACGCCTGCTCCTATAAGTATCACTCCGTCTAGTGTAGTTCTTTCTTTAAGACGTTTTTGAATGAAATTTTTAATCATTTTTTTTACTTCCGAAAGGTTTATTCCGCGTTGCTCGATTTACTTTTTGTAGTCGCTTAGGATAATTATATCTTATTAGCTGACGTTTAATTTTGTCTGCTCTTAAGCCGTTAATTTTATTAAGGGATAAATCATAAGAATTAATGTAATTCATGTAGATATTTATCAATTTTAATTGTTAGTTTTCCTAACAGAATTAAATATTTTTCCTAAGGAGGTATAAAATGGAAATTTCAATTGTGATTGTAATTGCTGCATTAGTTGTAGCAGCTTTAGGTTATTTTGTTCTAAGCGAGTCTAAGGAAGAAACACTAGACAAGCCTATTGTAACACCTAATGTAGATAGCAAGAAAGAAACAAAGGCCGCAGCTAAAAAGTCTTCTACTACTGCTCCTAAAACAAAGAGCAAAAAGAAAACAGCAGTAAACTTTGATGCTATGACTAAAACTCAGCTATTAGAGCATGCTAAAAAGAACAATATTAAAGTAAATGCCAGCATGAAGAAAGCTGAGATTGTAAGCAAAATCAAGACCGGTTAATTACATTCATTAACTGTTCTTGTGTTCTTTCAACACGGGCGAGCTTGCGTTCTAACACGTCCATAGCCGCCCGTTGTTTTTTGACCTGCTCTTCTAGACTTTGAACGTATCTCTGGGACGGAATCTGTCTTTCTTGACCGTCCTCGCCTAAAATAGAAAGTGTGTCAACACCTTGTGCTCTTAGTCCGCCTGCTACTCGGTTTGGATTTTTCGTAGATTCTGGTTCAGGTTTACTTCCTGCGGATTTTCCGTACATCTTTGCGAGATAGCTCATTGGAGTCTCCTTTGAAATATTTATTAGGCTGCCTTGCGTTTGCTTTCCTGCCAATAATCATATAAGTCACGTGAAGCAAGATTCTTTTGTTTAGCCTCGACCATTATGTCACTGTATGGCAAGAAAGATAATGCCCAATCGTTACAAGCTGAATTCCACATATAATCAGAATGAGCACGAAGTTTCTGTTTCTTGTAACCCTGCTCTAGCAGACATGCCATATCAGGCTGTTGACTGTCATCGTGCCATTCCAGTATGTCTTCCTTTGAAAGGGAATAATGCATAGCAGGACGAACACCTCGCCAGCTATCAACAACTCGTTTAAATCTATCATCTGAAGGCTGAATATATTCCCCAGTTCGAACCCAATGATGATGAATATCTAGAACAAGGGCAACATCGTCAACAAGTTCCAGTGAAGCATCTAAACCCCAACTCATTTCGTCGTTTTCGATGGTAATAGAATTTCTTGCTTCTGGTGACAGCCGAGGCAGAACTTTCTTAATACCCCTAGGGCCTTGACGACCTGAGATATGAACATTGCATTTGAAGTCTTGAAACTGTTTACCGAAGCCCATCCAACGAATCATATCGACGTGATATTCAAATTCTTCTATCGAACGTTCTACTATGCCAGGCGTATCACTAGCAAGAACAGTAAACTGACCAGGATGCATTGAAACACGAACATCAAGACTGCGAGCAGCCGCTCCTGCCTTGGAAAACTCTCTTTCGCAGTAGTCTCTAACATCGCTTTTCCGCCAAAAGTATCTCCAAGTTGGCTCAGTATACACAGGTAAGCAATCACTGCCCAGTCTAACCATTCGCAAGTTTTCTGGCAAAGTGCCTGCATAGTCTATCAGCCTTTTATATGATTCAATATTATGAACCATTAAGTCCCATAGTCGCTGTTCAGCATCTTCTTGAGTCTGGCGGTTAAGCCAAGCCACTGTAGTAGCCCTTGTATTGAGAGGGCGCTGCGATTCTTCTAACAGTTTTTTCTTTTTAGATTGGTCTGGGTCAAGATACTTACAAGCAAAACCTAGACGCTGCACTGATTGATCAAACATTAATTATTTTGCTCTTTATATTCGCGTAGTTTTTCTTTGTATTCTTCTTCTGTTAGATTATGCCAACCAATACATTTACCTGTTGGCGAACGGCCACATGAACAACTCATATGAATACTCCTTTTTGTTTATTATACACTATTTCCAGTTTTGAACAACCCAAGGGTCTTCAACAAGTTCTGGATTGGGATCACCGTGAAAAACGGTTACACAACATTCTGGACGAGGTTTGACATCTTCTATGTCTTTAAACTTCCTGTTACCTCGGCGTCCGCCTGGTGCAAACTGACGACTTTTTCTTACTTCCCATTTCCAACTCAGTATCCAACTTTCTGGCCAAAACATAGGCTTTTTGTCTGCTACTGCATAAAGCCAATCTTGGTCACCAAAGAATCTTCTCTCATAACTGAGCCTATTTTTTTCAAAATCCTGCCACAGGTAGTCTAGTTGACCTGAATTAAATCTTATGACACTAGAATTATATTTCTGCCAATTAGGACGCATTGCCCTTGTAAAGTCTCTTATTATAAACCAATGACCGGGCGAATGAGTGAAGAGTTTGTCAATGTTACCTGCAATGACGACGTCAAGATCCATGTATAGGATTACGCCATCTAAGCCAAGACTGTTAGAAAACATGTAAGGTTTTGCCCACCAACCTTTTAGGTAATTAGGTAGACTGATAGTTTTAATCTTTGCATTCAAGCCTTCAATGTCATCTGTCAAACATACAAATTCGAAGTCTAGTGAGCAGTTTCTTCTGCACATGCGATACAGAGTGTTCACATATTCAGCAGAATATTTCCTGCCATGCTTTACACAGACAAGATAATATTGAGAAGTAGAAGGAACAGAGTAGGATTTTTCTACTTGTTTAGTAGCCTTCTCCTGTCTTCTCTGCTCCTTAATAGCCTTCCACTCTGCCTTAGTGTACTGGCTTTTGTCTACCTTTGCCAAACTCTATCCTTCAAGACGTTTCACAGCATCACGCGGTGCTTCCCAATCCCATCGTGCCTTGCAAGGAAGTAGTTTCCCTTCTGCTACCTTAGTCTCTGCTACGGAACGGGCTGTGTCACCGTCAACGACGACCTGTCCTGCGTTTCTATCATGCTCGAACACTTCTACCCGCTCTACATAACAGCGACCGTGTGTAACTTCGTAAATGTATGCGTTAACGTGTTCCCAGATAAACAGAGAACTCATCTCCATAGACACGCCGGATGGCAGTACTCGCACTGTGCCTAATAGTCCACCAGGGACTGTAAGTTCTTCTGTGATCTGTCCCAGGCGAGGATCGTCTGCTGGTAAAACCGTAACGTGATCGAAATAGTATTCTAGAAATTGTTTGATAGGTTTTAGTTCGCCAAAGGGCACGATCCATCCGTGTTCATCTATGTCCCCTGCGAATGTAAGCTCTACTTCTCTGTCATAGCCATGTATGCTTGCGCATTCGCCAGGCGATCCGTCTGGTTCTTGATCAAAATACTGTGCATGCCCGCACGGAAGATACTTAAAACGTTTTGTTGATTTGATTTCGATTGCCATCTATTTTCTCCTTATCAAATAGACACGCAGAATATTTAGAGTGGAGTGAGCGTCAAAGTCCACAGTTTTAAGTATATGCGAAATTACTTATCTTGTCAACTGACACATTAGGCAGATTCCATTTTTCTGGTAATTGCCAATCGGGGGTTTGATAGATTTTAAAATCTACAGTAGGAAAGCATCCAAATACCTTACTAATTTGATGAATCCAGTATCTAGGGTCTACTGCTCTTTTTTTAGAATCGTCGTAGTTTTCAGTGTCCTTATAGCAGTTGTTTACTAGTTTGTCTTTACCATACAAATCAAAACCTATCATTTTTACCTGATTCGATAGTTGTGAGGCAATAAGGACAGCATAAGGTCCGCTACCCCAATGGAAGGGCTCGTCCCATCTTTGGCTTCCTTTGTATGGCAAATCTGGCACTTTTTGTATTTTACCGGTAGTATTTTCAAAAAGTAGATTTGCTCTGGTATAACATAAATCAAAGTTAAGATGGTATTGAAGGCATTCACGCAGCATTTTTCTGTCAACACACACTACACTATCTATTGTGTGATGTCTAACAACGGCATTACATCCAACAATTTGATCTTGAATATGATCTATATCTATTGAATTACGACTTTCGCCGTTTCCTATTACTACCACTTTTTCTAATGTCTTCTTTGACGTCAGTTATATCTTTCTTAACTATTCCTAGATGGATAGCAGTCTCTTCCATCGACTTGATAATATATAGCAGTTTGTGCAAGGCCCACCACCACCAAAAGACAGAAGTGCCAAAAAACAGCGTGGTAATCACAACAAGAGATTTATGAAACCAAGTTTCGTAGCCAATAAAGTAGGAAAATGTTATAAGCGCCAAGGCAGCAAAAGGAAGACTCCAAGCAGCGTAGGACCAATAAGCTACTTCTCTTTTTGTTTTTTCTGTGATTTTTGACAATGAATTTCTCCGCCCTGTAAAATATTTATAGACGAAGAGTCAGAAATTAAAAGATAGTTTTAGCTGGCAATTTGCCCGAAAGGTTTCCACTCACCAGGTGTGCCTTCACGCACACAGATCCAGCCAACGTAGCCCGTAGGTTTAGGATCTGTATTCCAAACAATATCGCCTTTTTTGTATTCACCAACTGTTGGCTTAGCGGAGCCTACTTCTTGCTTTTTATCAGAAAATCTTATTGCACCTGCTACAGTAAAATCCACATCTTGTAAGGGATTCTTAACACCGATACTTACCCTCTTTTCAAATGAAGTATCGTCGGATAATGTTATCTTGCCAGTGTTTGCAATAGAAATCCTTATTGTATCATCTGTAACAAGAGCAAAGTTAGAACTTGTGTAGGTGCCTAGATGCCAAACACTTTCCGAATAGTCAAGATATAATTTATGATCTAGGCTATCTATAGTCAAAAAACCTAGAGCATCTTCAGTACCTATCGAAATATTTTCATTGTTCGGATCTAGTCTTATTACTTCGCCAACAGTAATACAGCCGACGGTGTCTAATTCTCTAAGTTTGCCGACTGACTTAAGTTTGCTATCGACTATAGAATTGCCTAAGGAGGATTCAGTTAAGACCGTTAGATTACCAATTCTGTATTCTTTATCTCGACCGATATCTATGTTTTCATTTGTCCAGATTCTATAAGGGTTGTCTTTAAGGACTAATTGAGAGGTGTGTTTGTCATTACGCCAGAGAATACCCTCTCCTAATGTAGTTTTTTCTGTGTCTATGAATTCTAATGTTTTCTTGTTATCGAACTTAGAAAAGTCTATATCTGTAATTAGATTGCCTTTCACTTCAAGATCGCCTTGTATAGTAATAGACCCTTCTACAGATGGACAGTATAATCTTTTGGTATGGATGCCGTTGTTATCTACTTTTAAAACTGTCCTATCAGCAAGGTCTTCTATTCCTTGACTGGAAAATTTTGTAATTTTTCCGCCATTTATCTTATTACCGGAAAGAGACCTATCAAGTATTTTGGGCTTTTGGTGTTTTTGCTCGTGTATTGCTTCTATAGAATCTGCTAATTGAGCAAGAGTTTTTCGTATATCTGACATTGTGGCATCCTGATTATAGTGTATTTATCAGGTCACTTTAAGAAGAATAGTGTCAGGATTAATCCTACCATTCAACTTTGTGTCAGTGGTCTTGATTTCATCCAAGAACTTGCGAAGTTTTACCTTGCCTGCGGATTTGAACTCTTTAAGTACTTCATCAGGCTTGCGAACAGTCTTTTGAACACTTTGTTCTTCATCAAATCCAGTAATAGTAGTACCCTTTACACTCAAACCTGAGCCTTCTCTGCCTGCTCCTGTAGGATCAACTTCACTAGCAACATACTTACCAAGCTTGCGAGTCTTCGTATTAAATACCCAAAGAGTCGAAGCACCTACAATATTTGCAGGATCGATAGATGCTAACTTATACTTGTCGTCGGTCTGCTTATACTTCAACTTTTCAACGACCTTTGCAGCAGGTTTGCTCTTTGGTTTGCGAGTCTTGCGTGTTGCCTTTGAACTTTCGATTACAAAGTCGCAGGCTTCAAGAAGATTTTCGAGAGCAGTGATAATCTTCTTTAATTCTGCCTTCTTAATATGTCCATAGCCTTCTTTGACCTGATCCCACTGATCTGCTTCTTCTTCCGACATCTTTTTCTTTTGAGCAGTAGTAGGCTGGTTTGCGACAGTTCGCCATTCGTCCAGTTCAGGCTGATAGAACTTGATGATCTTTCTAGCATGGGCCTGTGTGGTTTTCATTGTTTCAAAATGCTTTTTAAAGTCAAACTTTTTGACATCAAACTTGCTCGGGTCTGTGTCAAATGTGTCTAACCAAGCGTCAATATCTATGCACATCTGCAGACTCTGTTCGTGCAGACGCTCTTGAATAGAAGGCTTATAGCCTTTTTCTTCTGCTTCTTCTTCTTCCTTTGCTTCTTTTTCGTTTGCTCTGGCAGCAATAACTTCTTCTAGTTTTTCTTTTACTCGCTCGGAGAAAGGACGCACCGTGCCCATTGTGCCAGGCAAACTTTCCCAATATTCTGCGTATGCTTCATTGTAGTCTGGCATACCTTTGTATAGCAGAGTGCAGAAAACTGCGAGACTGGGGGAGACCGCAGCAGAACCTGACGCAGCCTTTGCATGCTTGATCTGTTTCTGTGTATAGCCATTGTCTTTCATCCAAGCCCATACATTGCCGAGCAGATCAGAATGTTTGTAGTTGAGGTAGTAGAACTCTCGAGCAGCGTCAATGCGTCGGCTGTAGTCTTGCGGAGACCATTCTTCCCAACCGTCCCAGCTAGGCTGTTTTAGTTTGCTCTTTGGGGTCTTTACGGTCTTTGCTCGCTTGGTTGCTTTTTTTGCTGCCATTAATCTACTCCTGCTTTAACAAATGTGCAGTCATTATATAGCCAGATGAGACAAAGAGTCAATCGTTTTGAACCGGCTTCCTGCGTATTTCGTATCCGATCTCATCCAACTGCTTTACTAACTCTGCCATACCTCTTTCGTTGAAACGAGTTTTGAGATTGCGTCCTAATCCAAGCCTGCGAGAGGTTTTTGCAAAGTCTTTAAGTTCTTGATCTAGGCCTTCCCAAATTTCTATAAGTTCTAGATCCCGTTCTGTAAGTTCGTATTTTTTTGGTTCTGGCGATTTTGTTAAACTTTTAATCATTGTTCCAAACATCGTTAACTCCAAGTAAGTGAAAATAATCTTACCACGTCTTATCTATTATAGCTTCTCGCCTGTCTCAAATCCACGGAAAGTTTTGAATCTCGGGAATCTAAGAGAGTACGTTCCATCCTGATTGCTCGTGATAGCATCTGCTCTAACTTCCACAATCGAACCTGGAAGTTGCTCTCTGTTCTCCCAAAACTCTGTTCGCTGCTTATCTGAAAAACCAGATCCAACATTGACTCGTATAGCCTTATCTTCCTCAACTCCTGAACACACGAATGCTCCCAACCTGCCTTCATTTCTTCCTGTTCCTTCTTCTACTTCATCTATCGTCAGCGATACTTCTATAAACGGCTTCTGCTTTAGCCAACTATGTGTTCGCTTGTTTTCATAGGGAGCATCTGGGTCTTTGATCATTACGCCTTCATATCCACCGTCTACAGCCGCTCTATTAAGCTCTACAAAGCGAGATCTTCCTTCTTCTGTGTCTAAGTCTACGGTTTCCCATTCTAGTGCTTGTACATGCTTTAGAGTCTGTTGATGGTCTGCTACCCAAGCACGAGTGATTTCTGAACGAAAATGTTGAGGCTTGTCCCAGCCGCCGTTCCGCCATGAGTTATAGGGAACAGTGTCAAACAGATGCAGCACAGCGTCGCTTGCTTCTACGTTTTCTTTTCTATGCACCTGCTTCATGAGGTCCTGAAAGTTAGCACTCATTACTTCGCCGTCTAACATAAGTGGATAAGGTGGCGGATATTCTGCTACTACTGCTTCAATCTCGCGTTCTATATGGCCAAAGTTTTCAAAACGCTTGCCATTTCTAGAAAACATTTCTACCTTCCAACCAAGTTCTGACGCGTCGTGTGTGATCATTGTGATAACACGCACACCGTCCAGTTTGATTTCAATCTGCTTTTTGCCTGTGACTTTCTTTTCGTGATTAGCAGCGTCGTGCGATAGTTGGCAAGTGAACACAGGCACGCCCAAATGCTTCTGGCCTTTCTTTTTACAGACCTTGTTTACAGTCTTTTCTGACACACCGCACTTCAAATCCTTCTGAAGTATTCTGCGATACCAGTCATTCCACTGCTGTTGTGTAGCAACATCACATGCCAATTGAACAGCGTCTCTCGCATCGTGGCCTGTAAGTTCTCGTGTTGTAAGTTGTGCCTGCAGTTTTAAAAACGCTTCCCAGGGCAGGCCTTGACCTTCTGCTTCTGCTTTGAAAGGCACCTGCTTGATATGAAAAGTGTGTAAAGGATTGAGCGCCATTCTTACGCCGTCAAAGAATTCTGTCAAGCCTTCGTCTACAGCGTCCTCAAGAATCTGCTCTTTGTCTAGTCTGCCTGACACAGATTCTAGCCTTCTGATAATTTCGTCTGGTTGTGTTCTCATTGTGTTATCCAAATCGTGAGTGTATCTGTAGTTTATAGGAGAATTCGGAGGGTTGCAACCTGTCTGGATTTGAAAGATTTTCAATCACCCAAGGCGTTACATTTGCTTTGCATTTTGCAACAAACTCTTCTTGAGAATAACTCTCAACATTTTCTAATGCTGAGTTGCCAAATTCATCAAAGAATTCTTGCTTGGCTGATGTTTCTTTAATTGCTTTGGTAATGAGTATTGAAGTTGTTCGTCCTTCAACGCTCATTTGCTCTGATACTAGAAAAAAATGCCGTTCAGTAGTCATAGTATTTTGGTGCTTGTTTTACTCTAAGGTCTTCAATATGAACAGGCTTGTAATTGGTGTGTTCTACACAAACGCATCTATACGGTCCTGGTGGTGACTGGTGTTGATGAATATGACCGTGAACGTTGAGTAAACAGGGCTGTTCAGGTTCATGCTCTTTACCAGGTGTGCCTCGTTTCAACTGCGACTTGTGTAGAGGTACATGGCTAAGCAGGATGCCATGTTCGTGCATGGGCATCCACATGTGAATCTTAGTCACTAGTTCTCTCTTAGCAAAGAATTTTGCATCATCATGATTGCCAAGAATCAACTGCTTAGATCCGTGCAGACGCTTCCACATAGGAATAAATTCTTCTTTCGGACCAAAGAATACATCGCCGCAGTGTATCACTCTATCACCAGGTTTGACGACAGAGTTCCACTGGTCGATGATGTATTCGTTCATCTCCTCAATGGAATCAAACCCTGGACGTATGAGTTCACCAGTGGTGTAATCTCTAAACTTGAGAATGTTTTTATGATTGATATGGGTATCTGATACAACCCAGATATCGCCCGCCATTTGCAACTCCTATCTTAGTGATAGTATAGCAGGCGATGAGAATTCAGTCAAGACCAGGATCAGGATTGGCAGGTTCTGTAGGAAGTGGCTTAGGTTTTGCAACAGGATAGCCTAGAGCGTGTTGAATGCCCATTGCGAACTCAAAAATATGCATTTGAGTGATTTCATTAGTCTTGGGGTCAACATTTAGTTCTCTCGCAAGAGCAATAATTTCCTCTGCTGACAGAGGTTCTTTTCTAATACCTTCACTCTCTTCTGCTAGAGTTTTGTCAAGCATTTCTCTTATGTATTCTGCATCACTCATTGTTCGACCTTCTCCGTATTTTGATGCTCTATATCCTGCGTAGGCTGATTTTGCACTTTCTTTAGTTTTGTAGATGCAGTCGCCCGAACCTATTCTCCATTTACCGTTTGAACATTTTCTTACTGGCATACAAGTATTTATAATGCCAAAAAAATAACAAGAGGCGAAGTAGTAAAAAGAAGCAGTATTGCAAAAAGATAGTGGATGGGAGTCATTGTGATGTCTCCAAGTCTCGTTCTGTGACATCTGATTGTTCGATGTCTTCTGGTCGAATAGGTTGCAGCCACGAATCAGGAATATATGCTTGAGGTGACGGACCGTATAGGATAGTGATATCATCTCCCCCTATCCACCAATGATGATCGGATACCGCACATTTACAAGGCTGCCCTCTAAACTGAAAGGTTTCGCCTTGCACAAACTGACCTATATATTCTTTTACTCTTACTATCCTGCCTATGTTCTCCTGTCGAATAGAGTAGAGTATAACTGCGAGATCACCTGTCTGACATTTCATCTGTTTCGCCTCGATTCCAACGTGCTACCGCGTGTTCTTTAGTAGTGCCATATACTGTTCTACCGCATCCTGAATTGTGGACTTGGCACGCAACATTCCACTGTGAAAATTCACCCGTATAAAGATCTCTTCGACTGGGGTAGAGTGTATCTATCAGTTCCCAGTTAGAATTCCAAGATTTTCCGCATTGTATGCAAGGTTCTAGCATAATTTATATGGTGGGCGGTGACAGGCTCGAACTGCCGACCCTCTCGGTGTAAACGAGATGCTCTCCCAACTGAGCTAACCGCCCTGTATCTATGGTTCCTTTGTATTTGTATTCGTGTGGTACGATTTCACCCTCATCTGTAATGTGAGGTTCGATTGTCAATCCTGCGGCATCAACTTTCAGTATAGTGGGCGTGTTCTGTCTTGCCCACGCTCGACCTGCCTGTGTTTGTAGAATGTAGTCTGGATTGTCTGTAAGCCAAACCCATTCTCTGTGGCTGTCTTCTTTGGAAATTCCTCGACTCCTTCTTGGCTGTATGCCTTCTCGTAGTATGCGTTCAACTTTTGATTCGCAAGTGATATGAAACAGCGTCATATCGTATTTATATGGTGGACCTGGTCGGGCTCGAACCGACGAACCTCCGACGTGCAAAGCCGGCGCTCTCCCAACTGAGCTACAGGCCCATGTTTGGTCGGAGATGCAGAAATCGAATCTGCGACCCCCTGCTCCCAAAGCAGGTGCTCTACCAATCTGAGCTAATCTCCGATGTTTGGTGCCCGGTGAGAGAATCGAACTCCCAACGACGGATTACAAAACCGTAGTTATACCATTTAACTAACCGGGCGTTGATTGTAAAAGAACTGGAGCAGGCGAACGGACTCGAACCGTCAACATTCTGCTTGGAAGGCAGAGGCTCTACCAATTGAGCTACGCCTGCTTAATCAATAACAAAACTTTTCAACACAATGTTTTCAGCCTTCTTTCCTACATTTACCACGGTTGGGCCTTTGTGTTCGCGTTCGTTTTTTACAAACGCATGAATACTGCCGCCTGGTTTTAGGTATTTTGCTTGATACTCTAAACCTTCTCTCGTAGTAAAAGCAGGATTATCAACCCATTGATATTTGCGTGGAACTTGAAATCTATCACCGCCCCACAGCGAACAAATATAAGAGATTGTGTTTTCTGCTGTGCTCATTGTTCTAATATTATATAGTCTTTTTGGATTCTGTCAAGTCTGAATATTGATCAACAACTGTTTTCCATACTCGATAATTGTGTTCTACTGCTTCTTGACAATCGTCGACTAAGTTTTTTAAAGACTTGTCGTTCAAATTGTTTAATCGTTGTATTTCTTTAACAAGCAACTGCATTCTTTTTTCGTTGTCTTCTTCTTGATCATAACTTTCGTCGATGTATGGAGAGAAACTTTTAAATCCAAGAAATTGAAAATCTTCTAACCAATAAGGAGTAGCAAAAACCAGAAAAAGTTTTTTTTGAGACACTGCCTTAAAAGTTTTTTCTGAGATATCAGTTGGCATTTTATCATAACCGTAGCTATCTAATCCTGTATAATCTCTTTGATCATACACAGTTTCAATTAAAATATGTATAAGGGAACTGGCTAGGGAATGATAAACTGCCTTGTGGTCTTGATTACTTGCCGTGTCTTGGTCTACAAGACGTTTTGGCAACAGACAATCAAATTTTTTGTTTCCATATTTGACTGCTGTGTTGCTCTCGCTGTCGTTTTGATCTATACACTGATAACTCCAATGACTGTTATCTAAGATTCCTTTTTTATATAGGCGGAAAAAAAATTTCAATCGGTCTGCGGTATGACGTCGACAAAACACTGAGAATGTTTTAATTTGTTGTGTAGGTTGGTATAATTTATTATCTACGGTCAAATAATGTCTAGGAAACACTTGGAAACATTTAGAGTACTTTGGCATTGCGTTTGTAAAATATCGAACTTGTAAATCATCTTGTAGATAAATTTTTACCTGTCGTGCAGGTATATTATACGTTGTTAGATATGATTTTAAACTCGTTCTATCGTCATGGGAAATAAGTTCATATTTGTAGTCTATATGCAGTATATTGGATTTGTACTGTATGAGTTTATCTATACACTCACTATTCAAACAATCAGATACAAAGACATTATCGTCTAACTCGTCAAAAAGGCTCCAGTAGAAATTTATATTTTCCGTGGTTTTTTTTGGTAGTTTTGTTATTTTTTTTACAGGAGAAAACCTCCCATGTGATTTTCCTGTTCTGCTGTAATACATAGAAAATATTTATAGCGTTAATCTAATAAATACTCACATAACGAGGGATCACAATGGATTTTCTCAAACTGGTAGGCGAACTGGGTTTTCCAATAGCAGGTGCAATAGCAGCAGGCATATTCGTGTTTATCACTCTCAAGTTTATACTTGCTTCGGTGACAGGCAGTGTAGTAGGGTTGAAAAACATCATCCACGCTCTGGACAACAGAGTACAGACTATGAACAACGATCTTGTTAAAATAGATTCTCTGCTTTCATACACACTCAATGTAAAACCCAACATAGATCGTCTTGCTGCAAACGAAGGCAAGGAGGATGCTCGCCGTGACTGATGATTTAGTAGCTGCAATATCAGAATATGGTTTTCCTATCATAGCCGCCATGGGACTTGGCTATTTTGTGTTTTTTGTATGGAAATGGGTTACAGAAGAAGTCAAGCCTGTGCTCAATGACGCAAATACCACTCTTATCAAGCTCGTAGATAGAATACGAATGCTTGATAACGACATGATACGCCTCAACACCAAACTCGCAATGGTTCTAGAATATAGAAATCAAATAGAACAAGCACGAGGCGAGTCGATCGATGAAGAATTAGAAGAGATAATCAACAGAAACAAATCAGTGTCAGAGACTTTCAACTCTACAGGTGAGAAGGATGATGGAAATTAGAGACAAAGTGTGCGAAAAGATATGGGACGAGTCTAGTCTTGTTTGTACTCTAGGAGTAGGAGCAGCCGTAGGCTCGCTTGTTATGGCTGTAATCGTTCTTATTGTTATTTAGAATCTGCTATAAACACGCCGTTCCAGTCTCGAGGTAAATCCTGCTTTGCCATAAAGTCACAGCGAGCCTGCCACATTTCATAGTAAGCAGTCATTCTGTCGTCAAATTCTGTTTTTAGATCTTCGCATAATGCCCTTGCTCTGTCGAACTTCTGTGCCTGATACAATTTGTGCATACGATTGTGTTCTTCCTGTGCAAGCAAATAGGCGCCTATATCAACACCTTCTGTATCTAACACTGTGTAAATGCCAATGCCATAACTCTTGCCTTTTACAGCAAGATCATCTACCTTAAGGAAGAAAAAGTCTTCCGCACACTGTTTTACTGTGTCTTCTCCGACAAGAAGTAGACATCCGTATTCCTTACACTTTGATTCAATTCTTGCGGCAGTAGAGACTGCGTCCCCCAAAACATCATATGAGTGTCGTTTTGTAGAACCCATTTCTCCGAGATAGCCAACACCACTGTTAATGCCAGCGCCCATACCAACAGGAGGGCGTCCTTCTTGAGTAATTTTGTCATTGAATTTCTCCACGGCTCGTATCATTGCCAAACCTGTTTCTACTGCGGTGTGCGGATGATCGTCATCTTCAAGCGGAGCACCGTGTATGTGCATACTTGCATCACCTATGTATTTTATTATCATACCGTTTCTTTCAATCACAGGCTCTGTTATGGCATCCATATAGCCATTCATTAGCGCAGTCAATCCTTTTACATCGTCGCCAAACGATTCACCCAGAGGCGTGAATCCTCGCAAGTCTGAGAACACAATAGAAATATCTTGTTTTGTGCCTTCCTTGACAAGCGCGGGATTTTCCTGTAGCAGTTTGACAACCGCAGGTGATGCATAGCCTGCAAACTGTTTCTTGATTGCCTGTTTCTCTCTAAACTCTTTCACAAAGCGAAGGAATACAGAGTGCAAGCCAACTAACACTAGAGCAATAACAGCCATAGTGCCGTCAAGCAGATAAAGGTGATTTGTCCAAGCCCAATGCACGCCATAAGCCGCGCCAGCACCTAACATAATCATTCCCAAGCCTACCGTCCAGTATGGTGTAAACCTACCTAGAAGAACTACTGCTAATCCTAGAACCAGTGTGCCGGCAAGTTCTGCTTGAAATGCCCAGTATGGTCTTTCTATCTGTTCTCCGTCTATGAGAGTCTGCAGTGTAACAGCAGCAGGTTCATAGTTGTATCGTGGACCTGTAGGTGATGCTATTACACCACCTATTCCCGCAGCCTGTGCGCCTATTATAACAGTCTTGCCTTGAAAACGAGAAAAGTCCTGTTCTGCTGCGGATATCGTAGGAAACTCTTTGTTCCAGCGCAGCCATATCCTTCCGTTGGGATCTGTGTTTATGACGGGGAAGCCAGGCACTCTGACAGCTTCTATGCCTGCGCCCTGTTCTTTTACCTGGTAGGAAGGCTGTTGAGTTGCTACTCGAATAACTTCTATGCCCAGTGATGGAAACACTTCATTGTCTACTCGCATGAGCAGAGGCACTCTTCTTACTACACCGTCTCGTTCAGGCACGGTGTTAATAACACCTACACCATCTGCTGATTCGGCCAGTTCGGGTATAGGTCCTAGCACGCCCTGCCATTGATAGAGGTAAGGAACAGGATCGCCTATTTTCGCAATGCCTCTAGGCACTGCATTCTGAGATTCACCTGCAATGCCTGTCTGTGCTATTACTACACCATTGTTTTCTAGTGTTTCTGCGAGATAGTCATCACCGCCCAGTCTATCTGTTTCTGAAAAAAGCACAGGTATGACAATTACTCCCGCACCGTCACTACGCAATTGCCATACAATGTCTGCTATTGTTTCTCTGCTCCAGGGCCACTGACCATAGCGTTCTATTGCAGCTTCGTCTATTGCGACAACGCCTATGTCTTGAGACTGTTGAACAGTATCTGTCTGTTGCAGTAAATCAAACTGCTTTAGTCGAAGAGTTTCAACTACAAAGCCATCTGAGTAGTGAACAAATAAAACCACTGCAAGGGTAAGAAACGCAGTAGTCCAATGTGTTAGCCATTTCATAATGATATTTAGCGTTGATCTATGCTTAGATCGCAGCCCGCAGGATTAGTGCAGAATTCCTGTATGGAAATAGAGTTTGATGGGGAGTTCTGCTTTATATCTAACGCAATGCCACCGCCACCTGTAAGATTCTGCAGAGAAAACACAGCACTTGCACCGTTTGATTGTGTGCTATTAACAGAGTGACCATTGCCTATCACAGAACCTTGCAGATAGTTATCGCCACTTGACTGCAACACACTCATTTCAAAGTCGTTGCCCTGCACAGTTACATCGACATCGCTTGCATTAGCGACTTTGATCAACCCTAATATCGTTAGTGCCAATACCAGTTTCATAACCGTATTTAACAAAACTGCCTTGAAGAATATCTATAGAATAACCGTGAGATTCACTTAAACGAAACTCAAATATATTGCCTGCTGCATCCTGTCGCCTTACAACAAACTCTGGTGGAGGCGCTTCGTAGTAAATACCTGTTTCTTCGTCTAAACCTTCGGGTCTATCCCCGAACACATTCTGCGAAGCAAATTCATCTCCAAGCGCATTAGCGGCCTGGTTTTGTAATCGCTCCATAAGTTCAAAAATGTCTACTTCAAGTATATTGCCTGTTTCGCCTAACTCAGTGTCCCAAATACCTTCTATGCTTTCTGACAGTTTATCTGCATCAAGTTCGTCAAACTCTAGATAATCCACATCCAGTTCTGCGGCCTGCTCTTGCATTTCTCTTCGTGTGGCATCGTATTCAGATTCATTTCTTACAATAAGCATATTGCCTAACTGATCGGGAGCTATATCTAACACGACAGGCTTGCTAGGCGCTTGGCTAGAAGTAGAAACGGTGGTTGTTTCAAATGCCTGATTCATTATGACTACGCCTGCGTCTGTTTCTACAGATATTTCTCCTACAAAGCATTCAAGCGCAGCACGAGGATGACTCTGTCTGCAGGAGGGTAAAAGCGTTATAGTTGAACCGCCTATTTCATTAACAATCATTGCGAAATCTGTGCCGCGCACACCAATAGTAGCCGACGGTGTTTCTATATTAACATTTTGTCTATACTTTTTTGCTATTTGGCCGCTTGCATACTTTACCGTGCCAAGACTTGCTTTTAGGCTGATAGATCCTTTATCTTGTGCAGGATCAAAAACAAACTCGTCTATTACAAGTCGAGAATGTTCTGTAACATCTACTCTAGTGTCATCGCGAAAATCAATACGCATTCTGCCTTTGGCAGTTACAGCAACATCATATGATTCTATAGACACACCAAGTGAACCTTCTATGGTTTCTGAATCTCGTTCAATAGCAGCAGAGCCTGAAATTTCTGATATTGCGCCTATGGCAGCCCAACTAGTATTAATCAGACTGAATAATATCAACAGCAGCGTTATCGCCTTCAAATGTTGCATCAACTGTGTTATCATTTATTCCACTCTGTGTAATATTGTATACACCGCCGCCGCCAGTTACATCAAGATTTAGACTATGCCCATTAACATCTCCATCACCGTCGATGTCTATGTTAACAGTATTGCCTCCAGCGAGACTGGCAGAGTTATCAATCACAACAGTAGCATCGGCATTTACACCGTCTACTTCTACATCAACAACATTAGAATCTCCATCTACAGCAAGTGATGCTACAAGATTGGAAGCGTCTGCAGTTTCGCCTATTCTAATGTCAATGTCTGCTCCGTTGCCATTTACAGTAACATCAGCAGTAACAGTTTCACAGGTAGCAGCATTACCACTGTCACACATCAAATCTACGGAGTTGTTGTTTCCTGTTAGGTTGATAGTGCCTGTATAGGTATTACCGTTTATCTGTGCAGCAATGACATTATTATCACCGACTTGATCTATGTCAAAGGTCATGTCGTCACCAGTGAGTATCATAGCCTGCTCTGCAGTTCCAGCAACGTTATCAGTGCCGTCTTGCGTAATGTCAAGATCTAGGTTATCACCTATCTGCTGAACATATATTTCGTTTGCGAATACCGCACTAGCGAGAAGTATCAGTGATAGTGTCAGTGTTCTTTTCATTTTCCTTGCCCTCTTTGAATTGCCAGAGATCTTTTTCTTCACCCTGATAGACGAGTTCTATCACTCCGGCTTCTATTGCTGCCCTCACAGCATAGTTCACAGGTTCGTTTGCTGTCATGCCCATTTCAGTTTCAACGAGTTCTGTGCCCATATCAAAAAAACGAAACAGATTAGCGCCTGTTTTCGTCGAAAGTATTGTTTTTTCTGTTGCTACAGAAATCAATACTCTCCCAGTGTTGACACTTACTATTCGCATTACCACAGTGACCGTGTCAACTCTATATTCTGTGTCTACGCCAATGCCTAGATATCTTGCTCCTGCACCGCCTGTGACTACATTTGCATCATAGCCTACTATACCGCCTTCCAGTATCAAACCAGCAAAACGCATAGGTTGTAGTTCAGTATCATCTTCTCCGTAGTTCTCTCTCGTATTCCTTATTAACTGACGTTCTTTTACAAGATTGTCTAGGCCTACTCTTTCGACTACATCAAACCAGGAACCATTGCCTATATCTTGTAAACTTTTAATGACCCATACTTCACTTCCCTGTGTTACAGCAGTTGATAGACTTGCTACTCGCTGATTAGGCTGTCTCTGACCTGTTTTGTCTGCAAAGTCATAAACTGCTATTGTTATTTTAGGACCGTCCAGTTCGGGCACATCTGCCAGTTGTTCTCGCATAGGTGCAGGCTGTGTTTCTGCAGGGGATGACTGAAACCTTTCTTCTCCAGTTGCAGCACATCCTATTAGAAACGCCAAACAAAATGCAATACAAGCGAATGATCCTTTCAAAAGTATAGTTCTCCTGGTCCTGGTATTTCTATCTCTGTAAATCCGTCAGGACCGTCTACTGTAAGCGTAATTGCTCCTGCTTCTGATCTACTCCAAGTAATGGTGGATCCTTCGATTTCTGTTGATCCGCCGTCTGGTTGAGAACAGGTTTCATTACCCTCTTCGCATTCTGTGAACATATTGTCAACCATCTGCTTGGATAGCGTGGCATAGATCCTAGATTCTAGGTTCGTCACAAACTTGTTGAGAATACTATCTTCCAGTTCTCTTTCTATTCTTCGCTGTTCTGCTTCACGCCGTTCACGAATCTCCTGTTCTCTGTTGTATCTCAACTGCTCATTCGCAAGAACATGGTTGCTCCAACCTTGCCCTGAAAAGGCTGGACTTTTGAATTCCCACACTAACTCTCCTGCTGACGCAGTTGACACAAACAGCATTAAAAAAAGACAGAGTCTCCTCACGTTGCACCTCATCATTTTACTACGTATTTAAGGTGATAGGGGCAAAAAGTTAAGTGGAGAGATAATTAACAGATGTTAAACCTGTTTAAGATCAATCGGCACAAAAGCTTGATTTGTCCAATAATATAGCTGGAAATCCGACTGAAAAAAGTTTTCTATTTTATGGACTTTTTGTTCTGGTGCAGGAATTGACAGATTTAAAACTATACCAATTTTTTCTTTAGGAATTTTATAGCGTTCATTAAGCAATCTAGCACATTCTTCTACACATATACCGTAATGGAAGCCACAAACATAAATCATTTCATATTTAGGAAATTTTTTGTTAAATTGTTTATATATTTTTTTGGGAATTTGTTTCATTACTCCCAGATGTGAATCATTAGTCCAAATTAGAATCCGATTACCTTTTGCATGTTCTTGTTCTAACACATACCCTAAAAAATTTCCAAAGCTTTTATTTTCTTCTTCGATTCTTAGGAAAATGTTTTTTTCCTCAGTTGTATATTTTTCATAAGGGTCAACAAGAAAAATAAGGTTCATAATATTTTTTCCTCTAATTTTCTTTTAAGGTGATCTAATTGGCTTCGAAAAAAATCATATTTAAGGTGCATAAAATTTCTCTTACATCGTTTATAAATATTACCTTCAAGTTTTATTCCGTTTCTTAATAAATTATAATTTAGGTCAATTGCTGTTTTAATTCTATCTACTGGTTTTGTTTTTTGGTCGTAGCTATGATCTACTAGGTCGTCAAAAAAATCAAAACCTTCGTTTCTCATAATTTTAATATGCCTTTTAGATGACAAAATTATAGGGATTCGAGCTGTAAATAAAGGTAAAAAAGATTTTTCACACGGATAAAATGCTCCCATTGTTGTCTCAGCCATCAAACATATAGAAGTTTGAATTTGTTTTTTAATTAAAAAATAATTTAAAAAATTAGTAGTGCAGGGAACATTGTGAAAATTATTATAAACTCTGTCAGGAGGAATACTATCCTTTTTATACCATTCGAAATCTATATATTTTAAACCAGGAATTTGTCGATTTGTCCTATGATAAGTTACAAAAGACGATTGCAAAAGATCGTAATCAGATAAATGATCAATTAGAATTTGTCTATGCTCCTTGGCCGTCCTATTTAAAGATAGAAAATTATAAGTTAAATTATCAGGCATGATGAGCTGAATAGCATCCTTATTTGTTATATAATTAAGCGCAAAAATATCTTCTAATATATCAAAAAAAGGAAATCTTATTTCATTACCTTTTTGTTTTTTAAAAAAATTAACTTTGGTAATATAGATGTTGTCAGACTCTATAAGGTATTCAGGTAGTAAATCATCTATGTTTAATAGAACTTCATTATCGACTATGACTATTTTTTGTTTTTTTATGTCGCCTTCTATAAATAGTTTATCTAGGTGGGTATCGACGAGGCAAATATTAGGAAAATTATTCACAATCCATCGATTTATATAAGAACCATTAAGTGGTTGCATTAGCTACCACCTACAAGTTTTCCTTGTAAGGGATGACGCTTGCGACCTTTTTTAGCCTTGGGCATTTTTTCTACACCCTTTGCTTGACCTTTAGAGCCTGTAGGATAAGAGCCTGCGAATTCTCGTGCTTTCATACAAGTATTTAGTTGGAGGTGATGGCAGGATTCGAACCTGCGACTCGCAGATCATGAATCTGCTGTTCTACCGCTGAACTACATCACCTTTGAGCCTAGGACAGGATTCGAACCTGCATATAAACAATTTAAAGTCGTTTGCGTAGACATTCCGCCATCTAGGCAGTTTGGAGTGACATACCAGATTTGAACTGGTCCTGCAAGTGCCACAAACTTGAGTGCTTACCGCTAACACTAATGTCACCATTGAATGGCGGAAGGACAGAGATTCGAACTCTGACGTCCACTTTCGTGAACCCTCGGTTTTCAAGACCGCTGCCGCTACCCAGACTCTTTCGGCTTATCCTTCCTGTGTTTGGCGTCTGCGTTGTTTTTTTACATGGCACAGACGAACCTCCATGGAGCATTTGACTGAGTGATACTTGACAGGATAGCTAGTCCGGTCATTTTTTCACACAGCCGGTCGACCACCCTTGCTCAGGGTATACTGGTGCGCGGATAATCCACGCTTATACAATGTGCAAGCCGCATGCTTGCATTAGTTTTTGTTTTACTCTGATGTTAGGCAGACGATAACGAAAGCATTCGTCAAACCCTAGCATTTCTGCTACTTCTACCACAGCACCTGAGCGACACGCACCCACTACACAATGCACTAAAACATCAGTGTCATTTGCTAATGCTGTTTTCAATATGTCTGCGATTTCTTGTGCCTGTCTATCTGATATCAACTTCTCCTCTGGAAAAAACTGAGTAGGCGCTTCTGCATCAAGAAACTGAAACGAATGCCGAGACACGAACACATCTTCTTTAGGCTCTGGAGGTGTGTCACCTGGATCTGTTATTTGAATGGCAACTGCGCCAAGAGGCGACAGCCTGTGATTACCTTTTTGAAAGTCTGCCCAGGAACAATTTTCTATTTTTGGCATATCGGCCTCCTCGGTTAAAAATGCTGCCGCTTGGATTCGAACCAAGACCATCCTGCTCACTATGTGCTACAATGCAGGGCTCTACCGTTAAGCTACAACAGCTAGATCTTTTATTTGGCGGCTCCGACGAGTTTCGATCTCGCTACCTTCGCCGTGACAGGGCGACGCTCTCCCGATTGAGCTACGGAGCCAATGAGTGGCCCGCTTGAGAGGATTTGAACCCCTAACCCCTTGGTTCGAAGCCAAGTGCTCTATCCAGTTGAGCTACAAGCGGTTGTTTGGCTACCCCGCACGGACTTGAACCGCGAGCGGCTGTTTTGGAGACAGCAATGTTACCGAATTACACCACAGGGTAAATATTTGGTTGCGCCAGTTAGATTTGAACTAACGACCTCAGAGTTATCAGCTCTGCGCTCTTACCAACTGAGCTATGGCGCAATATCATTATTCTAATTTTTTAAAGAACAAATAAAAAACCCCTGAGCAGTTAAACTGACAGGGGCCGTGTTAATCGTTGTGTATAAACTCTACACTACGTGGCCCCACGCACACGCATATCACGCCAAATAATCTGGCGATATGAAAAATTCGAATGTGTGCTGTTTTTAACCATCATAGTGTTATTATACATTGTTTTATTATTGTGTCAAGTATTATTTATGACTTATAGTCGACTGCAGGATAAGCTTTTGTCAACTGATACTCATGTCCACACTTTTCACATTTATGTACATATTTAGGAGGCTGTGTTGCAAGTACAGCAGCGTTTTGATCATACAAAACTTCGCCGTCGCAGCCTGCCCTGTCGCAGAAATATCTTAGTAATACTGGTTTAACTTGAAATTCTTTTTCTGCCATAGCTTATTACTTATAAAAAAGACAGAAGCGGTGAACAAGTAATGACGTAAACAAAAGACATGTGCTGATATAACGAATCAGTGACCTTGCACAAACAAACTGCAACCCACAATGCACAATCTGCCGACTTCCGAAGAACAATCCACAACAAAACTACATCAACTTCGGAACACTGCAGGTGGTCCACGCTTTTCACACGCTGTATCAATTTGGAGCAACTAAAAATGTTGCAGTGTCATCCTCATCTTTCAACCGCTTCTGGATGGTTTACCTGCGAACAGGCTTAACCATCAAAATCGGAAATAATCCCCAGTCGAGCAAGCAGTTTTTCTTCATGCTCGTCCAGTTCGATTTCTGTATCAATGTTAGCAGCAAGAATCATCTCTTGCACACCCTGCTTGGTGCGCTTCAAATTCGCAAGTTCTCTGCGATATCCGTCAATCTCTTCTTGAGTAAAGATACCAGTAAAGATATCTCCGCTCATGCTGCGATAAAGAGAGTCTTCTTGAGCATTGCGACGCTTTTCTAAACGACCTTCCAGAACTTCAATTGGCTGCTGCGACTTAGCATCTGCTAGGTCTTTATACAGAGCAATCTGCGAGTCTAATGCAGCAGCGTCTGCGAGAAGATCAGAAATGTCTTCATCTGCGTTTGCTCTAGCAACCTTTTTGCGAATATCTAACAGGATGCCTGACAACTTTTCGTGTGTTTTAAGAGCGCCTTTGAACTCTGAACGAGCAGTGTCAATCTGACTCTTGGTATTTTCAAACTCGTTAAGAGTTACACTGGTTACAAGATCGAGACGACGAAGCTCTTCTCGAATCTGCGTTTGGATAGCATGTGCCTTTCTAAGATTGATTTTCATAGCCTTTTTCCTCTAAATATGTTGTATATTGTACAGCCTTTTCTTTTCCTGTCAAGTCACAGTGGGTGAGGGATTCGAACCCTCGTGCCCCTTTCGGGACCAACTGATTTCCAATCAGTGCCGTTTAGCCTCTCCGGCAACCCACTAAACTGGCGGAGGCAGAAGGATTCGAACCTTCGGGTCGCGTTTCCGAAACCAACTCATTAGCAGTGAGCCCCAATCGACCGCTCTGGCATGCCTCCTGGTTGTTATTTACTTTTTGCTATTATCTTTCTCACCCTTCTGGCTGTAGATCCTGTCCCAGCCTTCGCGGTACTTTTTGTCGTCTGCTTTCTTACGACGACCGTCGCCCTTTCCACCGTGCCATTTACCGCCCATTACTCACCTCGGTGTGACACAATACGATCAACAAGACCATATTCAAGTGCTTCTTCTGCACTCATAAAATAGTCACGATCCATATCACGCTCGAACTCATTGTAGGTCTTGCCAGCAGTGTTATGCTCCACATACAGTTCCGTAAGACGCTTCTTCCAATACTGAATCTCTCTATAAGAGATCTCAATGTCACTTGCCATTCCACGTGCGCCGCCCGACGGCTGGTGAATCATGTGACGAGCGTTTGGCAGCATCTTCCGCTTGCCAGGTGCACCTGCCTGAGCAAGAAACGATCCCATCGAACAAGCCTGACCTGTCACAATCGTAGCAACATCTGGCTTGATAAATCGCATAGTGTCATAAATCGCCATGCCTGCAGTAATTACGCCACCAGGCGAATTAATCATAAATGTAATATCTTTGTCGGAGTTTTCAGATTCTAGATACAACATCTGTGCTACAATAAGATTAGCACCCGCATCCTCTACAGGCCCGTTAAGCATAACGATACGTTCTTTCAACAATCTAGAAAATATATCGTAAGAACGTTCACCCTTTGAAGTCTGCTCAACAACCATTGGAACCAAATTCATATCCATTATAACCTCTTAGTAGTCTTGTTCGTCAAGTGCGATAACAGCATGTCGTGCTGCTCTGTGTAAATCTACAACTGCCTGTTTTAGTTCAGGCTCTGCGTCAATGTCTTTTATTTGATTATAGATGTTTGATTGAAAATAGTCAACATCTACATCATCCAAACCCTGTGCGATTCTTTCTAGCACTGCTTGGAGTTCTTCCTGCATTTTACCTTCCTTCCTTTACATGATATGCTGTTGGGCCTTCTGATGTAAATTCTAGTCCACCCATAGAACCTACATAGATGTGATGCTTGTCGTCATATGCGAGAGAAACTTTAACAGAACGTTCTAGGCTTATGACGAGACGACGCTGCGGAGCGAATTCTAAAATCTCTGCTTCTACTGTCTTGTCGTGATCTGTGTTATGCACTTTGCACTTGTCATCATAGGTTGTTTTCATTTTGTCTCCTAGTTAGATAGTCCTGCGATGATTTTGTACTGGTCCCACGCTTTCTTTACCGCGGGCTTGTCTTCTAGATCTGGTTCTGACACAATGGTATCTAGCCATACATAATCTGCTCTGAAACGGCTGGCAGATCCGAACTGACGAGGTTGATGTAATCTGCCGCTCTCGTACAAATCGATACAGATGTTTCTGATATCAGTTTCATGATCTTCTAATCCATGCCAAACAGGTTCGCTTACTCCGCCATATAAGTATCCGTGCCAAATCTGTCGCCAGTGTTCGTCATTGTTGGGGTCGAAATCAGTTCTTGACACTATGACCAAGATATTTTCGTAGCCAACTCTTTTTTCAAAAATATCTCTCACACAACGTGAAAGAGAAAGTCCTACTTTCATAGCAGTGCTTCCATTAGGTTCATTGCCACAGCAGTAGAAGTAATAGCACTACCGATCATAATTGCTCTGTCGCTCCACTGCATGCCTACATAAATCCAACCCACACCAGATGCGATATAAGCTATCTGTCCTGGTATTGACAAGCCTGCAGAGATTAGGAAGATACCAACTACGGCAAGAATAACAGCACTCCATTTGATATACCAATCAGGTGTGCCTGTAGGGGTAGTAGGCTTGACACCTTCATATTCTGTTTGAAGTTCATCCAATTCCTGCCGCAGACGACGCTTTTCTTCAGCAAGTTCCATAGCAAGTTTCCCAGCCTTGCTCATGGTGCTTTTTTCGTATTTGTCTTTTGTCTCTGCCTTTACGTCAGATTCTAGTTTTTCTCGTTCAGCGTCTTCCACTTTCAAGCCTCAGGTTAAGTGTAAAATTTTCAACCAACAGTTTAGCAAGAATAGCCTTGTTTGTCAATGCGTCATTTTCGTCATAGAAATCTACTACATGAGCAGCCATCATTGAGTAGGCTTGCTCTGGGGAAAGGTTGAGATTATCCCAGTTGATAGGATCTGTGACTTCAACTTCTCTCGCAAGAGCGGCGACTAGTTTTACATCATCTTCTGTGTTCATTCTAATCCCAAAGTGCTCTGAAGTATTTTCCGAACATTCTTAAACCGTAATCAATTCTATCTTCGTAGGCCTGCAAGCCTTCCCAATCAACTTCGTGTGTATCGTTTTCACCTCTGTCCATTCTGTAATACTTTCTATCTTCTTCAGAAACTTCGTTGCCTTTTGCGTCAACCGGAGTCCATACAATGTCCATCTCGCCTGTATAGAACTGCTCCTCGCCAGGCTTGCCTTCCGCAATCTCTTGAAAACTCCAGATCATAGAATCGAGAACGTAATCCCAGCGTTCAAAGTGTTTGTCATCAACTTCGCCTGTTTTTTCAAGTTCTTTCTTTTGTGTCTTTGTAGGTCGAAGTGTATCAGGCACATCTTCGTCGTCAATAAAAGGGGCGCCCTGTTTTTCGTCTCGCAGCCTTTCAAGAACAGGTAGAATAACATAAGAAAGACTATGGTAGGCATTCCACACATCCCAATTGTCTACATGCACACGTACTTTCTGCTGCCTGCGACTTTGTATCTGGTTGACGGTATAATATAATACTGTCTGCCAACCGTCTAAAAGTTTGATGACAATCTTGTCAAGCGTAGTATGTTCTCTGTCGTCAACATCCCAGGCAGGCTTTTTGTGACGCCATTCAAGATAGGCGTGCTCTACCCTTTGTGTTGTAAACCAATGAGGATACTTACCTATTGTTGCTTTCATTCTTCAAATACCTTACTAGTTGTTTTGTCTTTGCTTGTTCTCGCATGTATTCCGGAGATTTTGTAAACAATTTCCAATCAATGCCAATGTGATTTCGAGATAGCCTAATGTAATTTGGTATATTCATGTGCTTATTTTAATACAGTTTGTGATATAAGTCAAACAGTTTCAGTTTCGTTGACACGAAACCACTCGTCTTTGCAGACTCGTTTTTTATTTGATGTATATATCCAAGTTTCATGTAGATTGTATTAGGTCAGACGGAACCTTGTGCAGGTTCCACCAAAACGGCTTCATGTGAGTTGCATCCAGCCGAGACTTTGGAAGCAGGTATTTTTAACGCATCTCCATGGGCTCTAACCTTTCCCGTACCTGCGTTGACATCGCGTTTTCACGCTATCCATGCACTCGTTCCACTTGCATGGTTTTTAGGAGATATCGCGCGGAGTGGACGCACTACATCCTTCAGCAACGGGCCGTACCTCGGCTGAATCGTAGCGGATCGACTTCTCGACCAACAGAGTCCTTGTGTAGCCTAAAAGTGCCTATTTATGAGTCTAGTTCTTTCGCAGCCTTTTCAATCGCTTTGCTGTAATTGTAAGCCTGCTGCTTTGTCAGTATGACAGTTGATTCGTATTTCGCATAACCTTTAAACAGAATTCGAAAAATAAGACGTGCTCTGCGAACTGTTTCATTCACAGTGTATGCCACGGTTTGCCAAATCGAATTTAAAAAAGGTGAATCAAGATTATTCACTCTTTCTGGAACATCCTGCGTCCAAAAGTCAGTAGTTGCCTCTGTTGTGATTTCTACCGTTACCAGTTTTGTTTCTGAATCTCTTTCAATCCAAATAGAATGATAGTGATCAGGACTGCCGCATTGACAATCTACTTCATACCACACAGCATCTGAGTATGATGCCTTTTTGCTAATTCCTTCCGCTGGTTGTTCTGCTTTCATTTCAAATTCCTTTTACATCACCATTCTGTGCAATTTTATCATCTTCATAAGGTTCTGCTATTCTGCGATAGAGTTCCTGCTTACAGCCTTCAAGAGCACCAATGCAGTCGTTAATGTGTTGATAGTTTAATCCTTGCTCTTTCAAATAAGCCTGTGCTATCACTGTAAATGCATAATTTAAGTCGCCTGCGTTTCCGCATCGTTTACCAGTTTCCTCTAGTAAACTTATACCACATTCAGGACCAAGTTTCTGAGGAGCATATGTAAATCGTTTCCTATCTTCCTGCTTAATATATGGCATTGTTGTTATCCAGTGATGTTATTGTCGATAAAAACTTTCAGTGTTTCGTCATCGTCCTGCAGAGAAAATTTCACAGTTTCTCCTTTTTCTAAACGATTTGTGTAAGACCTACCGTGTCTATCTACGACTTCAACGCGATTGACACCTTTCATCTTGTTCAACTCTTCTCCGTCATAGATTGCGTTATGTATTGACATATAACCGCATTCCATACCTAACGCATACATGCCAGGGTCAAATCCAAACACATCGTAGAGCGCGTAGCGATAGCTTCCGCCGTCTTTGCCGTCTGCCTGCCAGATACGCTTACACACAGCATAGAAAGCATCTTCTCGCTCTTGCTCCGTGAGATTGTTCCACCACTCATCATTCTTCTTTTCGTGTTCTTCCATTGCTTCACGCATTGTCTCACCTATTTTTGAGATAGTATCAAGCAGTTTATCCTTGTCCGTCATTTTGTTTCGCCTCTGAATTTAGGGCACCTGTCCAAAACTGTTGCGCACTTTTCTGCACAGTTTCAAGCCAATGATAATATAACTCTGTGCCTCTGTCAATATCCTTCTCATCAGGTGTAATCAGTTCTTTTGCCTCTTCCGGCGTCATTTCGATTTCAGTTTTAATCTTCATCTTTAACAAACTCTCCGTCTTTTACCCGATGAACGACATGATAACCAGACGAGCGAATATAAGATCTACCGCCGTCTATCATGCTTCCGTTTTCAAATTGCTTATAATCGTGTCTACTACGACTATACTCCCAGTCACCGTCGTCATTTACTACCAAACCAAACTCTAATTCTTCTACTCGATCTGCATTCGTGATCATAATTCTGTTAGATCTATCTACAAACAAACCAAAGTATCTATTGCCGAACTCCGGATGAGCCGTTTCTCTATAGAATACATCAACAGGCATGTCAACATTATTAATGTCTGTAGTGCAGACATACTTAACTGATACTCCGTCCTTTTCGCTGTAGTGTTCAATTACTCTTTCTGTGTCAAACACAGGAGAATGCTTGATAGTCATCGTTAAGCACCTTTTTCTTAATGACCTTTTTCAGCCCTGGATTTACTCGTAGAGCATGAGGCATCAATTCATGTCTAATATAGTTTCTAGTATAGCAGGTATCTTGGTTGCTATCATCCTCTACCCAGGGCACAGAATTCATTTCTGCCCAAAGTCTAAGATTGCGTTTTTCTACAAGACGAAAGGGTCTAATAACATCTCGCCTGCGATAGGGGATGATCTTGCCTTCGCCGTGTAGTGAGCTCCAAAGCCAAGTTTCTACGCAGTCGTTGAGGTGATGACAGGTTACAACAGGGGCGCCGCGCTGATCTGCAATTTCATCAAGTTTTTTGTAGCGCTCGTTGCGCCAGTGTTCTTCTTGACTAACACCCTGTGGTTTTGCTTCCTTGAGCACTCCGTACCACAAAACAATGTCTCTCTGTCGACAATACTCCGTTAGAAAAATTCCAGCACGACGACCATGCTTGGTGCCGTGATCAAAATAAACGGCCTCTACATTATGGCGACGCGATAGAAAATCAAGCACCGCCATTGAATCTACACCGCCTGAGCAGGCTACGATTATTTTTCGAGGAAGTTTGCCTTGCAGTTTGATCATATTATTAGTATATGCGAACTGCGGCAGGAAGTCAACCTATAATATACCACCACACAGGCAAGCCCACTACAATATTTACAGGGAATGTAACAGCAATGCTCATAGTCAAATATTTTCCTATCTCTGCGGCAGGCACTGCTTTGCTTAGGATTGCAGGAGCAACGATATAACTAGCACTTGCCATTAACAGTGTAGTAAGATAAAGATCGCCTGTAGTAAGACCAAGAGCAACACCTGCGGCATATCCTAATCCACCATTAATCCAAGGTAGTAGGAGAGCAAGTGACACAAGACGAACATNAAGATTGTCGCGGAGATTGTTTCGAAGANCGTCACCTACCTTCAAGCCCATAGCAAGTAGGAAGAAGCAGAGAGCACCTGTAAAGATGTCACCGCCGATAAATCCGTATAGCATGTCAGTCTTGTTTGTTAGGCTTACGGTTACAAAGCCTATAACCAGACTGGCAATTAGCAGCAGTTGAACACCGTCTGTGACTGCTGTTCGAGCGTTGTTCCAAACAGAACTTTTGTTGTCTCTGTTAGCAAGGTAGATTCCGTAGATAATAGCAGGAGTTTCCATAAGTACAAGAGCAACGGTCATATAACCGCCGTAGGCAATGTCCATTGCTGTGAGAAACCCTGCTGCGGTAACAAATGTCATTGTAGAATTAGAACCGTAGGTTGCTGCTATGCCTGCTGCTGTTTCTGTGCTACAAAAACGTTTTGCCAACCAAAACACATAGGTAGCAACTATGATAGATCCTAAAACCACAATCAGTGTAGGTTCAAATGTAGCCCAACTTACAGGCTCTTCTGCTAGACTGATACCGCCTTTGATGCCGATTGCAAGCATAAGGTATAGCGTAATAGCATCCGTCATTCCTTTTGGCAATTCTAGATTGCTACCTAGGAATACTGCAACTATCCCAAAAACAAAAAACAGAATGGGAACATTAAGAACAGTTTCTAGCATTAGGTTTTTCCTGTGCTGCCGAAACCGCCGCCGCGATTATTATCGGAATCAAATTCTTCTACAAGGTCAATACTCATCTGATAGACTGGCATAAACACAATCTGAGCGATTCTTTCATAGGGTTCTACGGTGTAGATTTCATCTCCGTCGTTGTAGAGAATAACGCCTAACTCGTCCTGGTAGTCGGAATCAATCGTGCCTACGCCTTGAGATACTCTTACGCCGTGTTTTAGATTTAGTCCTGAACGGCTGGTAATAAATCCTACAATGCCAGGATCATTTATGTGAACAGCGATGCCTGTCTTAATCAACTTGCGTTGTTTTGGAAAAAGTTTAAATGGTTGGGCTAGACTTGCTCTTAGATCTAGTCCGGCAGATCCTTCTGTCGCGTATCTCAAAGGATACTCATACATTGCGGTGTCTAGGAGTTTTACTTTTAGATTTTTATTCATTTTTATTCCTCAAATAAATCGTTCCATCTTTCTTCAAATTCTATTTCCTGTATTTCGTCATCATAAGGATAACTGCCGTCAAATCGATAGTGATATCGCAAGCCGTCTGCACATACAATATTATTTTCTACAATGTGTCTAAGATCTTCTCGCCCGCACAGGAGACGTTCTCGACACAGTTCTACATTGTCTTCCATTAGATCAACACCGTAAACCGTACCGAGTGCCTGTTCAAACGTGCTACCGTTTTCCATTTTTCGAATAAGCACTTCTCCTAGGAATTGGCCATCTCCGCATGAAGGATCTAAAAAAGTTTTTGTTGGATCTGTAAATTGGTCTTGGGGTAATCGATCTAGTATTTCTTGCACGAGAGGAGTCGGAGTAAAGACTTCGCCTGTTGCCTTTACTCTAACCTTCTCTCTTTCCACACCGCTCATATAAGAGAGATTTCGAATATGATCAACTATGTTCTTCAATGTAATCTATCTCGTCTTGCGTTAGATTAAATTTGTTATAAATTTCGTTATCTGACCATATTTTATCAGTCTCTAACATGGGAAGATTACCAAGACCTGTATTAAATCCGCTTGTCTTTGTTTTGTTTACCCAAAAATTATAAAGTTTAGAGCTCAAAAATGATTTAATTGACTTTGCTTCAAATTTATTATCGCAATTAATGTGTAAAGTGCCTTGACCACTCATTGCTCTTGTAACTCGAATATACTTCCATGGGGTTTTTTTAGAATACCAATGGCCGCTAAGGTTAACCATAACACGTAATTTATCTTTATCGCCGAATAGGTGATTTGCATACTGTTTTTGAGATGCAGTATAGTAAATAGGATAGACATGATCTTTTGTTTTTTCTTTGCTAATAATGCCTTCGTCTATCAATTTCTTTTGATGATCATGCACGTCTTCTCTCCAGTCAATTTTAGGTAAAGGAGAGTTAATAATTTTACTGTTAATGGATTTCCATAACTTGTCTTCTTTAGTAAGAACTAATTCTATTGTATCATTAAGATTTACTTTATAGGTGATATCATCTTGGACGACTGAAGTATTGATTTCATTAAATGATTTTTTTAAAACAAAATAACAAATATTTTCTCCTACATCAAAAAATCGATTGGCATCCATACTGATATAACTGATATCGTTATTAAGAATATTTCTTCTCATTTTTCCAAATATCAGTGCAGATCTTTTCAGCCACGCACTAGGAGTGACAAATGCAATTGTTCCATTATCTTTTAATAAGTCATAAGACTTAAGATAAAAACTCGGGTATAGCTTGCCATTTTGATTATTTTCTTTTTGGTAAGGTGGATTGCCTACTATCACATCAAATTTCATATCCGGATCCCATTCTAGAAAATCGATTTTAAAGATATTTTTATATCCTCTTCGACGAGCATCGTTGGTAAAGACCTTATACTTATCTACTAGGTAGATACTGTCTTTGATTTTTTGCGCCGAAACGCCAAGCTGCTTCATGCGGTTTACTACAACATCAGCTTCTGTAGCATGGCCGCATGCCGGACTTAGGATCTTTACGTTTTCTCTAAGAAAAACCTCATCAGGAATACCACTGATAATCTCCTCCCATAGTTCTACAGGATCTGGTTTTCCTAGAATACCTTTACTTAAATCTGTTACAAATCGCATCTCAGCCCTCTAATTCTTTCTTTAGTATAAGATCAATCAAAAGGACTGTCAATGGTATTTCGAGAGTTTTGCACAATCACGTCGAGGATTGCTTCGTTAAGGAGCTCTCTATCTAAGATAGTAGTTACAAGTTCCGGAGTTACTCCAAACAGATCTTCAAACTCTTCTGCATCTTCTTTGTCGTCTGCGATTATTTCAATACACTCACGATAGGTAGAGCCTTCGCCTGCTAGATTAAACACGCTAGTTGCACTCATATTCAGTGATCTAATTGCATCGTTAATAATTTTTTCTAGCTGTTTTTTCTCAGAGTCTGTTTGGTTTTTACTGCCTTTGCCTCCTTCGCGTATGGTATTCTTTGCTTTGTCGATTGCCTCTCGTGTTTTTTTGTCCTTTTTGCCCGACGCTGTGACATTTGCAAGATTGTCGATTATGTCTAACGCAGCATTAACATCTACAGTAACATCTGCAATTCTAAGAAGGCTTTCGTTGTCGCCTAGCAATTCGAACATAGACTGTTCGTCTACTTCTACCGCGGTGCCATACTTAACTCTAAAGCAATCAATAGTGGAAAGCACATAGGTAGTTGCGGCAGGAAAATCTTGGTCTTCGCTTTTTCCAACCTGCACGATTTCATCTACTAGAAGGCGTTCGATATTTTCCGATCTGTTAGGGTCAAAGCTTAAATCTAAAATATGACCGTATTCTTTCTGATCTCCTGCATAGGTCGTTCCTGGTGTAAGGCATCGGCTTACTTTCTGCATAGTAGCATCAACAGAACCACGATCATATGCAATCACAGTTGCCTGTATCTCAGGCACGCTGTAAGAACGCGACCCCATTTGGTTAGCAATGACAATTACACCGTCTTTGCCTGCAATTCTTGCTTCATTAATTTCTTTTTTGGTTTCAAATTCCGCCTGTTTGTTGTTGGTGTAATCACCGTTTAGAATTTTTATATGATAATTAGGAACAGCGCGGTCTGCGATATCTTTGATCTGCTTCATCTCACGCTTGTTTGCACTCACAAGCATCATAAAGCAGTCGATAGATTCGCCGGCGAGATTGGAAAGATTGATTTCCTGCCGTAAAGGTTCTTCGCCTACGAGAGACAGAAAAAGTTTGGAAATAAAACTCTTGTTAGCATTAGGCTTACCCCAAATCTTTGCCCAAGAAGGCTGAACAGTTTCGTCCAATTCTTCTACGTCTTTTTTGAGGCTGTCTACTTCTAGCATGTAGAAGCGACGCTTAACAATTTCGTCTTGAGAATTTTCTAGCTGACTGTATGCAGTGTAGATTACACCGTCTGCGCGACCTGATCCTTTTGCCAGCCGCTGAACATTTGTGCCTGATGCGAAAACCTTAACTAACATGCCTAATGACCTTGCCTAACTATTATAGTTTACTATCAACCAATGAGGTAGTCAAGTTTTCTTACTTGATTTTCTGCATGAGTGCCGAAGTCTCCTTCGTCAGCGAACATAAAGATATCGTCGTTATCGATTTGAGCAATCCACGCATTTTTTTCTTGCCACTCTTCTAAGTCACCGTGCAGAGAAACGGGGATAACAATTCTCTGACCGTTTGCAAGTGCGTTTGCTGCTTGCGTTTCTGCACTCTCTTTGTTAGGATCGGTCAAAGCAATGTCTAGGAAATCGTCAAATTTGTCAAGCTCGTCCAAGAAACTAGAATGCACACTGAGCCAGTATGCAGGCAACAGCATCACTCTGTTTCCATATTTTTCCGAAACTTCATTAAACAGCATTAGAGCCCAAATTGTTTTACCAAAGCGTGGACAGAGATTAGCAATTACAGTTGCAGACGCTTCTCCTGACTCTATAATGTCAAGAGCTTCTTCTAGTGCCTTTTTCTGTAAATCACGCAATACAACACGGTCGCGAATTCTTTTACCTTCAAACTTTTGAACAAGATCATCTAGATAATCATAGGCTTCTTGAATTGACCCGGCAGGGATTTTAAACCACTCGGTGCCCTTACCTTCTATGTGATGTAAACCTAGTTCTGTTAAAACTTTATGCACATCAAAATCACGTTTAATTACTTGAAGGTTGTTCCATGCTCCTACCGAAATCTTTTCTTCGTATTCTGCAGAGCCACCTTGTTCGTCGATTCGAACGTCTACATCGCGAGTAGAGTCTCCTAGCTTGACAAGAACAAAGTCGTCAAACTTTTTTACTGCGCTAGGATAGGTAAATGCATATAGGTTAATCATTTTTCAGCCCTCTGTTCTAACCAACGAATTACCAAACCTTCTTCTCGACCGTGCGCTTCGATCTCCCACGGCTTGTCAAAATAGTCTATGCCTTTGTGATAATACTCTTTGTGAAAACGGAAGTAGGGTGATCGGACAAGTTCTTTTAGTTCGTTTCTTGCAATCTGTTTTACATGCACCATTTCATGCGCAACAGTTTTTAACAAGTCAACTTCATCGATGCCTGCATCTAAGCGAATAACAAAGTCTCTCGGAACGTCGTCTCCTTCGTAATAACCGCAGTCTCCGAACACGCCTTCGCGCTTGAAAAGATTTGTAACAAAACAAAGTTCTATACTAAGTTTAGGTGACATGCGTGGCATAAGTTTGTTAGCAACAAACTGAGATAGTTCGCCGGCTATCTCACGCTTGTATCTACTGCCTCTATGATATGTAATAAACATAATAGCAGTATATACAAGGTTGCTGCAATAGTCAAACGGTTTTGGTTAAAGTCGGAAAGTTATTCTGCCACGTTCGAGGTCATATGGAGACATTTCTACCTTAACTCTGTCTCCTTGAACAAGACGTATTTTAAATTGGCGCATCTTGCCGCCGGTGTATGCTGTGATTGTTCTGTCAAACTCTTCAAGTTCAACTTTGAACATTTGGTTAGGAAGCACATCTACAATAGTGCCCTCCATTTCTAATAAATCTTTATCCTTCGCCATGTGAGTCTTCTTGGTCTCCCTGTTTTTCTATAATAATTGTACCTTGGTCTCCCCAGGATATTTTAATATTGTCTCCGGGCTGTAGACCTGCTTGCTCTGCGATTTCGTCAGGTATACACATATTTACATTTTTTGGATCGTCTGGTATTTCTGAAAATATCTCTTCTGCTTTATAGGTCCATTTAGTCATTCTAAAACTCCAAATCTGCTGCTATTATAAAACGATCTTCTTCACTTTGCAAGACGCCAGGTCGATGCCAAGAACTGCCTGGCCAGATTGCCCAACATCCCTGCTTTGCCTCTGCAAAAAATCTATCTTGCGTGTTTTCTGGACCTCTTGGTGAAAACTCTGTGCCGGCTGTGACTGTATCAACATCTTGAGGTACATGTAGGTAATATACGCCGCTTACTACTTTCGATCCTTGTCTTTCATGAGTATGCCATAGTGTATCACGATTTTCTGCTGTGTATTTAAGAGAAGTCATATAACTCCAACTTTTCACACTTTTTATAGGAACGTCTCTTTTGAGATATGCAAACACACTCCAAATAAAACTCATCTTTATGTTTGTCCAGTGCTCGCCTTCTAGTCCAAACACATTGTCCGTAGTCTGGTATCTTGGGCAGTTCGTCCAATACCTACCTTGTTCGATTAGAGATCTTATGTCTACGATCATTTGTTCTCGATCCCTGTCTGTAACAAGTCTGTTCCAGTCATACATCTCGTATTCAATCATTCTATCACCTCTGATAAATATGTATATGGAAGACGCATATCGCAGCGCCTTTTATGAGATTGTAGAAAGCACCGAGGCTAGGACCGGATATGAACTGCCTGATCATATTAAATCTTACCTTGTAATGCTTCTGTCTTATCAAACTGATCGACCAAACTTCCTACCAGAAACTTCATTTGCTGAAATGTTTTTAACTGCTTCGACGCCAAAGCAGAGAAAAGAGCTAGGCGATACCTGTCTTTTTGTGTCAGGCGTCTTTCCTTATATAGGCGAACGGCGTGGTATAAATCGCTCATATTATAGTGATATGGGAATAACTTCGTACGAGATTGTAAGCGATTTTTGGAATCCTGAATTATTCGGCAGTTTAGCACGACACTTCAACTTTTTAAGCGAGTTCATTGAGGTTGCGTTTGAAACTAACTATTAGGGATTACTTTATCTTAAAGGTAAAACCTTGTGGCGGTTTTTGAGCAAAGAAGTAACTTCCTGCTTCTAACTTAATACTTCCTTCAAAAACAGGCGGATAGATAACTTTAAAATCACTAAATTGACCTTGGTCGCCTTTTGATTTTAACGAAGTAAGAACCTGAATCATGTTTGAACTTTCTAATACGGTTGAAAAGAATCTTCTCACATTTTCTTGATCTTCGTTGAATTTGTTAGCAACTATTCGAGCAAGACTCGCGGCTGCGTGATAGTGTATTTTATACATAGGGTGGGATGTTTTAGGATCATAGCCTTCGAATCCTATAGTTAAATCATAAAATCTTCCGTTGTCTATCTCGCGCAGTTTCTCCGCGTCTCCAGGAGTTTCTTTCATTGCTTCAAAGGCTTCTCTAGCAGTGTCAGCCGATATTATGCCCATTTTCGCGGCTAAGCTGTAAGCAACGCTTTTTCCTGTTGATTTTTTTATAGTATCTAACCAATCAAGGTATTGTGAATAACGCGATTTAAAATCAGGAACACGTTCTTCTATGGTGTCTATTTTGTTTTCAATGGTTTCGATTATAGATGATATACTAGCTGCTGCACCACCTTTTTTGTCTTTTGAACTTACGCCTATTCTACTACCATTAGGTGTAATAAGATAGCTATCAACTAGTTTTTCTGCTATGTTATCAGGATATTCTACCTGTTGAATGCTGGTAAATTTAGTTCCGGGGTCTATAAGATCCAGTAGCTGATTTTCTGCTTCCTGTATTGATCCTGATACATTTATTCCCCTTGTAATCGCCAATGGTGCAGCAACTTCTCCTAATTGCACTTCATAATTGGCTCGGTATTCTGGATTGATTGTTACAGGATCTCCTCCAAGATTTTCAATCAATTCTGCTACCGCTACTTTTTCTTGTGGAGGTATCTTATCGTTGGCTTGTACACCTTTTCGAACTTCAGAAACTAAATTTGCAAGATTTATAACTCTATCTGTAACTCCGACTTCTTTTGGCCCTAAGTTGATTGCGCCGCTGGTGCCTTTACTAGTAGCAGCCTTTTTGCTTTGAAGTTTGATTCCTATAGTATTAAGATCTTTGATAAAGTGACTTACCTGCCAAAATATATGACCGTCGGATCTTTTTGCACGGAAATATTTCCCTACATATTCCTTGCCTTTGTCGCTTTGTAATTCGACTACAAGAGCAGCAAATCCAGTAGCAGGCTTTTGCCCTCCTGTCCAATTCACATTGTTTATGTCAAGACCAGTTGCATTTTTTAATTCTTCCGCAAATTGATCTTCTGCGGGTATTGGTTCTTCGTCTTCGCTATCAGGTTGTTTGTTTTCATAGCGAAGATCTGTTTCTTCTTGCGGGAATTTCCAGGCGTTTGTTGCTCTAACTTCGGTTCCGTCTTCTTTGGTAAAACTATCGCCTCTACCAGATTGAGTATCTATTACAGTGCCAAGAATACCTCTGTTAGATTCAAAAAGTTTGCTTTCTAATATCCTAAACTCGTGAAAACGCATGATTGTTCCTAATAGTAGTATTTATCCTATGCTAGGAAACAGCATATCTGTGCAGAAGCGTTCTACATCTTCTTCCGGAAGTCCTAGACTTTTCATGGTTCTTGGTGTGTGAGGATTTTGAGTTTGGTTATAACAATACCAGTTTTGAGCTTTTTTTGTTTTTTCAGGATCTGCAGTGTTTTGGAAATCTTTTATTTCGTCAAAGTATGCCCTAAGGTTATTGAGAGCTATTTCTACAATAGCCACTGCTTCTTCTTCTGTCTTTACATTACCCGCGGCAAGCATCGAATCTGTGAAAATATTCTGTGCCCACTCTGGCAGTTCTCTTTTTTTAGAAGGAACGAAGTCTTCTACAGATTCTCTGTAGGCTTCTATCATAGGGTGATCTGCTCCGCCGCTTGAAGCAGAGAAGTCATGGAAGGCACCGGTCATTTTGTTTTTACCTGCTATTACATCAAAGCCGTATATTGGACCGTTATTATCCAAAGTAGGAAAAACACACACATGCATCATCCAAAGGCCTTTAGTGTCCCTTGCATCCACTACGTCAATGTGAGCGCGACGTACATAATTGTTAGCCCAAACTCTGTTGATCCAACCATTTTCGGGCTGATTAAAGTAATCTAGGCCTTCTTCTTCGATTTCCTGGGCTTCGCTGTTAAAGATATCTATGATTTGGTTTTGGCAATCAATTAGCGTGTTCCAAATAACGCTCACAATTTAACTCCATTAGGTCTTGAAATAGTCTCGTAGCAAATGTAAAACAGGTTTGTGCTTCGTCTGCCATTGAATCGTCTGTTTTCGCCCTTATTGCTTCCTTCAGTTCTGTGTGGTCGGTGTCGAACTGATACATTGTGCCTGAACCTGGTATTCTTTTAACAATCATCTGCCCTCCTGATAGGTCTCCCATATGCATAACGTAGAGATGAGCAGTTAGTCTGTGCGGATCATCTATTAGTGATTTCATATGCGCTATGTAATCATTAACAGCAGGCACAACCGGAGGCGGAGAGTCATGCTTCCAAAGTTCTAAGTAGTCTTGTTCTATTTTGTTTTTTCGTCTTATGTCTGGCAAATCGTCCAATATACCGTGAGAGGCAGCAAGTGCTTCTAATAGGTCATATTTTTTGTGTTGATTCCAAAGATAGGTTGCGTAGAAGTCTGGGTGTATTTTGCCGCTTAGTATTACTTTTACAAACCCCTGCCTTTCTGCTTCTTTATGATGTTCCCATGTTAATTCTTTAAGTCGACTCATTCCTCTTCCAGTGTAAGTTGTAGGGGGAATCCTCTATCCCTACTGGCATTAACGGCTTCTACCATTTTCTGCTCAGCAATCTCATATGTATATATCCCTACAACTGCGGAGCCTTCGTTGTGAATCTTCATTGTCAGCTCTTTCGCAGTGGTTTCAGAATGCTTGAAAATAGTCTTGAGAAGATCAATAACCCAATCCATAGGTGTATGATCGTCATTTAGCATTACGACTTTGTATTTGGAAGGTTCTTTGGTTTTCTTTACGGTTTTAGTGTCAATTACAACATCAATATCAGTGCCCATTGTGTCCTCCTGGATAGAAAGGGGACCGAAGTCCCCTTTTGTGGTTTAGCTCTTGTCTTCGATTGAGCCTGTGTGTGTAGTGTTTATCTTGATGCGCTTGGGTTGAAGTTCTTCTGGAACTTCGCGCTTGAGGTGAATGTTGAGCATGCCCAATTCTAGGTGAGCATTCTCTACCTCAACGTGGTCAGCAAGAGTAAATTCTCTGCGGAAGTTGCGTTCTGCAATTCCCTTGTAGATATAATTTACATCTTCGCCGCCTTTTGGAGAAGTTCCTTCAACACGCAGCAGGTTGCCGTCCTTGGTAATTTCCAAATTATCCATTCCGAATCCTGCTACTGCAAGAGAAATCATCCATTCGTTTTCGTTAATCTCAGCGAGATTGTAAGGAGGATAACCGTTTGATTTAGAGTTAGCAAACTGTCGGTCTAATTCGTTAAACAAACGATCAAATCCTATAGTTGCGCTCTGCAGAGCGGGTAGTTCTAGTGTAGTCATATGTCTTGTCATTTTTTATCTCCTTTTCTAAGCAAGATATGATAGGGCAGACCCACCTGGCATCTGCCCATACAAGTTATTGATCGACTTCTTCGAAGTCTGCATCAACAACTGAGTCATCGGCTGATTGCTCTTCCGAAGAACCAGCATCTGCCGAATTCTGTTGCTGCTTGGCTTGATAAATCACAGATGCAGCCGTCATAAACGCAGTAGTTTTCTCCTGTATAGCGTCCTTGTCTTCGCCCTTACAGGCTTCTTCAAGTTCGCTCTTAGCAGTAGTATAGCTTTCCGTCTGCTCGTCTGTCAAGGAGTCTTTGGCTTCTTCAAACTCTCTGTCTGCGGAAGCAATCTGCGCTTCGGCAGAGTTGCGAGCATCAACAAGTTCACGCTTCTTCTTGTCTTCCTCTGCGTTTGTTTCAGCGTCTTGGACCATGCGCTCAATCTCTTCGTCACTCAAGCCGCCGCCTGCTTCGATTTTAATTGAGTGTTCCTTGCCAGTATTTTTGTCTTTTGCAGACACATTGAGAATACCGTTTGCGTCAATGTCAAAGGTGACTTCAATCTGCGGAACACCTCTAGGAGCAGGCTCAATGCCTTCGAGATTGAATGTGCCAAGCACCTTGTTGTCACGCACAAACTCTCTTTCGCCCTGTGCTACTTGAATTGTTACAGCACTTTGGTTGTCTTCTGCGGTTGAGAACACCTGCGATGCCTTGGTAGGAATAGTAGTGTTCTTTTCTACCAGTTTTGTCATTACACCGCCCATGGTTTCAATACCAAGCGAAAGAGGTGTAACATCAAGCAATAGGATGTCTGAGTTATCACCTGCGAGAACGGAACCCTGCAGCGCAGCACCTGCGGCAACTGCCTCGTCAGGATTCACATTCTTTCGAGGTGCTTTACCAAAGAATTTTTCTACTGCTTCCTGAACTTTAGGCATACGAGTCTGGCCACCTACGAGAATGACTTCATCAACTTCTGTGGGCTTGAGACCTGCGTCCTTGACTGCGATCTTGCAAGGTTCAATTGAACGTGTAATTAAGTCCTCTACAAGGCTTTCAAACTTCGCACGAGTCATCTTAAGATTAAGATGTTTAGGCCCTGTGGCGTCAGCAGTGATGTAAGGAAGATTGATATCTGTCTGAGAATTAGAACTCAATTCAATCTTGGCCTTCTCTGCCGCCTCCTTAAGACGCTGAAGTGCGAGTTTATCTCCTGACAGATCAACACCTTGCTCTTTCTTGAACTCTGAGATCATTTCAGAGATAAGAGCATTGTCAAAGTCTTCACCGCCGAGGAATGTATCACCGTTTGTGGAAAGCACTTCAATCTGCTTCTCTCCGTCTACATCCGCAATCTCAATGATTGAGATGTCAAAAGTGCCGCCGCCCAAATCATAAACAGCAACCTTCTTGTCTGCTTTGTCATCTTGATCAACACCGTAAGCAAGGGCAGCAGCAGTGGGTTCGTTTATGATGCGGAGGACCTCTAGGCCAGCAATTTTGCCGGCATCTTTGGTTGCCTGACGCTGTGAATCGTTGAAGTAAGCGGGCACGGTAATAACTGCCTGTGAGACTGACTCTCCCAAGAAGTCCTCCGCATACGACTTTATTTTGCGTAGTATTTCCGCAGATACCTGTTGAGGTGCTTTCTTCTCACCGTTAGCTTCTACCCAGGCATCTCCGTTGTCTGCTTCAACAATCTTATAGGGCATCTGTTCAATATCCTTCTGAACAGCATCTTCCTTGAACTTGCGTCCAATCAGTCGCTTGACTGCGAACACAGTGTTTTCTGGATTTGTCACACTCTGACGCTTTGCACTATTTCCTATAAGAATGTCGTCGTCTGTGTACGCAACAACGGATGGTGTGGTTCTACCACCTTCTGCGTTTTCAATTATGCGGGGATCTTTGTTCTCTACGATTGAGAGACAGGAATTTGTGGTACCTAAGTCAATACCGATTACTTTGCTCATTGTAAACCTCCTTAGTTATAAGCAAGATTTTTATTAAGTGAGCCCTTCCGGCGCTCCCTGATATTTATCATTGACAACATCATTTGCCAATAGTTTTCGACTCAAACACTCTTGTATGAGTATCTGAGCATCTTACGAATGTGGCACACTTTGGCAGATGTTTGAGTTTTTCTGCACCTGCATATGTACAAGCACTTCTTAATCCTCCTAGGATTTCCTGTGCTACAGGTCCTAGGTCTCCCTTGTAATCTACAAGAACTGTTCTACCTTCGGAAGAACGATAGTCTTTCAAACCACCAAAGTGCTTGTCGTTAGCAGTGCGTGAACTCATACCATAAAACTCTACCTGCTTTTTCGTTTCGAGGATGTCTGTGCCGTCTGCAGCAACTTCTCCTGTTTTGAAGTATCGAGTCGTGATTTCGCCTCCACCTTCTGTGGTGCCGGCAAGCATACCTCCTAGCATTACAAAGTCTGCACCTGCAGCAAATGCCTTTGCAACATCGCCAGGAGAAGTGCAACCACCGTCTGCCATAATATGACCACCAAGGCCGTGTGCTGCGTCTGCACATTCAATTACAGCACTTAATTGTGGATAGCCTACACCTGTTTGGATTCTTGTAGTGCATACAGATCCTGGACCAATTCCCACTTTTACAATGTCAGCACCGTTGAGAATAAGTTCTTCTGTCATCTCTCCGGTGACTACATTGCCTGCAATAATAACGACAGACGGATAGCGGATTCGGAATTCACCTACAAAATCTACAAAGCGTTCTGAATAACCATTTGCTACATCAATACATACATATTTGATATCAGTGTGAAGCCTGTCATACACACTATCAAAATGCGCAAGGTCACTATCAGAAATACCAATGGACACTGCGACATTGTCACTTAGATCAGGACGGCTGTCAAAAAACTCTACAAGAGCATCTTCTGAATAAGTTTTAACAAGACAGGTAAAAAGGCCTTGACTGGCAAGTTTGTCTGCAACTGCCATTGTGCCTACACCGTCCATATTGGATGCTACAATAGGAATCCCACGATAGTGATAGTTTTCCCAGTTTTTATGTTCAAACGCTGGTTCATAGTTATTAAATGAGAACTGTCTTTCTAGATCAACTTCTTTGCGTGACCCGAGAGTAGATCTCTTGGGACGGATAAGCACATTGGCATAATCTAACTTTGATTCCTGTTCGATTCTCATATTTTATTCCCCGTAATTAAAGGCAATCGAAATTCTATCTCTGTCTGATGCATTGCCTTGTACCGAATGTTTCAACCAGCCTGGGAATATGTATAATCCTCCGGTTTTAGCAGCATAAGTTGCTCTAGTTGATGTGTAATAAGTTTCTTTTTTTACTTCAGCGGGAATATGATAGTCACCGTTGTCGCTTCGTTCAAATTGCAAATTACCTTGTGAAGGATCTGCATCTACATAGTAAACTCCGCTGAGAACTGAATTAATATGGTTATGCAAATGATTATAGCTGTTTGGAGGATTTATATTAATCCACACGTTGTACAATTTGAGATTGCCTATTCCTACTTGATCCGCGCAAAATGCTACTTCATTAGAAATATTAGCTAATAACTCATCCAAGGCGTTACATTCTCCTGCCTTGAGATCTGAACTCTGCCATCCCCCGTAATTGCTGATAATTCTGCCTTTATCGTCGGCTTTTTTCTTATAAGAGAATTCTTTTATTTTAGAATTATCTCCATAGTGAGTCATTTTACTCCATATTACCGAAGGAAACCATAATTCGGCATGCATACTCATGTTAATTCCTCAATAGTTCTTGGCATCAAATGAATCTTTTGCTTGTTTTTTTAGCCACCGAGCTCTTGCTGCTGCTCTTGCTCTTGCACGTTTAACAGAAGGCTTTGTGTATTCTTGTCTTTCTTTTACGGTTTGGATTCTACCGTCTTCTTGAACTCGCTTTTTAAACTTACGCATTGCGTCATTAAATCTGCCATCACGCACTTCAACCTTACAGCCTGGAATTGTCACAGGCTGTTGATTCTTTTTGTTATTTCTCAAAATTGCCTCCTTTTAGTCGATTGAGAATTTCTAGGTCATAAATTCTATTCACGCTTAACTTATAGTAACAGGAATCTTCGCCAGAAGTCAACCAATATACCGTAGGTAGCGAAACAAGATATGCTGCTATTTTTCTTGTTTCACTGTCAGATTTATCAAGATCTATTACAGTCATTTCAGCGAAGCGTGCTACATCTAGCAGCCAATCTAAATTGTTTTCTGATTCGTCTTGAGGCTCATAGATATACACATTAAATCCTTCTTGAGATTCTGCTAAAAACTCCTGTGTAGAGTTCTTAACATAAGGGCTGGGGTGTATGAGTAGGATGTTTTTGTTTTGATTGTGTATTTTGTCGGGCGGGGTTATTAGTAGTATATTGTTATCCACGGTCGTATATTCTCTTCCATATTGAGTTGTCAGACTGCTCTCCGTTTTGTATGTAACCCTGTGGTTCGATTACTTCTGTAAAGTTTGGTTTTATTCTCGATCCCGACGAATCTGCTGATTGTCTTTCTTCATTATGTAGGATCTTTTTTTTTGGTCTGCTTCCGAATCTTCGGTGAGATAGTCTTCCCAGGGCAGACGATCAATTTCTCCTGCGAGATACCTTTGCTTTTGTTCTTTTAGTGTCTCGTCAGGATGGTCTTCTTTCCATAATTTCTTTGCTTCGTGCCAGTGTATGGATTGATCTTGTTCGTCTATTACAGCCTGTCTAGTCTTTTCGTTTGATTCTTCCAACGATTCGGTATCTTTTTTTTCGGCCGCGACAGGATTTTCTAGATCATAGGCAGTTGCCAGTCTGTCATCGTTATACACATCGTGTGGATCTGTTTCTGTGTAGGGTTCTGCGGCTTCTTCTACGGTTAAGCCAAATTCTTCGTTGGCAGCAGGAGCAGGTGAAATAGGTTTTGGCGGCGGTGTTGGTTCCGGCGGATTATCTCCGTCGCCGCCGAACAATTCTCTACCGTGCCAACGGAATGTGTATTGGCTTGCAATTAGCAGAAGAACCGCAAGTGGATCAAACACAAAGATGATAATTACGATCACCCAACGCACTGCTTCTTCAAGAAGATTTTTATCAGCGTCTTCGCCATAAACAAATTCCGCGATATACTTGATAGGACCAACTTCTGCTTCAAGTTGCCTTACCTTGGATTCTATTTCAAACTTTTCTTGGGTAAGGGTGTCTATTTCCTGTGACGCTTCTGTAATACGAGTGTTCTGTTCGTCTATAACAGCATCAATGTCTTCCCCTATAGAAGTGCCTAGTTGCGCTCTAAGCCTGTTGATGAGTTCATTTGACTGAGCAACTTCCTGTTCTACTCTGTTTCTTATTCTTTCAATTTCCTGCCTAGCCGCTTGCACCCTAGGATCATTGCCAACAGCAGCCAGTCTCTGTTCAAGAACTGCTTTTTCTTCTGCCTTCCTATCTCTGAAATCTTGGATAGCTTCGCGAGTATTAGGACCAAGAATTCCGTCTGATTCGACACCAATTATGCTCTGTGCCAGAGCAACTTCGCCTTGAGCAAGTGCTGTATCAAGTCTTTCTATGTCGGAGTCAACTGCTTCTATCTGATCTAGAATTCTACCTTCTTGTCGCTCTATGATGTCGCGCTGTGCTTGAATAGCAGGCTCTGCTCTTTCATAGGCTCTGTCAATTCTCGCCTGTTCTCTGTCGATTTGGCTTTGGATATTAGAATCTGCGCCAACACCTTCTGTAGTAGCGGTTTCTATCTTGTCTTCTGCTCTTGAAATGATTGCTTCTTGTCTCGCAATCTCTGATTCTATTCTTTCTAATTGAGCAACGGTGTTGTCGCCTAGCGCAGTCTGTTGAACGTGAGCATTGGACAAGAAGCCAAATATACCCATCGAAGTAATAAACATTAACACAACCACTGCTGTGGTAAGATAGGTCTTTAGCCACCAAGTCGCTTGATGCCAATAGCGATGTAGCCATACTGCTGTGACAAGTTTGGATACTTCCAGCACACCCCCCATTATAATAATAGGTATTACAGCAGCAGCAAATATCGCTGCGAGGCCTGCCACGGAGTAGTAGATAGCAACCGCGCTGATTGCCAACGCGGTTACAAGTGTTAAAATTCCAAAGAACATAGTTTAATTTATTTTAGATGATCAGGAATGGAGACAACTCCGGCTTCAACAAGAAGGCGTCTGTTTCGAAGATGCTCTGCTTGGATGTCATCTTTTGATTGTCCTTCATATCTCACCGCGTGATTTTCCTGTATCATTGTTTCAGTGAACGTTGTATTTCCTACAACAAAGTCGCCGAGGATTCTTCCGAACTTGCCTTTCATGTCCTCGCCTTCTTTGTTTAATTCTGTTATTAGAATTTGGGTAGAACCTTCTGGCAGTATTTCTTTTGTTCTTGCTTTAGCTGCTTCACCAAAAATGTCTTCTACTTCGTCTGATGTTCGAGATTCTGGTGTATCTATGCCTTTGATTCTTACCCTTTCGTCTTTCAATTCTAAACCAAATCCTAGGTCTATGTCTACATCTACGGTGTCGCCATCAACGACACTGCGTATTTTACATCTGTATTCCCACATGATGCCCTCCTAAAGCAGTATTTAGCTGCTAGGAGGGTCTTATCGTTCGACAAACCTCCATTGATCATTCACACCGTGCCTGCACGCTGTATCTTGCCAGGTTTTCCAATTTCCTTTGTGATACACGGCGTTGTATAAAGTAGAGCAAGAACCCGGCGACATATTTCGATGTGCTACAACTTTTACCTGACCGTGCGTAGAACCGTTTTCAGAATACCAATCACATTTTTCGCCAAGAAAAAGATTGTCGAGCGCAAAATATACACACTGCTCATGTTTGTCTCTGTCTTTGCGTGGCACTGAATATGCATTATAAATTAACAAGTTACCTAGAACTCCTACCATAGACGGAGAGTCGGTATAGTTGTTAGCCGTGCTTATCTTTCCATAATAGGAGTTGTTAGAAGCGCAACCACTAATAAGAATACACACCATTAACAGGCTCCCAAGTACCATCGGGGAACCTACAGAGAAATCCTTTAACATTTTTTGTAACACCATTTCTGCGAATTTTGTGAATATAAGACCTGCATTCACCTGCTACGCCAGCAGACCGTGTGATGTGATTCACATTGGGTTTGTCGGAGCAGGAAACTTTGGTTTGAGTGCTCGTGGTTTCGCCATTTTGAAGAACAATCTCTTCGTCGGTATAGCAGTATTGATCCTGACGAACAGGTTCGCTATTACTCGCGCACCCAGCAATTACCAAACTAGTCAGTAGTAGCAGTGTTAGTCGCATTGCCTGCCTCGTTCATCAAACGGTCAAAAGTTTCTTTTTCCATCTTGAGGCGCACAAACACGTAGTGCTGGCCCTGATAACGATATACATCGCGCTTAACTTCAAGATGCTCGCGAATTTCCGTGTCTGACACAGAATGATTGACTTCGACTTTGGAAGTTTTTGAGTTGTCTTCGATCGAAACTCTAGTAGAGCTATCAAGAGTTCCGTTAATACGCTCTGCAAAACTCTTTACAGCAAAGGCATATGCTTCCGATTCTGCTGCTTGTTCAAACCGACTAACACCTGCACCACAAGCATAGGCGTAATCATTAGCCCACCAAAACATGCCTTCGGTGCCTGATTGCTTGCAGTCGTTATACCATTTAGGCTGTGCATACACATCAGCTTCGGGAATCTCAACCATAGATGAACAGCCTGCTAGAATAGCCGCAGCAGATGTTGCTAAAATTGCCTTTGAAATGCCTTTCATGTCATGCCTCCATTATTGAATGACAAGTTAATTATACTTTAGAGGACAAATTTGTCAAGTGTTTTTGGTTAATTCCAACGATAGAAGATATGATCGCCTATTTGGCCAATGTATTGAAAACTGTCAGCCCAATAAGGATCAACTTTTGTGGAATGATAATGAGTTGCGCCTTCTGTGATGCCTTTAAAACGACCGTTGTAAAGCATTTGATATGCAATTACCTGTGCTTCATACCAAGCATCTACTTCACGAGGAGTGTCACTCTTGCCATCACAGAACCAGGAGAACTGACACTGATTACGCAGAGGAAAACCGGTAGAATCTGTCTTTGCTTCATATACCACTGAACAGATATCATCGGGATAGCGACTATCTTTGGTCCTGTTTAAAACTACATCTGTTACAGCAACCTTGTCTGCGAAACTGGATCCTCTTGCTTCAAAGTAAATATTTAGAGCAAGGCAATGTGCTTCAGGATAATCTTCCTTGGTATAAGGAGTGGGCTGTGAAGTAGCCCATACAGCAACAGCATAGAATATGCTGACTACAACCATTAAAGTTCGCATTTTTTACCCTCTACGCATACGGGCGATGTCTTTTGCGTGATCGCCGTTAGTGACAGGAACAGCATTGCTCTTGTGTGTCTGAGCGATGCCTATAACATAGTCGCCTGTGTATTTAACCGATTCTTTCTTGCTGCCTGTGCCTACACCTAGGCCGTGACTTTTTACAGACGCAGTTGTTCTCGCACCTTCTCTCACGGTATTCTGCGGTGGCACATAATCTTTCTTCTTGGAAGTGGCTACTGCCCGGGCAGTAGTCTTTGGCTTGCAGAAGTCAAGATACTCGTCAAATGACATCATAAGATGTCTATTGTTGCTCTGTTTCATTCGCTTATTATACAAACGATGTTCTTCGACTTTGGCATTGTATTCGCGCACAGTCATCTTACGTGTTCTCGGGTTAGAAGTGCGGATAGAAGACAGTGTCTTGTCAAGATGCATTGTCATAATAGAGCCTTTTGCTACAAATTAACGTATAGTATAATTATGAGTGACAGGCGTGTCAATCTTTTTTGGAAGGTGCCAGTCCTTTGGGTAATAAGGAAGGACTAGCAAAACCCCATCTAGCCTCAAGCGGCTAGAGCAAATGCTTCTTCTGTTGCATTTATTTTAGTTTGCTTCTTAGATCGGGAACTCCCAATCCTAACGGCTTCCACATTGCCGATTCTCCACGATAACTCGTCTGCCCCGTCGAAACCATGACGCCCACATAGAAATAAGTGGTGTAGGCGGCGGGAGTCGAACCCGCGTCCGAAACATCTTACCATCGCTTCATTGAATTCTTTCTATTTATTTCTCTACTTTATTCTTGTAAAATTCTAACCGATCAGTTTCTACCCATTCTTCAAGCGTGTTGTTACCTGTTTCATAGTAACGAAAAAAACTATAACCAGTTAAATCAAATGACTCCTTTTTGACAATTTCTACTTTGTCGTCGGAATCGCGTCTTACTAAAACAAACTCTACATCCCACTCATTTATTTCTCCTTCTACGTCACCATGGTAGAAAATTCGAGGGATTCTTGATCAGGAACCAATAACCAAAAAACACCGAAGCGACTATACCAATTACCATACCTAATAAAATCCAAACAAACCAAGTCATTCCATTTCTCCTTGGCAATCTTCTACTTGCCAAGCCCAGTGTATAGCACACCAATCTTTTAAACAACTTTCTTTGCTATACTCTGCCTTGCCAAACTTTTCACACATGTTAGTATACCAGTAATCCCAATATGAGTCAAGTATTTCCTGCTCAGACAGAGTGATTATTTCTGGCGAGAAATCATCGTTAGTAGGATCGCGTGGTTCTATATATCTATAGTATTTCATTGTGTTTGCTCTATGATATCTGCTATTTGAACAGCAGTGGCAGCACTTAAGGTCCAGCCAAGGTGGCCGTGACCCGTATTATAATACACTCGACTGTTCTTGTTGCTCTGTTTGACAATAGGCATCATAGAAGGTGTCATAGGACGCAGACCTGCCCACGGTGTAACGTATTCGGTATTCATTTCGGGGAATAAACTTCTGATCCAGTCTGTTAGAGGTTGGATCCGAGCCTGTTTGATGTCATAGTTTTTGCCGGCAAACTCTGCTGTGCCTGCGGCTCTAAAACGCTGTTCGCCGAGTCTGGCCGAAACTATCTTTGTCTCATCGTCTAACAGAGAAACCCAAGGTGCTTTGACAGGATCGTTAATTGTAATAGAATACCCTTTAACAGGATAGATAGGCAGTTTATCTCCAACTGCTTTTGCTAACACAGGAGAATCAACTCCCGCGCATATCACTACAATGCCTTGGTCGCACCATAGGTCTATGTCATATATAGTAGCAGGAAGTTTTAAAAATTTTACGTTATATTTGTGTTTTAATGCACGAGACAGATTTCTGCAGAAGAGATGTATGTCACCTGTAAAATCTTGCTCATTATAAAACCCACCTACAAAAGCAGTTTCACTCTGTTGTAGAGCAGGCTCTATTGATAGCAATTCTTGTGCTGTGACTTCTCTTCGATCGAGACCTGCTTTTTTATACAGTTCGTTTACCCGGCGAGCGTGCTGTAGATCTCGTTCATTGCGATAGATGTGTAATATACCTTTTTCCACTCTATCAAACTCAATGCCTTCTTCGTCTGCTATAGCACGATAACAATCATGTGCTTGTAGAGCTAGACGGCAGGTTTCTAGAGTATTCTTGTCTCGGTTAGGAATGTTTGCAAGGAAACGAGCCATCCAGCCTATTTTAGCAGCTTCTGGCTTTAGATTGATTTTAAAGGGTGCATCTTCTTGAAACATCCACTTGAGGCCTTTTTTAACATTAGACCAACTGTTCCAAGTTTCTGCGTTAGAAGCAGAAAGCTGAGAGCCATTAGCGTATGATGTCATCATACCGGTATATCTTTCACGTTCTACCACGGTGACATCGTAGCCCTTGCGGGCAAGGTAGTAGGCAGTTGTTACGCCTGATATTCCTCCGCCAATGACTCTTGCTTTCATATTACATCTCGTTCTTTTTGTCTTGGATTTCCTTGCGGCGTTCCTTTGTAAGCTTGCCGAGATCGCCGAGTGCCTTTCTAGCACGGGCAGCAGCAGCCTTAACACCCTTATCGTCAAAGGTTTCTGCTTCTGCTAGATAGTTATTAAATGCCTGAACAATCTGTTCGTGTAATTCACTACTCATTGTTTTCTCCTTGTATTAATTCGTAGATTTCGCGCCAACTAGTGACTTTAGTTACTCCTTGCGGAATGTCTTCTCTCATATTAAATCCGTGTTCCATTAACACGGGTTTTAATCCAAATTCTAATCCAGCAACACAATTTTTATAGTTGTCTTCAATCCAATATAATCCTGTATCTTTGTATTGCTTTAATACATCGTATTTAGGTGCTTGCGTGTCTAAAGAGATGATTTTTGAAAATGCTGTATCGCCAAAAAGTTTGCGAATGTTCATTTCTCGCAGTTTAACAGCATTGGGATCTTTGCTCATAGATGTGATACAATGAAAATCGTAGCCGTGTTCTTCGTGAAGTCGTTTTACATAATACACAGCATCTCTTAGAGCAGGAAGAAATCCCATTGCAGCACTTTCGTTAAACTGCTTTACAAGTGGGGGTATCTGTTTAGGATCTAGTGCATATCTATCTGCTAGAGAATAATATCTGTTTCCCTTCTCTACCGGAGTATGACCATGCTGCTCCATCCATACGCCGAAAGCATAGTCCCAGTTGAATAACACACCATCCGCGTCCGTTAGTATAGTCCGTTCCATTGTTTAATTTTATTATCAAAGAGAAAGGTTGTCAATCAGGATTAGGAAATGTGTCATTAGAAGCAGTGATAATTTTTGCTTCATAAGGAGAATTACCTACCTTGTCGTTTAATCTAGCAGTGCCACTTTTATTGTTAGGATCTTCGGTAGACGATGCTGTGATTATTTCTGCTTCGTGTCCGCAATCTGCTAAAACTTTATCGCCTAGTCTTGCAAGTCCTCTTCCATTTACTTCGATGTTAGGAGAAGCAGAGATAATCTTGCCTTTTATATTGCTGCCGTGGACAGAACAATTGCCAAGAGTTTGATCATTTAGCCTTGCTGATCCTCTATTCAAACTCCAAATCCTCCTAAACTACCACTTATATTAGACATAAGAGCATTGGTATTTGCTAGAGATTGTTCTGCTAGAGATTTCATGTTATTGGCAGCGGCTGCGGCGGTGGCATTCGCAGATTCGCCTAGGCCTCCGCCTGCTGCTGCGCCAGTAATGCTATCTATACTAGGCGATATACCTGCAGGCAGGCCTTCTAAAACACCGTTTAATGCAGGACAGGTTGCTCCTCCTTGAACGTCTAGTGAAAAACTAATAGACTCTCTCACTTCTGCTAGAGCACCTTCGAGTGACCCTAGTGATCCTGATACAGAAGACGCGATCGATCCGCTTATTTCTCCAAACGAAGAAGTTAATCCTGCTATTTTTCCTTGAAGATCACCTCCAAGCGAACTTAAATCGTCTATAGGTAAACTATCTAACGGCAATGAAGGATCTATATTAGGAATAGCAGCGGCAATTTCTGATTTCAGATTGTCAACTGCTCCTGTGAGCATTTGTGATACTCCAGCGAGAGGCTCTACCATTTTAGATATAGATTCCTGAGCGGAAGAAGCAACGTCACCTATTTCTGGAGATAGGCTTCCTAGTGTTCCCATTACATCGCAAGAGCCGCCGGCAAAGGTGCAAGTGTCAGCAATAGCTGTTTCGGCGGCTGCGCTAGCAGAATCTGCTGCTGCCTGTAAAGCAGCTAAACTCATACGCTAAGTCCTGTCGTATTTTGAATGTATTGTGTTGCCATCTGTTCTTCTGTCTTAGCTACACAAACAATCGCAGAGTTGTTAATTACAAAAGGTGTTTCAGGGTCAATAGTAAAAACAAACGGTGCAAGTCCTATACCTTCCTGCGTTGCTGTCAAACTCATCGGCTTGGACACTTTGATACCTTCTGGCTTGTCTTCTTCGAAACGAGTCACAAGTTCTTCTCCAGAAGTCAGTTTTACCGTAATAGCATCTCCCTGCTTGTATGGGGTTTCAATAATCATTCAGCCTCCTGCTTTTTCATGTGTGCTTTAAGTTCTGTAAAGCCTCCAATATACTTACCGTCTATAAATATCTGTGGTACGGTCTTGGTTCCTGGTGCTGCTTCCTGTAACTGCTCTCGTGTCCAATTGCCTCGAGAGATATTTCTTTCTTCATACGAAATGTTATAGTCTGCGAGCAGCTCTTTGGCCCACTCGCAGAACATACAACCATTCTTACTCCATACTATAGCACTCATGCTTCACAAGCCTCACAACTCATAATATCTCTCACAAGTTCCTGAGCAGGATTGGAAGAACGTTGATAATAGAATGTTTTTATTCCCAGTCTCCATCCCTCAATAATAAGAGCATTCACATCCTTAACAGGAGCGTCAGGCGGAATCATAAGATTAAGACTTTGACTTTGATCTATGTGACGCTGCCTTGCCGCTGCCTGCTGAACAATTGTGATAGGTGTAATCTCGTCAAAAGTAGCGAACACTGCTTTCTCTGTCTCACCTAAGAAATCTAAATGCTGAACAGAACCATTATTAGTAAGGATGCTCATCCAGGTTTCTTCATCGTTCTTGCCATAGGATTCTAATACCTTTTCGAGGTAAGGATTCTTATAGGTAAAAGAACCCTTTGCTAGATCCTTTGTGAAGTAGTTAGAACGCAGAGGTTCAATGGAAGGTGATACCTGTCCAAGAATGAAAGAACTTGAAGTTGTTGGTGCGATAGCAAGACGAGTAAGGTTTCTCTCACCATAACCAATCATTCCGTCTGGCTCTCCATAGCGAGCTGCCATATCTACACTTGCCTTGTGAGAACGTTCGTCCATAAACTTGGAAATCTCTGCTGCGAGACTTGCTGCTTGGAATGATTCAAAAGGAATCATTTTGGATTGCAGATAGGAATGCCAGCCTAACTGTCCGATTCCAAGAGCTCTCCAACGCTTGGCAAAGTTGTATGAACTTTCCATGAAAGGAATCTCTGCTGTCTTGTTGATATAATCTGTCATAACAGCATCGAGAAAGTATGTCAGTGTTTCAACTGCGTCTGTGTTCTTCCACTCGTCGTAGGTAAGAACATTCATTGATGCCAAATTACAAACAAAACTTTCGTCGTCTGCGGATGGCAAGCAAATCTCAGAGCAGAGGTTTGATGCATAAACTTTTCTGTTCTTGTCTTTTAAGACTCTGGGCTTCCCGTTATTGACATTGTCAGTAAAGAATAGATAGGGATAACCGCTTTCCTTGCGTTTGCGCATTACTCTGGCCCAAAGCTGGAGTTTTTTAGCATCAGTAGAAGCCAGCTCGCCTGCCTTGACACGCTCACCTTCTTCAATCATTGCCTCCATCCAGGCGTCAGAGATGCAAAGACCAAGGCTCATATTTTGAATAGAATGACCAACTTCTCTAATCTCAAGGAATTCTTCTACATCAGGATGTTCAATGTCTGTGTATGCAGCAAAAGAGCCGCGGCGAACAGAGCCCTGTGAAATTACATCTGTGACACTTTCAAAGATGTTCATAAAATGCACAGGACCGTCTGCTACACCACCTGTTTTGATTTCAGAACCACGAGGACGAATGTTACCAAAGTAACCAGAAGTGCCAGCACCGTGCTTGGTCTGCATTGCAACTTCAGATGCCTTGCCCATGATCTTGGAAATCTCATCTCCTACATAAACACCGTTACAGGAGATTGGCAGGCCTTTGTTGTTGCCAAAGTTTGACCATACAGGAGAAGAAAGCGAATAGAATCCTCTCCCCATATAATCATAGAACTTGTCTGCAAATCCTTCTACATCTAAAAATCGTTCNGCAGTGTCTGCGATTTCTCTAATTCTGTCTTCTGCACTCTGACCTTCATCTAGGTAGCCTCTCGACAAAAAAGTACGAGAGTCTTGGTTCAACCAATCAAAACTCATTCTTATCCCCTTTGTTTCTGTTTTAAAATAGTTCGTCTGCTGCAATTCCTTGTCCCTTGGAGTATTCTACCGGACGCTTCTGGAAGAAATCAGTCATAGTAGCACCAAGAAGAGCTTCGTCGAACCAAAAAGTCTCATCAGCAAGTTCTTTGTTGATTTCGATCATGGAATGATCAAAGCCGATCTGTTCCATTGATTCTTTCATTCTCTTTGCAACAAATGCTTTTAGAATTTCTGCATTAAGACCTTCTACAGCGTAATCGCCTACCATCCAGTCAATGACACGACTTTCAGCTGCGAGGCTGTCTTGGATTTCTTCTTGGATACGGCTTTCGAGCTCCGCATCAAACATCTCTGGATACTCTTCTCTCAAAGTGTTAATTAACTGTATTCCTACCTGAGCGTGTAACATTTCTTCGTTTCTTGTGTATTGTACCTGTTGGGCACAATCTTTTAGCACAGCTTTGTTTCTGTTGAAGTGCAGAATTATGTAAAACTGTGAAAATAGACTAACATTTTCTACGAACAATGTAAAGAGAATAATTGAATAAATGAACTGCTTTTTATCATCTTCATAAACTTTTTCGTTGTATTTGCGTAGGTAATTTACTCTGCCGCGAATAACCTCTTCATTTAGGTTTTCTTCGAACACGTGAGTAAGATGCAGAACATCAAGCAACTTCTCATAGGCCATATTGTGAATGACTTCAGAGTTGGCCATTGCGTATCCAAGATCATTTATAGAAGGATGCGGTAGATGCGTGCCTACATTTGCCCAGAAACTTTTAACAGCAACTTCTATTTGCCCAATTGCTGATAGAGCTCTTACAATAACTTCCTGCTCTTCCTGTGTAAGTTCCTGTTTAAACTGCGAATAGTCTGAACGAAAGTTAAACTCGTCTGGGGTCCAAAAGCCTGCCCATATAGCATCAATGAACTTTTTGGTCCAAGGATACAAATCTGGCTTTCTTGATATCTGTGGTTCGAATAGCATTTCTTTTTCTCCTTATTTTTTAGATGGTGATGACTTCGTCGTCCTTCAGACGAGGCACCTGTGTTCTTATCTACTTCGTGTGTTAGAGAGACACTGTATATCGGTGTTGCAGTTTAAGATCAGAAGGGAGTTCAGAATTTGCAACATGTGTCTCTCCATTATAGCCAACGACTCTTTCACCTACAAAGAGCAAGTAATAAAGCTCTCCTGTTCCGTCGCTGCGTCGTATATGTATCTCGAACTCCTCCTCCGAAAAGCAGTCAGTTAATTGTAAAGTATAACATATTCCTAGCAGTTTACAAAACTCACAGTACTGATTTTCTTTGATCAATTCCCAGGGGTTTGGCCAAGTAGAACGATCATATGGATCTGTGTGAATACTTACCCAAGGTGCTTGCTCATACAAGTCGATCGTGGCTTGGATTGGATCTGCTTGTTCAGGTATCTCTTCTCTGTATTTTGCCCAGGAGGCAAGACGTTGTTCGAATGATTGAATGTTTGAAAACATCAAATAATATCTGATCGATGTGCTTTTATCATAAATGTCATGTAAGTTCTATCATTAACTTGTAGGTCGGACGTAGCCTTGACATCAATAGTATCGAAACCGCCGCTCGAACTATGATCTCTTAGCTGCGCTTCAAATTCTACTGCTTCAAGATTGTTGTTATCTTCTTCACCTACATAAAAATATTCATCGTATATTTGCACAGAATTATCAGGCTCGTAGGTTACAAGAGAAAGTGTTCCTTTTCGAGTAAACTTACTGTCTGTTACCATCATATAGTCAATTTCATAGGATTGGTTTATGATACCCGGCAGCCTAAATATTCTCTGTGCAACAGTTTGCCTACCAAAATCTACTTCGTTTTCAAAGTGTAATTCGTAATCCGCTGCGCCTCCGATTTCCGAAATATAAGGAACAGTAGAGGATGCTGCACCAGAAATTAAAACTGCCGTGCGTGAAAAATAATCGCCTATGCTCTTGTTCGTTTTTGTATCAAATTGAACAATGTGAGTAGAAGGCGTTAAATCACTACCTGCCATATTGCCTACAAGTTCAAAAACATTGTTCTCACTGACGTTATATTTGCCTTGTATAACCCAAATAGCCTGTTGATTAATGTCTCTAAAAGTCGTATTTTTAATGGTGTTATTGACAGGTCCTGTCGCCTGTCCCGGATTTCCAATGATCGTGCCCTGCCCAAACACTATTCCAAAACCACAAAGATTAAACAGGCAATTATCAAAAACATGATTGTCTATATCATAATCTGATTTCACAGCATATGAAAATCCAGTGAAAGCACAATCTTCAAAGGCGTTGTTTTTTGACTCTACTACAGAACTAAGAGAAGTAATTTCTAAACCAATGTTATCGTTTACAACAGAATCTGAAACTTCCCATGTTCCTTTTACTGCAATGTCTCGAAAGACACTATGAACACAATTTTCTAAAACCATGGCTTTTGAATTATCAAACAGTTCTATTGTTAAGCCTTCGAACAAAATATTTTGTGTTTGATTCTGTAGAGAAGTGTTGTCGCCGTATGCATCATCGTCGGCAAAATTAAAGTAGTTTCCAGGTGTGCTGAAAGCATTTACGGTTTGGATAGCAACAGGAACAGAAGAAACCTGTTTGAACACAGTTTTGCCAGAGCCGGCGCCTTTTATAGTTGCATAAGGCGGAATATATAGTGTGTCTGATAGATTGTAAGTGCCCGCTTCGACGTGCAATACAACTCTACTTTTAGGTGTCGCTTTGTCAGTGTTGAGGTAGAGTTGGTCAATTGCTCTCTGAAGTGCTGCTGTGTCATCTCCGGAACCGTCGCCTCTTGCTCCGAATGCTCTTACAGAAACTCTGTCGTCTAATCGTTGTTGAAGATTTCTTTCTACAGGAGAAGAAGAGTTTGGTCCGGTAAGTAGAGATCCGTCATCTTGTCTATAGGTATAGGTGCTGGCGACTGCAAAGATATTGTCAAATTCCGTAAGTATCTTTGTGTTACCTACGGCAGGAGCTCCTTCGGAAACAGAGCCGTTTCCTATGTAAAGTTCTCTTGTGTCTATTGCCCAGCCTAGTTCGCCTGATGCAAGTTGTGGCAATCCAGAACCTGTGTTTTTTTGACCTCTTCTATGCTGTATCCTCGAGATTTGTACAACCGCCACTCTATTCTCCTGTTTAAAGTATTTATCGCTCAAACAGATTGTTCATAGTAGGCATATACCCGGTTATACCATTCGTGACGCCATTCTGCATAGTCTGCAGGCCATATATCAAACTGCTGGTATTCTTCTCCGCCCAGTTCTAGGTTGTTTGTGCCGCGAGTACACATAAAGATATGTCCTTCCTGTATATTTGTGCCGTAGAGTTCATTATGGCACTCTGCATAGGCCACTAGCTGTAAGAAATAGTTTTCGATCCATTCTATTTTTTTCTTTTTATTCGCCTGCTTGAAGTCCATAATTGCAGGTTTGCCGTTGTATGTTCCTACCAAGTCGGTGGTTCCCGCATACATATTTGGCATATAGAGATTAACTTCAGAACCCCATACTTCTGTTATTTTAGGAAAGGCTTCCTGTTTGATTTTAGATGCCATGCAGTGTGCTTTTTTAGAATAAGGATTGGAACCGGGTTCTGGCCACTCCCCTTTTTCAACATAGTCTTCTAGATACTTGTGCAAACGTGTACCAATAGCAGCAGCTTCTTTGGTAATTTCGTTTGCTTTGTGTTCGCCTACTCTCTTGCGCCATTCTAGCAGGCCGGTTTTATCTGCCGTGGCATCTAGTATAGTAGTTACACTAGCAACTGCGTTGCCGTCGGGGGTTAGATATTTTCTTTTGCCGTCTACATTCTTGCGTTTTATTTCGGGATAGTTAAATTTTTCAACAATTAAAGTCACAGAAAATCCTTTTTGTAATCATACAATTATACGAGATTAAGAATTTGTGTCAACCTATATTGTCGGAAAGATCAGTAGCTGCCTTGGCCATCTTGCTAACAGCGTTACTGTCTGTGTCTTTATCTACAACACCGTCATCCTTTTCTTCAGCATTTATTTCAATGCCTTCAGAACTAAAGTTATCTACAATTTCTTGTATTTGTGGATCAGCATCGTAGGCTGCTTTGAATGAATCGTAGGTAAATTGAGGAAGACCCATCTTTTCCATAATGTCGTTAATATTGACATTGATAGAATCGGGCTTTTTGGTTTCTGGGGTAGGTTTATCGAAATGTGCAAAAACAGGCTGTTTTTTAGACTCTGCAGAACCTTTAATGGTTCTTAAAGCCATAACTATTTTCTGTGTTTGCGGATCGCTTTCATTTACTTTTTTTTTGAAGTTAGCAGCGATGCAAGGCGTCTTGAACGCTCTACAGATTCACGTTTTTCACGTCCTGCTTCTTCCTCGCCGCCTGCAGCTGGTTCTGCAGCAGCGAATTCATCTTCCTCTTCACCGCCTTCAGTGTCTAGGTCAAGGTCAAGATCTCCTTCTTCTTGATCAACGGTTGGTTCCATTTCTGTGTCAAGGTCGTCACCAGGCATGTCTTGAACTTCTTCGCCTGCGACAAGTCTTACACCTGATACAAGAGTCTCACGTGTCTGTTCTAGTGATTGATAAAGGCTTTCGAGCGCAGGCTTCACGGTAGAAGTAAATTGTTCTGACTCGTTTTCACCAAGTTCGTCGCGAATCGAATCACCCAGCTCAAGCATGGATTCTGTCTGCATTTCTGCTGTGTCTTCCATCCAGCCTGTGATTTTATCTACCATGTTCTTGGCAGCCATAACAAGTTCTGCTTGTTCTTCTGCGCCTTCTCTCAGAGCAGACTCCATTGGCATTCCTCTTTCTTGATCTACTTCGTTTGCAGATTTCATATAATCTCTTGCTGTGTCGATATAGCTCATTGCAAGAACAATTTTCTTTTGAACCCACTCTGGTAGATTTTCGTCTGTTTGAATAATTTCACCGAGTTCGTCGGCAGCATCTTCGATTGTAGAAAGTTGTTTGTGTGCCATGCCACCCTCATAGTCTAGGTCGTTGTGATCTTCTGGCGGAACATCGTCGTCAAATGCTCCTTCAAAAGGCAGTCTCTGTTGTCCCGGAATNTAGTTGTCGTCTCTTGGACGGTCAATCTTGTCTTTTATTTCATGCTTGGCATCTGAAATAGCAGTTTCCATATTGTCGTAGTATTCATGATGAAGCATTTCGCTCGAATCGTCGCTCTTGATATACAAAGCAAAGGGATAATCTGTTTCTTCATCGACCTTTGGATCTTTTGTGATGACGACTGGAATCGATTCGAACTCTTTGCCAGGCTTGTAACTGAATGCTTTGACGACTTTTTCTGACTTTGATATAGGCTTAAAGCCAGATAGAATTTGCTTCATTTTGGCCTTTGTATCAGTAGCGCCTTCTTCGACAGATTCTCCTTTCTTGGCAGGAATGCCTTTGTGTTTTGTGCCCGCGAAGTCTTCTAGGTCCTTTTCGCTCATGCTGTCATACATTTCTTTCGAAGCACCTACCAGCTCAGATACAGGAATCTCACCGCGCTTCGCTGCTAATGCTGCGCCTGCTGCTTTCTGCTGTGCTTCTGATTCTGCTTTCTCTGTGACTTGAACTGCTTCACGTTCATTGATTTCAGCATTTAAAACATCTAGGAAGAGTCTGTTTTTCTGATAGCTGTCTGAATGATGAACAGCGCCGAATGATTCATTTGTTTCAATTTGACTAAGGGTTGTTCTTAGTTTATTACGAGCATTGTAAAGTTGGTCAAGAGAAAAATCTTCTAGTCTAATTCTCTTACCAAAACGTTTTTCTAAACTTTCATTAAGTGCTTTTGCTGTCACAGGTTTTGAAATGTCACTGATGTTCATTATACTCTTCCTAGTATTTGTTAAGTGTATTTAGCTTTGAGGGAATATAAATGACCGCAACTTGTCACGTATATCCTTGATATGAGCGCGGGAGTCTTCGAATCTAATTTTCGTACATTGACGTGTTTCTTCTTTTTCTGTGTTTTCTATTTGATTTCTATAAAAAACACAATCTATGAGATTCTTCTCCAGCAAGCGGTCTAGTCTTTGAATTTCTAAATCGTTAGTATTTTTTCGATGGCTGTTTTTAGCGTAGGCAACAGCAGCAATTTTAGTGTAGAACTGTTTTTGAAGTGTTTTGTTTTTAAAGACTTGATATACGCCGTTTTGTTTTTTTATCACGCAGTCTAGTAAGAAAATTCTATTTCCTTTCTTGACAGGAAACAGAGAAGGATCAACAGGTGAGTCAATTAGATTTTCAATTTCTTTAATTAAATTCATTTTTTACCACAAGATAAGAATTTTGATAGGGTATTTTAATTACCAAACTCTTGCGTATGAGGTTTTCAATTACGAAACGATCTCGTGCGTTAAAAGTTTCAATAGAATGCGCTTGGTCTATTTTTTCTAAAACACGATCTTCTTCGTTTGAAGTATAGATTTTGAGTTCGTCTAACAGCATTACACTGTTCCTTGAGTGCCTACTGTTCCTTGAGCAGATTCTGGTTCGACATCAATTTCTTCACCTGGTTCTATGTCGTCGGCGACTCCGCCTGGCGTTTCAGGATCAAGCACTAACTTTCCGTCCTTGTCTCTCGTCACAGTTCCTGGTTCATTGACTTTCTTGGGGATTTTTGTTTCTATACCGCTTTCTGGATCTCTCACTACTATCTCATTAGGTCTAACTCTTGTGACCTTTCCTGACACCTGTTCATTTAAAATTTCTGATATTTTCATCTGTGTTACCTATTGAGATTCTTTAATCTTCTTGAATATGGATTGCGGCGGCGAGTAAGATTGCTTTTATAAGCTCGCTGTCCTGCCATTCTGGATTTTGTTCTTTTCAGTCTAGCACTGCTTTTGGTTTTGAGAGGAGCATGGCAGGAAGCAGGTGAAGCCATAACTCTGCCTTTTCTTGGCCCGCTTTTACAGCGAAATTTGCGAACGGTTTTATTACCCGTTCTTTTCCAAGCGTTCGTTGCAACTTCTAGAATTTCTTCTACTTTCATCGTCTTCTAGTTGCCTTGTTTAGGGCTTGCACTCTGCGTGATGCTGGATTTACTCTTTTTGTTCTGCGAGCTTTCCTGGACATTTTTTTGCCCAGTCTTGCTTTTGTTCTTTTTAGTTGAGCTCGTGCTTTAGTATCTGGTGCTCCGTAACACTTGCTCATAGAAGGAACAATTCTTCCTTTTCTAGGGCCGGAGGTGCATCTAAACTTTCGCACGACTTTGTGACCAGAACGTGCCCAGATCTGTTTTTCAGTCAAACCTTCTGTGATTTCGCTGATACGCATAAAACTATTTATGCTAGAAATTTACAAGTAGAACAACAATTGTGGAGAGTAAGCCAGCTACAACAGTGCCAACAGCGCCTACAATTACTTTGATCATAGACTTGTTACCGTTTGTGATGTCTTCGTGAATGACTTCAACTTTGCTTTCTATCTTAGTAAGCCTGTCGTCAAGATTTTGATAACGCAGAGCGCAGAGGTCTACGTGGGCTTCGAGGCTTTCTTTTTCAAGTTTTGTGGTATTACCCATAGGATCAGACATCATTCACTCCGTTCTGTCTTGCCGCCTTGCGAATGTGCCTTGTTTGCCTCTACGCAGTTACTTATCAAGAATCGTTCTAATCTTTATATGGTAAGATAACTGTGTTTTTGGTTTTTGGATCTTTTGTGGAAAAAATAGGCGGGTAGATCTCTGCAGTTTCGTCTAGATCGGTAATCACAGGCACTAGATCAAAATCTTCTAGAAATGCTTCCATGCCAGGATCACCGTATTCTATTTCAAATTCACACTCCCAGTATCTCTGCTTGCCTTTGAATGCTGTTCCGAACTCTAGGTCTTTTATGCTATCTACATGCGATACAGTTTTTAAAGGAGCAGGATTTGCCCTTAGACCGAGACATTGTATCACAGTATTATAATTTGCCTGCTGATTGACTTCTAGTTTGCTAGGTCCGTGATGTTCGCCTGTTTCGGTTATATCAACCAAAGTTCGTAAAACATAAATCATTGTCGTATTTACGAGTCATAAAAAAAGGGCCCATATAATATGAGCCCTCGATCCTAAGGTAGTTAGGAATCTTACTCGGCGTAGTCAGCAACTACGTCGTCTGCGAAGAAAGTTGCAGTTAGAGCAACGGTTGTACCACTTAGATCTTTACCATCAACTTCGCCTAGAGCCTGTATTTGGTCTTCTAGGTGTTCTGCGAAGGTTAGATCGTTACCAGTACCATAGTCGCTGCTTGGGAACTCGCCTTCAACAAATACATCTAGTGCGCTAGAAGTTGCTTCTCCTACGAGAACTAGTGTTGCATTTTCAGTTACAGTCTGTAGGATTTCTTGTAGAGCACCGTCTGGTCCTAGTGAATCAGTGATGTCTGGTGTGATTGTTAGTGTGAAGTGTGATACGGACTTTCCGTTGAAAGAACGTGCTTCGTTTCTTAGAATTGGGTTTACCTTTGTTACTTCAGGCATTTTATTTCTCCTTGATATCTTGTCTATCCTTTATGGATGACTTGCAATTATTTATCTTTTACGGCGTTTTCTTTGAGATTTTGCACGTTTTTGAAGTTGTAATAGACGCTCTACATACTCGGGACCGCCTTTTACTAGATCAACTACAAGATCTATCGCAGGAGTCATCGCTCTAGCGACATTTGAAGGTATGGTTTTTCCTTCCTGTGCTAGTTCTATATACTTTATTGCAAGGAACAACTTGTCTTTGCCTACAATTTTTTGTAAAAATACAAGGTCTTTGTTTGTGACAATTTCGTCTGGTTTAGATACAGAAGGTTCTCGATCTTTAACAGACGCAGATTGTAGATTTCTTTCGTCTGCTAG